CTCTTATAAAGTCATCTAGAAATTGAATTTTTGGCAATGCGCATATTTTTTTTGTTTTGTGTTCAACTACGCCCCATTTTTCTAAGTCTGACACTATCTCATTGTTGCCAATTAATAATCGGCTATACTTTTCACCAATTTTGTATCCATGACTTTGCATGTATGTTCGGATAGAAATGTTCGTATCCAAAAATTTTTGTAATTTATTCAACCATTCTATATCAGAAGATTTTATTGTCATTCCAAAATAATTCGTATAAGGGTTTGTCTTTGAAATATATCCATCTGCATAAAAAGTACCTAGCCAATAAGCTTTTTCTCTAGAGTCAATTACCGAAAAAATAGAAGTGTTTAGTTTTCTACCAATAAAATTATTCCTAGCTTCTGATAAAGTCCTCATTTTTACTTTATAGATTTTTAAGATTTTATGAATTGAACTTGTATTAGACCCCCATTTTTTAGCAAGTTTAACACATGATAAGCCGCTGTCATAGTCTGCACAGATTTGTTTTTCTTGCTCAATAGTAAAAGTACAATTTTTATTTCGTTTCAAAATGCACCTCCTTTCTTCTCCGTGGAAGAGAATTTAATAGCTAAAAGTTTTGTTAATCCAATACAGAAACACGAGCTGGATTCAAGAAACGCCAAGCATACATTTTTGTTTTCTCCCATAATGGGTTAACTTGTGTAATACCTAACAAATACAGAATTAAGAATCCTCCGCCAGACCCTCGACCGCACCCAACCAGACTTCCTGCTTCCCAAATATTATCTACTATCTTTTGGAGATTTAGAAAATAAGAGCTCCAATGAGTTTTATTAACAAGAGAACTATCATAAATTGATTTTAATTCTTCATCAATTTCCGCGTAACATTCTGGTGTTTGTAATCTCTTATCTTCCTTTATCTTTTGGACAATGATTCTAGTTAAAAGCCTATCACCTTCAAAATCTGAATCATCCAAGAGAGAAAGATTAGGAATATATTTTTCAAATTCTTTGACTTGCGGAAAATCGACTGTGCTATCTTTCCATGGTAACTGCGGAATTTTAAGAGGTTTCTTAATACTGTAATCTTCGCACATATTCTTGATTTTTAAAATATTAGAATAAGCTAACTCCAATTGCTCTTGGTTAAGATAAGAAAAATATTCTTCAATTTCTTCTGTTCCCATTAAATAAGTAGTATCATAAAATTCATCTACTTCTCGTTCGCCATTTTGAGATTTAAGATATGCTTTATGAATAAATTTTTCTTCTTCTTTGACGTAATGAGAATCAGTTGTGATGATATAAGGAATTTCTAATTCCGCAGACAATTTGGTAATGCAAGTGTTAACATAAATTTGTTCTTCATTGTTAGAAGGCTGCATTTCTAAAAAGAAATTTTCTTTTCCAAAAATATTTTGAATGTACTTGCACCAATCAACAATCTTCTTGTATTTATCTTTAGTGCGGGAATTTCTAAAATCTAAAAGTAATTGAGGTAGTTGTCCTCCTAGACAAGCCGTGGAAGCAATTACGTGACCTTTATTTTTGCCGATAATTTCTTCTAAGTCACTATAATAAGTGGGAACTCTCCTCATTCCTCTACCCATATAGGACCGCATCCATGCTCTAGTAGATAATTCCCTTAATTGCTTATGCCCAATTGCGTCTTTTGCCAAAAGAATAAAGTGAAAATACCTATCTTTTTCCGCATCAAAATTATCTTTGTTTAATCCGTTGCGGACAAGGTAAATTTCATTTCCTCTAATTACCTTAAAATTAGGATTGTCAGCTTTGATTTTATCATAGTATTCTTCAATCTTAATTGAATTGGCTAATGTTTCGTGTTCTGTGAAAGCGATGACTTCTTGCCCTAATTCAAGTGAATAATCAATTAGTCCATCAATAGTTGAAATTGCGTCTCTTAATCTAAAATTAGAAAAATCTGTGTGATTGTGTAATGACCCTGGATATTCCAATATTTTCTCACCTCTTTTCTAATAAAAACCCGAACATATATATATTATACCATATAAATATGCTCGGGTCAAGTTTAAAATCCGTAATCCTTTGTCGTTTCGTAATCTTCGACAATAAGTTGCGGAGTAATTTCGCCATTCCATTCATTTTTCCCGCATTTTGCGACAAAAGTCATAGAAGTAAAACCGTCTGTCAATTCTTCAAATTCTTCTTCAGATGACTTAAACTTAATTGCTTCTACGCCATTGGAAAGTTGAATTTTAATGGTTGGGTGTCCTTTTGCCAAACCCATAAGTGTTACGTTAGTTTCTGACAAAGGAACATTTTGAACAGCTACTAGACTCTCTTGGATATTCTGACCATAAATATTGAAGTCAGCAATTTCAAGAACTATATCGTCTGAAACAGTATCACTATCCCAAATGTAGTCTACCCAGAAAGCAGGAGATTGGTCAATCTTTGAATATAAATCATTAGTATCATGAATAAAATCTTCAATTTTAGATGATTTAATAGCTGCGCCAAAAGCTGCTTCGTGACCTTCTGCTAATTCCATATCACCCGTGGACCGCAAGACAGATTTTAAATCTTCAATTTCAGATAAAGAATAATTGCGGGCAGACCCACGGAACACATCTTCTGTATCTGTGGCTAATTTACTTCTCACAAGGACAAGGCAAGGTCGCTGGTATTTAGCCATAAGTTTATTTGCTACAAGTCCCGTTAAATTTCTCTCAACGTCTCCTGGATTTACCAAGAGTAGAAGAATGGAATTATCAAGTAGATTTTCTTTTTGAATTTTATCCTCTAAAAATTCCATTGTTTCGTCTACTAATTTAGTCTGTCTACGTTTGATGCGGTCAATGACCGTGACAGCTTCAATCCACCATGGAGTTTCTAATCCTTTTTCGCCACGTTTAGAAGAAGGAATCATTTTATCTGCATATTCTGTCAACATAGCTTTAAAGATTAATTCTTTTTCTTCCATTGTCCCGCAACGAACGGCGGCATTGATATATGGGACTACATAAAAAGCCATGGAATAATAATTAATTCCATTCATTTTATTGATAGAATATTCATTCTTTTTAGTCATGCCTAAAAGAAAATGATTCTTAAAATGAGTCAAGCCAATATTCATAATGGCACGGATTTCATTTTCTCTATAATCAGCCATGTCTCCGCAATTACCGATAGCGCATAAATCGATTAAGTCATTAGTATAATAGCCAAGATTGTATAATTCTTCAAAAGCTCTACAGAATTGCCAGGTAACTCCCGCACCAGTCAATGCTTTATCTGGATAATTATTAATTTGATGATTAATAACTATTGCATAGTCGCTATCTTGGTCGCATTGGTGGTGGTCCAAAGTAACACAAGTAATTCCTTTTTCCGCAAGAATTTTGTGCTGTTCTCTATCATTAGATGCGCCATCTGGACAAAAAACTATTTTAGCGTCATCATCAATCTTTTCCATTACATCTGATAAACCGTGTTCTTTGCCTTCGTGCATAATATAAGAAAGATGATTGTTTGTCCAAATAGGAAAATAATTATATAGGCAATTAGTTAGAATACTAGCTGAGGTGTACCCATCGCACTTATTTATTACCCTGTATTTCTACATATTTTTAGGGGTTAGACTATCCATTGTCAATAGACCTCTTATTATAGTCGTTGAACGTTTCTTTTTTGTTAAAAAAGACTTCGCTGCGGATTGTCCAATATTTTTACCTTTTTACCATATCGTAAGCATTACCTCTTGCCACTTGTATGTTACCACCAAGCTTGGTAGTAAAAATCTCTAAGGAGTTTCCCGCAATTTAAAGAGTTTTTATTTAAGACTGAAACTGCTAAGGTTAATCACAGTCTACTACAATTTGGACTTTTTTATTATTGCTAACACATTTCCAAAGAATATCACAGGCTGTAGTCACCTTATCCTCGTCTAAAAGACGCCAATCATTAATATCTTCTTTTCCCGCAAACAGCCAATGCGGAATATCCTCTTTTTTGATTCCTCTCCCGCAAAGGACTTGTTCTGTGGGCGAATCAAATTCTTCCTCTAAATAAGTTTTGTATTTAATTTTTAATCACCTCTATTTCAGCACGATACGATTTGAGAATAAATGATTAAAAATATCTTTCCCTTTGTCGAGGGGAGAATCTTTATATCCTAATATATTCTCATTATCAAAAACAACACTTACAGTAACATAAGGAGAAAATTTCTTTGCTACTTTTGCAATTTTCTCTTGGACCTCTTGTATCTTTTCATAATCATTATTTTCAAAATCTCGGTCAAAAGCCACTACCATTTCTTGTATCCCAAGATTTTTCAAAATATTAAATTGATAGTTAGAAATTGAACTTCCGCAAACCGCAACACAAATGTTGTTAGCTGTACCAAAATATGATTGAAATTGTAAAACAGATTTTTCACTTTCAACTACAATAGCTGTTTGCATATCTTGAATACGCTGCGCCGCATTTTCAATTCCATATAAATTCATCATTAGAGGATGATTATATAAGGTTTTTCCATCCCACCATGGCTTATATTTTCTAGATTTTTCTAATTCTTTAATTAGAGTTCTTTGTCTAATGCCGACACATCTATTGTCAATGTCACGATGCGGGATAAGGATATTCCCCCCGATTGGGTCAATACAAATTCCCATATAATCACAAACTTCTTTTGAGATATTTTGTTTTTGCCAATCATGGATTAGAAGTTTCGGATAATAATTGAGAATAGAAATATCAAATTCTGGCAAGATAATTTTGTCTTGATTTTTTGATTCTACTTGTGTTTTATCGTATCTCTTAAAAATTTCCCAATCTTCTTTAAACTTCGTACTATCTTCTAAATCAAAAATAATATTTTGAAGATTGAAAAAATTTACCGCAAATTGAATTGCTTGATTAAGATTATCAAAATTTTCTACTTTTTGAATAAGTCCAAAAATATCGAAAGTATCATTACAATGAGTGTAGCAATGAAAAAGTCCTGTATCGGTATAGTAGTAAAGCTTTCTAGAATCTCCACCGTGGCAAATTGTCTTAGAAATAATAGCGTTGCCATTTTCTTCTGGCTCTCCTCCGAAGAAACTTAATAAATTAAAAACATCTTCTGGTGTGATAGATTCTCTTACTTCTTGCTTATCGTATCTCATATCACACCACCTTGCCATCTTCGTACACATCAATTAAATTCAAATTGTAATCAGTCACAAACAATGTTTTATATCTTGATGTACCCTTGTCCGCACGTTGCCAGCAAATTACCCTATTAATTTTCCCTCGTCTATTTTTATAAATAGAAAGTTTAATATTTGGTACGCCTAATTCTGGGTGACTTTCCAAAAGTCCTGCCAAATCTTCATAATCATCTGGAACCATATCAACCATAATAGAACCATAATCAATCCTATTGGCAATAGACTTTGCTCCTGCCAACATTCCTTGGTCAAGAATTTTTTCTTGTTTGAAACTATTATTTAATTGAGTTGAGGAATAAATAAATACGCCATACTTTCCCGCAATATCCTTTAGTTTAGAGGAAAGTAAGAATAAAATTTGGTCCTCACGTATTTTCATTCCGCCAGAAGCACGAGTAATTTCTTCAATAATTTTCATAGAAGATGTAATATAATCAAGAAAAACACAAGAACATTTATTGACACGAATATTTCTCTTAATACAATTTTCAATATCTTTCATATTGTAATCTGGTAAATACTCGATAAATAATTTAGATTCTTTTAAAATTTGAATTGCTTTTACAACTCGCTCATATTCTCCAAAATCATATTTATTTTCAAGAATATGATTTTCTGGAACACCTGAAACAAAACTCCATGCCATTGTTTGTAACTCTGATTTATCTAGCTCTACAGAAATAAAGATAGTAGGAATCTTTTCTCCAATGTCTACCCATTCACCATTTTCATATATAGAAGAACAGGACATATAGCAAGCATCTGCCATGGCATTTCTTGTATTGTGAGTAACAATAAAATCATTCATAAGGAAAAGATGGTCTTTATTATCTACGGTAAAGCAAGTCATATCTGTTTTTTGAGAAGTCTTTTTAATATCAACTATCTTCAAATACTTAGTAGGAGCTATTACCTCTTCTCCATTTAAGAATTTTTCCAAAAGACTAAAATCATTTTCTGAATATGACACTCTATAAAAACTATTTTTCATATGCGTCACTTGAGGTATAATACCTAAACCCCGGAGGAGAGTCACTTCTTTTAGACAAAAAAATTCCTTATCAAAAATCGCAGTTCTTTCTTTTCTACTGCGGGAAAATGAAATACATTTACTTTCAATGTCCAATAGAGAATTGACAAAACTTTTTGTGAAAATATAGTTGCCATAAGGAGAATTAACCCTTACAGAAAAGTTATTTTTGAGCGCTTTCTGCTTTTTTATCCTCTTGTAAATGGTTTGAGTATCTTCGACTCTTTTCTTTCCATTTTCAAAATATTCCCAAAGGTGTTCCCCGCAACATTCAGCAACTCTGCCATCTGCAAATGTTACTTTCCAAATTTCTTTTGTAGTTGGTTGCGGGAATACGGCAAGAACTTTTGTCGGACTGCTGTCTTGTGCAAAAAGATAATCACCAACTTTAATATCTCCAACTTTTCGCCAACCGTTTGGAGTAGGAATTAATGTATCATTAGGGATTGCTTTCCCTACGCCCGTGGCAGCCGACCGCAGATAAAATTTTCCTGTCCTCGCTCCCATCGCAATGTCGCTAGACACTTTATCATATAGCGGATAGCCAATAGCAGGATTCTGTTTTAATTCTTCTAACAGCTTTTCCGCATCATCGCCAATTTGACAAGATTCATCCATATCTCCGTCAACTAGATATTCTCTAATATGAAGAACCCTATTGTCTATCATATCAGCAATTTCTTCTATTGGCGTATTGTCTAATAATTTACTTTGTTCTTGCTTTTTCTCTAAATCAATAATATTGTCTGGGTCATAAATCCAAGAAACATCTAATCCTATATTGTCATAAGCTCTAAGTAGAGTCATCTTTTTGAGCCTAGAATAATAATAATTAAAGTTTAGAATATCAGCTTGCTCATAAACTTGATGCAGCCATTCTGCACCATGATTAGCTTTATAGGTAGCGAAAGAATGTTCCTTTTCAGAAAGATAATCCTCAATGACTTTTGTATTGAGTTTTTCCGCACCCATATTATAAAGATTATAAACAGAGCCGAAGATTACCTTATGAAACTCATTATTAAAATCTTCGGCTCGGAAATCATAAATACCATCTTCGTCTAATAAATGGGGATTATTTAAAATACAACCTATCACTTGGATAGCAGATGTTGAATCATAGTATTTACTACCAGTCAATAATACCCCCATTCTAAATTAATCTAACATAAACAACTTGTTTCTTGCGGGAGCTGCAAACGGTTTTCGCTTTGGTGTTTTTTCAATTTGAGAACGTTTATCTACATAAACTTGAATTAAATTCTCGTCTACATCTTTATATCGTTCTTCATTTTCCGCAAGTCGCCGATAATATTTAATCGCTTCATCATAAATATAATCAACAATACCAATTCCACCATTGGCAGCTTCAATATCACCATTTTTTACATCAAACCAATAGACAACAGCCTGGTAAATTCCCTCTAACGTTTTCCCATCTTGAAGGAAAGACTGTATTTGTCTATCGGTTTTTTGTCTAATAAAAGAAGTTCCTAGATATTCCTTTACCTTTTTAAGAATTAAATCTTTATAGGATTCCGCAGAGATATTTTTTCTATATTCCTCTGCACACTTGGAATGAGCATATCTATTTCCTATTTTTTCATAGGATTCAACTTCTCTATCAAAGGTTTCCCCGCAATATAAACATTTAACAGGTGGTTTGCGGGAAATGCCCATAATTAAATACCATTACCCATTTCTTCTTTGAGGTCATCAATAATACGACCGACTTGCTCATACTGGTCATTTGTCGCATCATAAATCTTCTTACCCTCACCGAGATTCTTTACAATAAGTTTACCGATGAAAGGCGCCCACTTTGAATTGAAACGCTCTTTGGTGACATTCTTCTTTAGTTGAGCAAGAATTTCCTTAAACTCTTCTAGAAGAACAGAAACATCTTCTTGCTCATAAACAGGAATATTGCTTTCATCAGTTACAGCATCTTTGCCATTGTGTTTTTCCTCTTCTTCAACAGCAAATTTAAGAGCCTTAACCAAATCTTTGTAAGAGAACGGGATTTCCGCAGGAATATATTTGAATCGGCAACCACAAGAAATATCATCAGAATCAGAACGAAGTGTTAGAATCCTGTCACCTGTAGAATTTTCATCATCTGAATAGTGCGCCCATCCATAAATATCTGCCATGTTGCGGATAATATCATTCACTCGACTAGGAGAAAGAGTAGGGCCAATGGTAACAACACCTGTCTTTTCATCTACCACACGGTTAACGTGACTAATGAAAATAATAGAATAACCAAGTTGAGCAAGTCCATTGAACACGCTTTCAAACTCTGAACGCATTAGCTTATAGCCTTTGCCCCAACCAAGGTCGCCTAAGTCCTCTACCTCTTTTTGATTACAAATATACTTAGTGCAATAAGCAGCAGCTAAATCAACCGTATCTACAATAATAGTTTTGAATTTAGCTTGTACTTCCTTACGCTTTAAATCATTATAGACTTGACGCATAGTACGCCAATCTGGTACATCTACTGGTACAATACCTGAAATTGCATTATAGCCACGTTCTGTAGCAATTAACAGACAATCTTCTGCCTGTGCCGCAAGTGAGGTCTTGCCAATTTTCAAAAGTGTTATCTTATAGGCTTTTTATCCTATAATTCTTATAATTTCTTATAAGTTCAGCATATCTTTTCATCTGCTATTTTCAGATGCGCGGACTCTTGGAAGAATTATATTGATTAAAAATCTTTCATCTTCTATGCGTTGCGGCTGGTTATCACTTTACAAATAACCTTCACCTCTGATTACCATATCTTTATAGACTTAGGCTTCCAGATTTTTTCCGCATCTTAGATAATCGTCACCGATTAAATAGCCAAAATTTTAGCTTCACCGTAGATGTACGTAATATACCCACTTAAATTTTTACTTACCTTGTGTGGTTCAATACTTAGTAAGTCAATTGCCATAATTATTCCTTTCTTTCGTAGTTAGACAGAAAAGGGGAATATAATCGTACTCCCCAATATGTTTTTAGAAAGGAAAATCGTCATCATCCGTTTCATCAGCTTGCGCAGCCTTAGTTGCTTTACCCTTTGGGGCAGCAGTAGCAGCAAAAGCACCGCTATTTTGAGAAGCACGATACTCTTCTTGACGCTTCTTCTCTTCTGCAAGACGCTCTTCACGAGCAGTAATGAGCTTCTTCATGTCCTTATTGGTCATAACAGTATCATCGCCATATTCCATAGTTTCTGGGGAAGCACCGGTTACAGACCAAGAACGAATAGTACGCTCAGTTGTTTCTACTGTTGGCTCACCAAAAGCATTTTCAATAGTCTTTTCAGACTTAACAATATTGGAAATGATATTGCCCCAAATCTTAGTTGCTACAGGATTCTTCTTGGTAATATCAAGACCACGGAAATAATTCTTACCGCCCTCATTAGTAACATCAACCTCAAATGGAATAAGGTCGTTGCGGAAATTGAAAGCGAAACCAGAAAGAATTACATAATCATCGCCATCTTCAACTTCCTTATCACGGCAACCAACTAGAACACATTCAAGAGTAAACTTTGCTGGCTTACTGATTGGTTCCGTTGGAGACATAAGATGAATAAAACCACCACGAATACGTTTTGCGGTTACAAGTTCATCATCGCGATTATAAAATTCATTTGCTTCAAGCTCTGCGGAAATACGAACCTTTTGTGCATCTTTGCCAAATTCCTTGTAAGTTTTTGCAGTATCAAGGAGATTAGCTAGAGTTTGATAAATGGGGTTATCACGCTCTGGTTTACCATCTTTAGCTGGGAATGTTGGCACAACATAAGCATAATGAACAGTTACAACATTAGTAGCATCTTCATCTGTGGCAATATTAATATCGCCTTGAATATATTCTGTTCCAGGATTCTTTGAATTAGAACCAGTAACCGCCTTATGCAGTCCACGCCTTTCATCAGAACCGAAATCGAAAACATAACCTTGGATGTCTACTTGATTAGTCCAATTCTTTTTCAATTTTCCTTCTTTCTCTTGGGTTTAACCCTCTAACTTCTGCGGCCATCTGCCACAACATTGATGTTCCAAACACTTATGAACTTTGTCGCACTTGACTTTAAAGAACATATCACAAATTGTTTCCCATTCTTCAGAATATTCAGAAAGTGCAATAATAATATCCCGCATCATTTCCCTATATTCCCAATAAGCACGAGTACAAAGTCTTTGTTCAGCCATAGTCATAAGCGTTCTTGCATTAAAATGACAACTTATTATTGTTCCCATGCCAAGTGGAAGAACCATATTTGCATCTTCAGCCTTAATTCCGCACTCTTCTTGCAAAAATTTCGTAGTTTCTGCAATATCTTTCATACACTTGGAATATCGTTCAAGAGCAATAGAATTTTTTCCAATAGCAGGAGGAATAACATAATCAAATTGTTTGTATTTAATATACCTAGTAGAAGCTTGTGTGCGGGTAGGCGCACCGCCAATATGAGTATAGAACTCTCTAATTACTTTTGCGGAATACCCTTTTAAAACAAACCAAGCCGTAGCATATTCTAAACAACGAAAATGACCATCCTTGACCGCACGTAATCCACGAACATAATTTTTTCCATCATCGTTCGTATTACTGCCATAGCAAGGACCAATCATTTTACCAATCAGAGTTAAAGGATTTTTTGGAGTATTTTCATCAATCACAACTTTACCCATTAATTATTTCCTTTCGTCTGATTGTATCCAAATTTATTAGAATTATATGTTTGAATATAAAACGCTTCTTTTTGATTTAGTTCGTCTGGCATACATTTTTCCAAAAGCTCAAAAGTGAAATTAGAAATCCCGTATTCTTGCATAGCATTATATAGTTGATTGCGGGTAGTCGCTGAAACCGCTCCAACGCCCTCTTTACAATGCTGCTGCCATCTTTTCCGCACATCTACACTTTGACCTATATAACATTCTTCTGTTTGGAGATTTGTGATTTTGTAAATGCCGCAAATTCTATCTTCGTCTAACAATTTATCTGATAATGCTTTTAATTTATTTTGGATAAAAGTAGACCAAATAATCTTACCTACAACTTGCGGGGAAAATAACTTAGGACGCAATTGATTGAGAAACTCAACGTCATGTTTTTCGTCATCTGTCAAACCTAAAATATAATTTTTAGGATTATCTTTTAAGGCTTGCTCCCTACGCTTAGCTTCAATAATCGCAGCTTCTTGAGCTTGATAAGATTGTAATTTTCGTTTGCAATCTTCAATACCCATTTGTAAACTCTCTTGCTTGAATCTATAATTTTCAGATAATTCTTTATCCTTTTTAGCATACAATTCTTCAAGTAAGACACGTTTACTTCTAAATTCATTATGTAATTCTTTATCCATATCTTTAATTTGATTTTGATATGAGGTATAGACAGAAGTTAATGAATCAATATTTTCCCGCAAAGACTGTAGTTCTAAATCTAACTGCGTCTTTTTCTTACTTTTGACCTCTTGGACTTTCTTATCCAACGCAGAGAATTTTAAGAAATATCCAAAAGAGAAGAAAAAGAACGCAGAAAGAATTAGCAAAAAAATAAAAATTAAATCCATGCTACCAAGAAGGAATTAGAAAGCAGTAGATGCGCTTTCCTTCTCTGGTGCGAGAGTATCGACATCGAACTTCATACCTTCTTTGGTTGCGGAAATAACCTTGACAGGCTTACCATCTTTCTCCTGCTCAGTACGGACAGCAAGACCACGGCGAACAAGGTTGTTGACAAGTGCATTGATACCACGAGAATTGACGGTTTCATCAGCTTCTAGGCAGTCAGACTGGTCAGCGAGTTCTGCAAGCTCCTTAGAGCAAACAGGCTTATGTAGACCTTGTAAAGCATCTAGAACCGCACGAGTTTTGTTAGTTAGCATATAAGACATATTTTTCTCCTTTTTTCTCATGTCCTTATCCTTATGAAATAATAATATCACAACTTTTTCCCGCCGTCAAGAAAAAATCTAAAAAATGTCTGATAATAAACAATCAGAGGGGTCTTTATCTTCTCGCAAAGACAGGAAGAAAGCATGACGCAACGTTTGTTCTTTCTTATCAACACTCATACATTGAATAGAACAAGTGTGACCAATATATTTTTGTGGGTGTTTTGTCATATCTTCTTTCATGGCATCAGTAATACCAGAAGTCACTTTACCAAAAGTAATCAATTCACCATCTTGGTATGCGCCAATAGAAATTCCATCTTTCCACCCGTAATAGGCAGACTTTGTGATAAGATTTCCCGCAACATCCCTATACTGCCAAATGTCAGATTCTTTTCCTCGGTATTCTCTTTGCGGGTCAAGCAGACCAGTAATAACTACATCAATACTATCGACTTTTTGCTTGACTTTGAAGTTTTCTGCTGGTCTTTTATCGGGAATATACAATCCGTCTTTTCTCTTAACAACCGCTCCTTCTTCTCCTTGCTCAAGCCAACGGTTGATGGTTGCGGGAATATTCCCCGCACAAGGAAAAGCATACTCAATATAATAAGGTCTGCGGACAGTCTCATCTTTATAAAGGTCAGAAATATAATTGAATCTTTCAATAAATGGCTTATTCATTAAATCTTCTTTATTGAATTTAAGGCAATCAAAAATATAATAATGAATAAGTCCATAAAGAGTTTCTTGCCTATCAATAGCCTTCTCTGGCTTTGCTCCCATGACCTTAGTTACGTCTTTAGAGGTTTTTCCTGGATAATAAATTTCCCCGCACAGAATTGTTCCATTAGGAAGATTTTCTTTTGCCCAAGTACAGATATGCGGGATATTAGCAGATTTCTCCGTCATTTCCCCAGTAACCTTAGAAACAGTCCTGCCAAAAAGATAAATTAACCCATCATTAGTCTTTTCTAGGATATAATGCGCTCCGTCTTTTTTAGTTTGAGCAACATATTCCCCAGACTTTACGACTTCTTGCCAATTTTCCGCAGCCTTGCCATATTTCATAGGTTTAATCTGTGTACTATTTGGGTAAAGCTCACTCATATTTTCTTCCTTTTCCCGCACGTTTTGTTTTGATGTATTCTGACTTGTCTTTTGGACCAACAATTTCAACTTTTACTACTTCGTCATTTTCCGCAAGTTTAATTCCTGCGACACCTGTCGTATTTCTTCCACTTGGATTAATTTCATCTGCGGCAAAACGGATATACTTTTTATTCTTGGTGAATAAAATAATATCATTTCCATTAGTAGGAGCTACCGCCAAGAGTGAATCATCATCTTGAATATTAGTTGCGGCTAAGCCTTTAACATTTCTAGTTTTTCCCGCATATTCTTCAAAGATAGTTTTTTTGACTTTTCCATTGGTTGTGACGAAAAGAATGTAAGGCTTATTTTCACTTGGAATATTGCTGTACATAGAAACTATCTTCTCTTTATTTTGCAAGTCTAATACACTGCCTAGAGCCGTTCCTTTGTCGGTATTTGTGCAAGATTTAATATCTTTTGTGCCAACTCTGAAATACCTACCTTGGTTACTAAAAAGCAAAACAATATCATCAGAAGTAGTCTTGACCGCATCAAATTTTCCTTTGCGGAAAATCTTTAGAGGAATATTCTGAACATATCCAAGAGGATTAAAGGTAAATACAATATCTTCAATCACTTTTTCTTTTGGTCCAGAAGCAGAAGAAACTGTCCTTGTAAATTCTTTTTGAATAACTTCTGTTTTTCTTTCGCCACCAAATTCTTTGTTCATTTCTTCGATGCGGGAAATCAAAATTGACTTTTGCTTTTCATCAGAAGATAAGACTTCTTCACAATCTTTGATAATTTTAATCTTATCCTCTTTTTCCGCAAGGAGTTTTTTATTCTCCATTTTAGAGAGTTTAGTCAATCTCATATCCATAATAGCTTTAATCTGTTCTTCAGAAAGATTAAATGCTTTTGCTAATTCGGCTTTTGGCTGTTCGCTATCTTTAATGATTTTGACAACCTTATCAGTATTCTCTAGAACGATTAGTAAGCCATTAATAATTTCAAGTCTAGCCTTTGCCATTTTTAAATCATATTGATATACTTTTGACAAGCAAACGAAATTATTTTTGAGATAAACATCTAAAATAGTCTTTAGGTTGACTCTCTCGGGGATTTGATTAATGATTGCATTTTGATTTACATTAATTTGAGTTCTTAGAGGGGAGTTAGAAAAAAGTTCATTTACACAATAATCAAGAGTGAACTCTGGTTTAACCTTAACACTAATAGAAATGTGAGATTTATCACTTGTATTAAGAATGTCATCTACAGATACAATTTTACCTGCATTTACCGCCTGTTTAATTTTATCAATAGTTGGTTCAATATAAACTTGATAAGGGAATTCAATAAATTTAAGAGCGTGATTTTTCTCACTCTTAATATATTTGGATTCCATAATTACTTTACCATGACCGCTTTTGTTAATTAGACCTAAATCGTCTTTGTTAACAATAGTTGCCCCAGTAGGAAAATCTGGAAAATAACTTTTATTATCTAGCTCACCTGTTTTGAGATAATTAATAATGAGATTACAAGTATCAGTCAGATTATGCGGGACAAAGTTTTGACTCATTCCTACGCCTAGACCCATTGAGCCATTTACCAAAAGCCTTGGGAAAATACTTGGGAAAACACGAGGCCATTTTTCGTCTTGCAGATAATTCCAAATCATTTCAGAATTATCTTTCTCAATCCCCGCAAGCATATATTTTTCAACCAATGGTGATAAACGCATTTCTGTATAACGAGCAGAACCATAACTTTGTTGACCAATAATTGTATTACCAACAGCACCTTGGAAATCAATCTCACAAGTATTCTCAACAAAAGGCTGTGCCATGCGGACCAGCGTACCATAGGTTGCATCTTGATTGTGCGGCCACCAGCGACCAATAACGCCAGAAGCAACTTTAGCTGATTTCACATGAGGTTTGTTACTAAAATACTTCTGCTTATACATTTCCCATAATGCGGCTCTTGCACCTGGTAATAGTCCATCAGCGACCGCAGGGAAAGCCTTGTTTTGGTCGGTGTCAATAGCATATACTAAAAAATTTTTCCCTAGTTCCTCTTGGATGTCAATTTTATTCATAATCTACTTGCACCCCCCAAGGATTGCTATTGATATATTCTACTCGTGGAGCAACCACAGGACCATATAGGTCTACAAAAAGCTTATTAGTTGCTTCAATATCAGAGACAGTAAGTTGCTTGATTTTTCTAGTTTCTTCGTCTAAGACCGCCGCTGCTAACTGCTCTGGTTGCATTTCTGCTACGTATTATTCCTTTATTTCTAAAGGTACAGACTATTTCTTCTACTATTGTTTTATAGTAGTCTACCTTTTCCCAACGCGTATCAATAGCGTCAGTACTCTCCGACAAAGGAGATAGTCGTTACAGGTTTATTAAACTATAATTTGTAATTTTATAAATTCCTATCAAAATATTACTCCTTTTACATTAAAATAGAAGATAATACTTTTTTTATAGTTTAATATTTCCCACGAGATTATCTTCTACTATATATAAGTGGTCAGACTCCCTCGTTAGCCACAAATGTGACCCCGCTGATAAACGGTAAAGTAGATAAGGGCCAGACTATCTCTTACCCTTTTGCCCTCTGAATATCTTTGATATTAGAGTGAACAGACTTAAATTTGGCAAGCATTTCCGCATCATCAATAAAGTGATAACTATTATCACTTAATGTTACTCTATAAAGAGGTGGCTCTGCGGAATAGACATATCCTTTTGTAATAAGCTCTGGACACATTTGCCAAAGAATATTAAATAAAAGATTTTCAATTTCATTTCCCGCAGGGTCAGCATCCGATGCAGCAATAATCTTGCCATATCTCAATTTATTTTCATCAAAAATCATTTTGCCATTGGCATATTCAAGTCCAAGAGCTAAGACTAAATTATTAATCTCTTTATTCTCTATGATTTTATCAGTTGAAGTCTTTTGAACATTCAACATCATTCCTCGAATCGAATAAACCGCAGTTGTCTTTGCATTACGCTGGGCAACTAAGGAGCTTGCTGCGGACAATCCCTCAACGATGATTAATTCACAATCTTTCCTGCTTTTTGACGTAGCGTCAATAAGAGTGGTCGGCATATCAATGAATTTCTTTTTAGGACCATTTCCCGCAGCCTTAATTCTTGCCCTAGCCTTTTTAGCTGCTTCTGCTGCTTTTCGGGCAATGAGAGCCTTCTCAATGATTGCCGTTGCATCGTCTGGATTACTATCTAACCATAATTCTAATTCACGAGCAAAAACCTTATCAAAGTCAGAATTAATTTTAACAATCGTTGACTTTACTTGCGCATTATAGACTACTCCACGAGAATTAATGTTGCATACAAGCAGTAAACCTTCTCGTAAGGAATTACCATCTAATGTCTTATCATTCTCTCCCAAGAGTCCATTGGATTTCGCCCAATTATTCAGAACCTTAGTAAGAGTAGATTTAAGACTTGTAATATGCGGACCGGTGTCAGTCAAACCATAATTAACATAAGGAATAATTTTATCGCTATCCGCAGAAGTAAAAGTCATTCCTAACTTAAAGTCTTTTTCCTCAATGACTAATCTACTCTTGGTGACTTCAAAATTATTTCCTTTTTTGAGGTCCAGAATATCTTCGATGCTATCATGATGAATTAGTTCGTCATTAAACTTAATAGACAAATCGTTACATAGGCAGCAGATGTCATTAAAAAATTTTTTGAAAAATGAAATATCTGTATGAATAGAGGAGAAGTATTTTGCTTTTGGAAGATAGTAAATATCTGTTCCTGTTTTTGAATTTACCTCTAGTTCTTTTGCCTTACCGACTTTTCTCTCTTGGAGGATTCCGTCTTTAAAAGTCAAAGATTCATAATCTTTTTCATTCCAGGATATAACTTTAAAAGTCTCGGAAAGGAAGTTTGCGGCTTTTGCCCCGATACCATTTAATCCTAGCGAAGTTCCCTCGTAAACGCCATCATCAGAATATTTACCAGATGTATTCAAAACAGAAAAAGACGCTTCAAGAATTGTCTTTCCATCTTCTCTGATTTGATTAATGGGAAATCCTTGTGCTTCGTCTAGCACATGACATTCTCCCGTCTTTTCATCAACATCTACAGTAATCAAATTACCATGTCCGATATTGTGTTCATCTAGTGCATTACTAAAAATTTCCAAAAGTAGTTGATTGGGATTTTCTGTACTGCCAATATACATACCTGGTCGTAACTGTACGTGTTCGATAGGTGTTAATGACTCAATACTATCTTCTGTATAAAAATTATTTTTCAAAATTCACCTCTTTCTTATCTCTACAAAAAAAGAAGAGGTAATCATATATACAATTACCCCTTCTTTTATTATTCACACAAGCCTTATAATTCCTATAATTTCTCATTCTTTCTTTTCTTTTTTTGAAGAGTTCGTTCTTTGTCTTTTTGTTTGCGCTGATACTGTTTGGAATTGTTTTCCTTGAATTTCCGCAGACGTTTCTCTTTTGCTTCTTGTCTAAGCATATAGAGTCCATTAAGCCAACCCTCGTCAGCTGCAAAGAGTTCTTCTTCATCGAAAATAGGACCAGCAATCATAAAATAGCCTTTCTTGAGTTTTTATAAAAAGCAAAAATTTTTCTGTTTTTCCGAAGAAAAGAAAAAACTTTCAAAAAAGAAAAACTCCATTTTCCAAGCAACCTTGTCGTATCTCCGTTGACTAAACGTATGCTTGCGGACCTGTACCGTTCAATGACAACGAATAAGAGAATAGGTAGTCAATTCTATTCAATATCTTGGGCAGAGCCTAACTCACTAGCTTTTGCATATCCCAAAAAAAATACTCCAAAAGACGAATATAGAAAACATTTTTGGACCTTCGTCCTACAAATAATAACGCCCAATATTCAGTCATGCGGGAGATAAGGCTGAACAATAGGGAGCTACCCTATTGCTTCTTACCCCAGCTAAAAGCCATTTCCGCAGGAGGACTTTACCTCCAACTTTCACCAGTCATTCAGCAAATTTTCTTTTCATTTCGCTCTTTCACGAGCCATTAATTAGTCAATATGCTGTAGCTTCGGCTACTTGTCCTAGCTGCCCTGGTTATAGCCAATTTCTCGGCTTCAACTACAGAGTGGATTATTGGATTTCCAAGGACTGATTGGCTTCCACCCCAACCCTAACTTGGATTCTTGCTCACAGAGCCGTCTATTGTTCCACCCCAGGTGACTAGACTTTTTGCGTTCACGATTATTACTTGCGCAGCAATTAATTCACCAGCTTATCTGGTCGTATTAATTATCATTACTGATAACTAACTCTCTGCCTATACATAAGGGTATCCTCTTATGTTCGCGAGTTTAACTGCTCCCATGACCCGTTGACCAACGGCATACACATGGTTAAAAATCGTTTTCAATATTCATCTTTCAGAGTACAACAAGTTTGGTTTTCCTCGCTTGCTAATATATATTATAACACGAAAATTATTCTCAAGTCAAGTAAAAATTTTTGTTTTTTAAAAATTTTACTTATCTGTTAGAATAAAACTTGCATCGCAATTTGGACAAGCGATAACGTTAGTGCCTTCATGACGAATCATTTCTGTTCCGCAAGCGTGGCACTTAATCTTGCGGGAAAAATTACGCTTGCGCTTTTTATCTGCCTTCTCGGAAAAACCGCTGTTCAGAAAAGCGTTCTTTAGTGCATTGCCTTTAAGCATAATTACTCCTTAAATGTTTTAAAAGAAACAATGTTTTTATTGTTAATCTTTTTAATTTGCTCGACAATATCCTTCGTTTCAAAAATATAAGGAAGTTCTTCACAACTTTCAAACGAATCTTCAAAATAAAATGTTAACAATGGGTCATTCTCACTAATAGAAAGAAGATAATCATCTGCATCATCTTCGTCAGCAGAGCCGTAATATTCAGCCTTGTTGTAATCATCTTTTTCATACTTGATATTGTCCATCGCATCATTTTTAAGAGAAGATGTATCATAAATAACTTCGCAAATTGGCTTTCCACTTACCAAGAGAAGCATCGAAACTTTTGGAATATAGTCTAAAATTACAGGAATGTCCTCATAAACTGGCTCTAAGCTTGCGGAATCATATGTACCGCAATCCTCTGTAATATATTCATCATCGTCTCTTCCGTAGCCATATGCTATCTCAACAGAGAATTCTTTTGAATCAACTTCGTTGTCCTTGGCGTAAAATCTCATTTTCTTCTCCAAACTAAGGCTCAACTGTTAGAAGTAATTTATCGTTCGGCGGGAAATTATTCCCATGGAAAAACCACCAAACCATAAGACCAAAAACAATAATCAAAAAGAACAAACACCAATTCAACATATTAATCGAGCCTTTCGTAAGCGAAACCATCATCTGTTGAATAATAAATATGACGTATTCCCTTGTCCCGCAAAGCCTGAATACAACCATTACAAGGTCTTGCTAGTCCATGACCGCTTTTGTGTCCAAAAGAAACCCTATAGATATAAACCTTAACCTTGGAATAATCAAGCTGAAGATTTGCCGTATAGGAAATATGACTTAGGGCATCAATTTCCGCATGAATACTATGCTGAGCAGGCTTTACTCCATATCGAAAATTACGATATTTGTTGTAGTGCTTTTGGAGAGGATGCGTCCTACAAGAGTTATGTCCAGTAGAAACCACATACCCCTTATAGACAACCACACACCCCAAATGAAATGGAGAATAATCTGATTTCAAAGCTTCCTGCCGAGCTTCCTCAAAAAACTTTATGTCGCTCTTAGAAAAAACCACTTAAAATCTCCTTTATTCTCCTTCACTCACTAAAATATATTATATCATATTTCCAATAGGCAAGTCAAGTGAAATTTTTTCGGGTTCTGAAAAATATCTAATCGTGTACTCATATTGAATAATTGCGGCAGCTTGGCTCACATTCAAAGAACGGACTGAACCGAATTGTTGAATATAGCACACTTTATCACATAGCTTAATAGTTTCCTCTTTTAATCCATCACCCTCATTGCCAAAAACAAATGCAGACTTGCGGGGAATGAATTCGTACTTCGCTAAATTCACAGGATTGTATTTTGCGATATTGTCTACTGCGAAAATGTAATACCCCTTTTCCCGCAACATTTCAATTACCTCTTGGGTAGTATCGGCATGATAGACGTGTTCTAAGTGAGTAGTGCCTACTGTTCCTCGTCTATCAAATCTTCTACGCCCAGTAATATAAACAGCTTTACCGAGAAAAGCATTGTTTGACCTAATCACAGAGCCAATATTGATATTGTAATCTAAGTTTTCGCAGATAGTCACCAAATCTCCACGTCTAGGGTCTAGGTCCGCACGAATTTCTTCTGCGCAATCATTCTTAAACCGTTCGATTACATTATTCTTTTGAGATTTACAAGTATTCACGCCATAAGAATATTTGCTAATCATCAATTACCTTCAAAATATTGTCAAATAATTCTTCTGTGCGGGTATCCTCTTGAAACCAAAGATTCTGGCTATCTCTTCCGAAGATATAGTTTTCTAGCAGTTGACCGAGCCTTTGGTCTGGAATTTCTTTCCAAACTTTATTCAGCTTTTGGCAAATGCGGTCGATACGCTCTAAATCTCTCATAATAATTCCTATGATACAAAGACTGTTGCTTTTACAGTACCATCTTTTTCAATAAGAATAGCGACTCTTACGTTTTTGTACTCCGTCCACATAAGTATGCCGCCATCTTCTGTTTTGTCTTGATTAAGTCTACTCATGGTATCTTCTTCAGAAAGTCCTGTGTAATGTTCAACAATCAGTCCTATTACGTGACGGCAACTTCTAATATCGTATCTGCTTGTTCCGTCAAAATTCATCGAATAAACAAACCTATATTGAGGGAAATTAACATCTTCACCATAGTCCGCATAGAAATTAAGATGCTCGTTAATATCATTTGGAATAAAAGGTTTTTCGCCATTAGCTTTTGCACTATTGGCTTGCGGAGATTGCGGAGAATCATTTGTGGTATTGGGTGTCGCTCCACACCCTACTATTCCAAGAGCAATAATACAAATTATGATAATCATAATAGACTTGCGGACAAAGCTTTTCATTTTTCTGCTTTCTGCTTGTGTTTTTCTTTAAATATATTATAACACATTTTTGGTCCAAAAACAAGAGAAAAATTTTTCAAAATAAAAAAAGAGTACCTACAAATCGTAAACACTCTTGAATTTTTGGTGGAAGCGTGAGGAATTGAACCCCAGTCTATTTAACTACTTTTACACAATTCATTTTATCACAAGATTATCCAATTCTACTCTATCATACACGGGATACCTGGAATTGGCAACGCTCTCCCGCAAGAAGGTGCTTATTTATACGAAGCTATCCCCGCATCCTTATAAAGAATAGCCAAGAACTTTTTCTCTATTTAATACTTAATAAGAAACGCTAAGAAAGTTCAAACTTATCTTACTAAGCAGCTAACGTATTAACCCCATTAGCGAAGTATAGCATATTAATACCATTTCTCTTTTTTGTTAGTGTTAAGGACTACTAACTAGACCTCTTGGAATCATGTAACCTCATTAAATATCGAGAACCTGTCGCCCCCGTTTTATGGTTCTTCCTCTGGGAATCGAACCCAGACTCTTGGGATTAAGAGTCCCCTGCTTTAGCCAATTAAGCTAAGGAAGAGTACAGTTAACTAATGATTAATATTAGCTAATTATAAAATTAGTTGGCTGCGGTAATAGGAATCGAACCTATATTCTAAGTACCAGAAACTTATGTCCTAGTCCATTAGACGATACCGCAATTTGGTCGGAGTAGCTGGATTCGAACCAGCGACCTACCGCTCCCAAAGCGGTCGCGCTAAACCAACTGCGCTATACTCCGATATGGCACACGATGAACGATTCGAACATTCGTTGACGGTTTTGGAGACTGCGAGTTTACCACTAACTTAATCGTGTGTGTATTTATGGCGGGAACTGAAAGAATTGAACTTCCATAAATCGGTTAACAGCCGATAGCTTTACCATTAAGCTAAGTTCCCCAAGTGAAATAGTCCTGTTAACGTTTTCCCGCAGCTTTAAGATTGCGGATTTTGCGCTGAATCTTGCGGAGAACGCCTGGTGAATCTACATTCTTGCCATTCTCTTTAAGACGATTATAGCGTGACTCTAATTCTCTAAGCGTATGGGTCATTATTGAAACCTTTCTTCACAAGATAAATACGTTTACAGTTCACAACCAATAGAAATGGTTACATTTTGTAACCTTTTCTATAGTATTTTGTCTGTAGTTCATTTGTTAAAACTTTTCTACAAGACAAAATACACTTAATCAAGGCACCAAATTTGAACGAGTCAGTCTAAAATTCTGATGTCCTTCCATAAAATGGGTTGCTGCTAGTGCCTTTATACTATTTATAATTGCGATGGAACAATTACACTATCATAACGAGAATCGTTAAGAGTCTGCTCCATCATTTCAAAAGCGGATAGTTCAATACCCTTAATCAGATTCTTAAAGGTAGAAGTAGATTGACCAGAAACAAGAAGTGCATCTGGGTCATTCTTAGAAGCCAAGAAAGTATCTTGTCTAGAAGCTACATTCCAATAGACAAGTTTAGGCATTTCATATCCCGCATTAGCAAAACGTTCTCTCATTTCCGCTGTGAAGGTAAGTTTACCGCCACCCCACGCATCAATTTCCATATCAGAAATGATAATGAGTGCTTTTGGCAAATCTTCTTGTGGGCAATGAGTGCGAACAGCGGTATCGAGAATTACTTCAAAAGCCTTTTCGAGATTGGTATTGTAACCAACCTCCTTTGTAACTTTGCGGTATTTCCTCTTTAAGCTCCAGCTTTCGGCAAGGGTAACAAGTCTAGGCTGATTTGTAAAAGTCATAAACTTATTTGCAAATTCACCCTTATTACGCTCTGCAAAGTAGATTGCAAGACCAACTGAAGTTGCCATTGGTCTACCACACATAGAGCCAGAAACATCTGCCATAACAAGGAAATTATTCTCACCGTCTACATAGTTAGGCAAAGCATCCCATTGAGCTTCACAAACGCCCTTGTAATCATTATCCATTTTCTCAATAATGTCATATGGATAAAGAGTAGAAGCATTAATCTTCTTTTCTCCCTTGGTAACACTATCCATATAATCAGAGAAACGAGTATTGTCGTTGCGGGCAAAGGCGTTCCTATAATTGCTCATAGCTTTAGAAGGAACTTTCTCATAGTCAATCTCATTCCAATTATTCGCAGACATTTTGACCTCGGTGATGTCAATATATTTGCGCAGCTTGGAAAGAACTTTTCTATAAGTAGACTTCCTCGTGCCAAAAAAGTTAACAAATTTATTTGCTAATTTAATCGTCTCTTGGCTAGAAGCATTAATTGATGGCATCCATTTAGCTAAAAGAGAAACGCTCTTATTCTTTTTGCAGTTGTCCATATCAGACAAAAGCTGCTTTTTAACAAAGAGGAGCATATCCTTTTCGCATTTAGTGCCAAATAGGACAAATAAATCATCCCACCTGCCAAACTCAATAACATTAGCTAAATTAGCGGAGATAACCTCGGGATGAATTTCTGCAAGTCGCTTTAGCATAATGCGACCAACAGCTCTTTCACCAAGACCGCCACGAACATCACGACCATAAAAAACAATTTTGGTTGCCAGGTCAGCATTTTCCGCATAGGCTAAATCAAGCTTATCCGCAGCATCAGTTGGACGGGAACGAAGTGCGCCAAGAACTGAAAACAGATTAAGTAAATTATCACCAGTAGATGATAAAGCTTTGCCACCATTTTCAGTAAACTTAACGCTTGATTCAATCTCTAAATCCTGTAAAAATGACATATCAATCTCTTTTCTAGGCTCATTCCATTTTTCATACATTCAAAGAATGTAATTGCTGTTCGAGCCTATAGAATTCTAATACTATGGTCGCGGCAGCGGGATTTGAACCCGCACATCACTGGTTATGAGCCAGTTGAGCTACCATTACTCTATACCGCAATTCATCTTGTGCATTAATATTTTAACACACATCTTATATCATTGTCAAGTAGAAATTTTATAAAATGTATATTAAAAATATGGTTGCCGTGAAGAGACTCGAACTCTTATGACCGAAGTCGGCGGATTTTGAGTCCGCTGCGTATACCAATTCCGCCACACGGCAAAAAATTTTACCATATAATTGGCATTTTATATGGTAAAACAAGCGTATGGATAACCTTCAACCATACAAGAACACGTATCACATTTAAGAGAGAATAGCCAGCTCTCACCGTATTCTTTTCCTTATACCAAAGCCTGGTAACTCTGTATAAGCGTGGTTTATTCCTTCTATTATCGCTATCTTCCGCATCAGCAGTAAAAGAGGAATCAAACCTCTATAATAGTTGCCCCGATAATAGATTCGAGCGGATTCCCTCACCAAGTTTTAAGACATTGACAAGTCAAGAAGCAGGGTTAGAAGGTCAGATTCGCCTTATCATGCTTCTTTGAACGATAATTCATTTCAAATTACCAGTCAAAGAAGCATAGGAACGGAGTAGAAACTATGCTTCCCTGCTTGCTAAATATATTATAGCATAAAAATTATTGCCAAGTCAAGTAGAAATTTTCCGCCTACTTTAAAAAATCAAAGAACTTGTTAAGGTCTGTCTCAGTTGCAACTTCAAGATTTTCCTTTTGTGCGTAGCGCATTGCTTTGATTTTCTCGTTGAGTTCAGCTCTTTGAACATCGAGCTTATCTAATTCAGAAACAAGTTTAAGAATTTTATCGTTGCGTTTTTCCGCGGCCTTATTCTTCTTTTCCATTTCTTCTTGCTTCTTTTTCTCTGTTGCTAGTTTAGTGATTGTGGCAAAAGTAAGTTTCTCTAAAGCTGCATCACTATCTGCACCAGTAACATTAACATCAAAATTAACACCAGTAGAATCTTCATATTTCAGACCCATTGAAGTAGTGCCATCAACATTAGAAACACCTGTTACCGATGCAGAAAAACCAAAATCAGTATAATTTTCGTCCATTATTCTCCCATCTAAATAGAAAACTCATTTCTCAGAATAACTCTAAGTTGTTCCGCATAAGTTTTCTTTCTTTTTGTGCCAGTTTCCAATTCATCAGCTAATTCTTCAAGAAGATTATAAATTGAAACCAACTCTGTATGATAACCATCGGCTATAAGCTCATAATCATCGCCAGTATTTTTGTCTGGTTCTACAGAATATTTCTCTTTATAATAATCATCTAGTTCATCATAGTCAATACCCTTTTTGATAAGGTATTCCCGCAATCCTCTTTCATCGTGGATAAATACCCCATCAACCGTATCAGCATTTGGAAACCAAAAAGACATTTTTCTTCCTCTCATTTGATAATACTATTATAGCAAACCAAGAAATGAAAGTCAAGAAAAAATTTTAATAATTCGTATAAATATCTATTGTGTCATTGCGCCCAACGCCAGTATCATAAACTCTGCCTTCTCCAAAAGGCGTAGATACAATAGAGCCTTGCGGGTGAGCGTCCGAAGCAACAACTACATAACCACTTGAATCACGGTAGATGCCATCGTCTCCTGCGGTCCATTCATCGGTTCTATAATGGCGCAGTACATTAGAAGAATAATAGGTGTATCTATATCCATTTTGATTAATTACGCCTTGCGATTGAAAATCTCCACCGCTATAATTAGAAGAATTGGTAGAATTATAGTCTGGGATTGATTCACCAGATTCTCTTGCTCTCTGTTCTTCTAATTCTTTGGCATCTTGTCTATTTTGTAATTCATTCTTAAATTCATTGAGTTCTTGAATTTTAATATCTAATTCTTCAATACTTCTAATGTCCTTAATTTTATTTACAAAATTTTCAAGATTGGTCTTTTCGTAATCTTGAAGATTTCCCACATAGTCCGCAAGAATAGAATTACAGAGAGTTAAAACTTCATTTTGTTTCTCCTCTACTTTTTCTTGCCACTTGGACATCATGGCAGGAGCTTCTTCTTTTGGATAAAGCGTTTCTTTACTGCGAGATAAGAATTCTGTTTGGTAAGAGGACCAAAAGTACAATGAAATCATTGCGCAAGTTGCAATAAAACTAATTAGAAAAATAATAGGTCGTTTCTTTTTGATAAAATCACTTCCTCACGATATTCATCTTCTTTTGAATTAGAAGATTCTGTAATTGCAAAAATTGTTCGCACTTCTTACATTGATTATTATACCTAGAATCACAATGTCTCTCGCAATTAATTTTATAAGACGTGTACTCTGGAATAATAAATCTATCATCAAATTCAAAAGCTAAATCTGAGTTTAATTCTTGCAAGTTGCCATTCCATTTTCCTCTGCGGAAAAAGGCTCTAAATAATACATCGTATTGCGCCCAATCGTATGGTTCGCCGCAATCAAACTCAAAGCAATCAAAATATTTATCCAAAAGAATCAAATCTTGTGGTCTATATACCATAGACTTATAATTAATTCCCTTATCCAAAGCAGTTGCAGGAATACGATTAAGAACACACCTTAATTTAACTCCATAACTCTTGGCAATCTTAGAAACTTCATCTAAATTATAGCATAAGTCATCACTAATGTATAATTGAGAAACGCCAAGAGTAATCAAAGAATCAAGCATAGCATAATTGTATGCGGAAACACTATTGTCAAAAAAGAATTTAACATTATTCTTTTTCAATTCTGCTACATGATTAATTTGCTCTGCTCTTAACTTAATATAAATATTCTTATGAATTTTATTAACAAAAGTTACCGCAGGAATATAAAATTCTTGCGGGAAAGAGATATTAATATTTTTAGCTTGATTTGCTTCCACGAATTCAATCAGTTTATCTATATTGCTGCTGGTTGACTCAATGGGATTACCGCTTATTTTTATAAAATCAATATCAAATTCTTGAACGTATTGGTTTACTTCATTAAATGAATTTGAATATTTGAAAGGAATACAAATTTTTTCTTGCTTATCTATATCAGACACCTCCTCTAACAGTAACATTCTGCGCATACTTGGTCATCACAACACGTTTCTCTATAGTAATCGTCGATATTATACTCCAAATTTTCTATTATTTCATCTGTTGACATAATAGGCTTTCCGCAATTACAACAAATCGCAGGTCCAGAAAGACAAATTGCCTTAGCTTTTTTCACAGGATTCCTATAGCACAAATACCTTTTACTGCTAGGACTTTCAATAAAGTCATTGTACATAAAGCCAGCAGTGTAGACAAAGATTTTCTTGTCTTTCTTCTTATATTTATTTTTTAAAAGACTAAGGTTCATTCTGCCGTGATTGTTTTTGCCAGAAGTATACTCAAGATAATTTTCATCTTTGAACATATAAGTCCAGCCAAATTTTCCCTCGACCATTGAAGCAAGTTTATCTAGGATAGCTTTCTTCATTTCTTCGTGCTGGAATGGGTACTCCTTTCCCGCAAGCAGAATGTTCTTATTAATATAAAAAAGACAACGCCATGATTTGTTGTTCCAGTCCGTCCTTTTGACTTTTTCTTTAGTCTTGGTATAGGCGATTACTGTCAAATTACTATTCATCATTTCTATAGCACCATTGCAATATTCACCATTTGGCAATTTCATGCAACTGCTCCACTTGTTAGTTACGCTCATGGTAAGAAAATCAAGCGGATGGATACTTAAATAAATAGTTTCAACCCTACTCTTTTTTGAAGTAATTGTACTTATGGTAGTTCTAAATTCCTCATATTCATCATTTGTAGCAAACTCATAAATTTTATTAAGTTTCCCCAAAGCTCTCATAATTTTTGTTCCGCGAGGAATTTTAATTTTTCTACGAGTCTTAGGATTGTACAAGGGCATATCATAAGTTGTATCATTAAGTAAGCCAGCAGGTCTTACCAATCCGGTTAAATCAAAAAAAGTATTCCTATCATAAAATTCTTTACTTCGATTATCACTTAGAAAACATAAAAATTTTTCTATAAAAATAGATTCTGTTTTTTGAGTCCAAGCATAAACTTTTTGGTCATAATCATTATATGCTGTTCCCGCATAAGCAACATAAAAATCGCCAGCATATTTTGCAATCTCGTCATAAGTCTCTTCATACCTAATTTTAATTTCTGCGTCAAAAGGAATAATCAGCTTTTGACCGAAAAGCTTAAAGAGAGATTTCTTGTTCTTATTCCAATAGTGTAGGAATGTCGCAGTAGGAGCATAATGAGACGCAACAATCTCATTATCACTAGCGGCATGATTAACTACCATGTCCCTGATATTGTCAATTCTTTGTAAATCATCTGCGGGAATTGCATCAATAGGATACATTAGAAATCTCCTCAAAAAGACTTATTATTTTTATTTACTTCTATAGTATACCAGATTTTTAAAGAATTGTCAAGTCAACTATCCCCAATAACCACTATAATCAAAGATGCGGAAATTGCCCGCAAGGTCATAACCAGCATTGTAAAAATCTAAGTCATTAATGTCAAAATCTTTTACGAAAAGTAAGAAATCTTCAAATTGATTTGGGTAACATTCAAAAACCTTTTCAGCAAAAGTATTATACATATCTATATCACTAGAAAAATTATCATAAGATTTTCTAAAAGTTTTATAATCTTTTTCTGATAAATGAGAAGATTCTTCTGTGCAAGATACATGACGGTGAACTTTTTCCGCAAGGTAAAAAGGAAAAGAAGTATCATCAGTTTTAAGCAATTCTGTATAGGTAAAAATGTTATCTAAACATCTAAGCTCAATGACAGAAGATAAAAATTCTTCTATTGCACAATATTCATTAAAAGTATTCTTCCCATACGAGCTATTAACACGTATACAATTTTCACGTCTAACAAAATTGTCGTAACCTTTTTCGTATAATTGAGGAATTTTAATTACCCAATCAGATTCGAGGCTAGGGGTAAACACATTTTTAGATGCACCTTCTCCGCAATAAAGAAAATCATTGTCATGAAGAACACCAAGACGAAACTTCTTTGCACACGAATTCCCACAAAAGAATTTCCTTTTCTCCTTTTGGGATAAAGTGTCAATCATTTTATTTAATTTTTTAATTAATTCATTTTTAGTTTCTTCATCTGGTTTCAACAACTTTACCCCTATCATCAAATTCATGAACCAATGGCTTAGACAAAAGTAATTTATCTATGCGGTCGATGCTATCAAAAACTTTGAAATTTTGACGTTTTTTAATAAAAGGAATTACTTCTTCTTTTATATGCAGATATTCAATGTATTCATCTTCGGTTAGCTTGCGGGAACACCCCCTCAAACTTTCATTGTCCACCCATTTTCCGATAGGGCAAATTCCGCAAGAAAAGGATGGACAATCATTACATTTTAGCTTTACTATTGGCATTATTTTCTACCATTAAAATCCTTTCTCCAATCCATCGCATGACTGGAACTGCCATAGAATTTCCTATCATTTTATATCTTCTTGTATTACTAAGAAGTTTTCCATTAGGTCCTGGAACATTAGTCCAATTATCTGGAAAACCTTGAATACGTTCACATTCTATTGGCATTAAATATCGTGGTGGATTGAATGATATAAATGGCGCTACGACACTGTTATGAGCTGTTAAAGTGGGAGATAAATTTTCATAACACTCCGCTTTTGCTGCTGTACTTGCTCTACAAAATAGCGTTGGCTGGTGACTACAAGCTAGTGCAGGGGATATATCTCTATGAATTAACGCTCCACATCCACCTTTGCCGTGTGTGTCGCCTCTTACATTGAGAATGTAGCTTGAGCTTGTAAGACCCTCTTCATCGGCTCCGGCAGCGGTTTCCCGTACTTTTCCACCCGCTTGAGCATTCCCGAGCAGGCTTTCGCACTCAAAAAGTACTTCTGCGGGACCGCTTCCTCCTTTTCCAAGACATCCGACAACGAACACTCTTCTACGTTGCTGGGGCACTCCAAAGTATTTCGAGTCCAATATTCTCCATGCGAGACTATACCCGAGTTCCGCAAGGGAGTTGAGCAAAAATCTGAAATCATTCCCCTTTCCGCTCGATAAAACGCCGGGGACGTTTTCCCAAATGAGCCATCTTGGACATACTTCTTGAATAGCTCTGATATACTCAAACATAAGTCTTGATTCTCCATTTAAACCCTCTCTCTTGCCCGCATAAGAAAAAGATTGACAAGGACTTCCGCCAACAACCAAATCAATCTTATTGCTATATTTTGACCAATCAACATTAGTTATATCTCCCACATTAGGAATAGATGGATAATGGTATTTCAAGACGCTTGCGGGATATGGGTCAATTTCACTAAAGAGAATAGGGCTTAAATTTAAATCTTCCCATGCACAAGAAGCGGCTTCTATTCCACTAAACAAACTAATATAATTCATTTTTAAGCAGCGTTTTTCTTATCAATAAAGATAGTTCCGCCTACTACCAAAAGTCCCCCAATAAGAGAGCCTAAAGCAGTAGAAGCCATTCCAAGAGCATAGTCATAATCACCTGTCGCGGGTAAGACGGCTTTCTTCTTTTTCTTTACCTTTTTAGCAGGTTTCTCTGGTTCTGGCTGTGGCTCTGGTTCATTGTCCTCTGGCGTAGGTATTGGCTGCGGACCAGGGGTAGGCTCAGGAGTAGGAGTTGGCTCTGGCTCAACAGGAGTTTCTTGGTTGTTTCCATTACCATTTCCGCCACTATCTTGATTTACATATTGATATGTTGAATCTTGGGCAGTTTCACGACTTTTAAGCTGGATATAGTTGCTAGTACTTTCAATACCTTCTGTCTCATAGTACATAAAATATTGTTTACCATTAAAATCAATAGAACTCAAATCCCAAGTGAAACCGAAGTCTGTTAAAACTGGGTCTGGAACATTAGTGACACGAACCCAATTAGAAGCATTTCCTTTTTCGTCCATGGTAACACTATATAGGCGGAAAGAGCCAGGGACAATCGTAGTTCCATTTTGAACAATATCTTTCAGAAAAACGTTGGTAAGATTTTCCGCAGATTGGTTTAGACGAACAGACCACTCTACAGTATTATGGTCAGTTTTTACACCCCACTTGGCAATAATTTCATATCCAAGTGCGCCATAATGTTTAGTTGTAAAAGAGGTTTCTACTACTTGACCTGTAGCATCATCAACAAGTCGAAGAATAGTTTGACCAGCTTCCGCATTACTCCTAACGTGAGCCGCAAGCCAAAGTGTACCATTTACGTTTTCTTTATTTTCTACCCAAGAAGTATAAGTAACAGTAACTTTTCCTGCGGTAACTTGTGCTGTAGCCATTACTTCGCCATCTGGCGCATAAATATTAAAGCTACCAGCTCCATCTGCGGGAAAATCTAGTACATTTGGAATAGATAGAGTAAAAGTATCACCCTCATGGACCGCGCCTTGCGCTTGCCAAGATGCTTCCAAATAAATATCTTGATTTGTATATGCGGAATCTAACTCCTGTTTGAGCTTATCCGTCACTTTGAAATTAGTGATAGCTGTCGGCACAGTTTGAGCTTGTGCAAAAACTGGAATTGAAAGCACAAATGCAAAAATTACCGCAACTAAAAATTGAATAATTTTCTTCAAAGTATATCCTCCCTTGATTATAATAATTTTGATTAGAATGAAAATTTCGATAGAATGTCTACCAATTTCTCTGCTGATTTTTCATTAATAGCAAGAGATTCTGGATATCCAGTAGTAAACATAACTAGTTTTTCTCTTTCACAGAAAAAAGTAATTTGCTCAAAATTAATAAATATATCTACTCCATGTTTATCTTGAATTTTTAAGAATTTATTCGTCATAATCATCACTCAATTTCTTCAACTGGTCCGAAATATTGCACAAATTATCATAAATCTTTTGATTCAAACTATTTTTATTATCCTCCGCAATATCCTTCACTTGCTCAGCCAGGACAAAAATAGATGTAAATTCTTTGTGAGTAAGGTCTTGCGGGAAATAGCCCTCTAGTCCGTTGCTAGAACTAGTGTTAACAACCCAGTCTCCATCACAATATTGCAGACAGGTAACGGTTAATTTTCCTCTTGCAGGCTCTTCATATACTGTATCACCGATATTAATAACCTCGCCATTTCTATCCAATGGCAATTCAACCATATTAGAAGTGTCACATAGTTTGTAAATACGCATTAGAATTTCCTCTTTATATTTCTCATATGGCATATCACAAGCTGAAGGATACCCAAAAAGAATGTAGTAAAAGGGGTCGCTGTCACCATCATATCTTTTTATTCTTTCAACAATTCCCGCACGTTCTGCCTTAGTTAACATTATTACCTCATTCTATTAAGAAAAGAAACCGCCCCAAAAAAGTAATGCATTTGCAATTAAAAATCCCGCAATTTCAGTATTGACATTATATGGCTCACGCTCTTCTCCGTGATGAATAGCAACAAAAGCAATACCAAAAATGCCAAGAGCTAACCAAATTATCTGCGGGAGTCCGAATTTAATTATCATCTTCTACTTCTTCCCAATCAGAAAGTGGTACCGCAACTGCTGCACTATATTCTGTAAGATAATCTTCTTTTATGAAAAAAGAATAATCTTTGTCTTTCGTTTTAATAGTAGCGATAATATGTACCACAAAAATACCATGAGAAGCAAATGTGTCAGTATCTTCTACAGAAACACTTTCATATCCATCTTCTAGCATGGTAGGAAAATAAGAAGCGGCATTTTTCATAAGACCATCAAATGCTTCTTCTTCTTTCGGACTTAGCGGCAAATCTCTTGTATCAAAATTAATAAAAAATTCCATTTTTCGTTTATACATAGCACTCTTTTCTCGGCATTTTTAATCTTAAATAATAGTATACCACAAAAATTTTTCCGTGTCAATAAAAAATCTCTTACGGTTTCCCGCAAGAGATTAGTCTATTCTGATTTAAAACTGTCGATGGCACTTTGCAAATTTTTTCTTAGCTCTTGGATAGCCATCTTTTTAACTTCTTCTTCCATTTCCAAGGGGTAGATTTCATCAGTTCTATTATAATATTCGGTACGTAATTCAATAAAATCTTGCGGATACCACTCTTGCGACACAAAAATTCTTTCTGTAGTTTCATCTTCCATATAAGCAAGAATATAATCGTAGGTTTTTTCTTTCCGTAGGATTGGCGTTAAGTCGCTGAGATAAGAAGTTCCCTCAGCTTTATACCTTTTAGATGCCCACTCATATAATTTTTTATCATCTTTCTGTAAAATGTCAGATAAAGTTTCAAAATTGCCAATCATGTATTCTGGTTTGATTAATCTATATGATGGCTCTACTTCAAAAGAAATAGTTTTCGTTTCTTTAACTTGAAAAGCTGGTGCTTCTTTAAGTTTTTCCTTAAACCTTCTATTTCTTTCTTCTTCTTCTTCAATTCTTTTATTTTCCGCAATCTTTAGACTTTCCGCATAAAAGACAGCCTTATCCCTTTCTTCCTCTGCGGCAAAGAGACATTTGAGTAAATATTCTTCTGCCGTTTTAGCACTGCGGCAATTCTTATATCCGCCCATTATTCCTCCACCGCAACATGGCGTACTTCAAAAGCAACTAAATCTTCTGGAATACCATGAGTGCGGGTAATGTTGATAATATTTTCCGCAGCTTCCTTGGTGTCATACCATTTGGCATTACCAATTCTACTTACCGGTTTACCAAAAGTGTCTAAAGCAGAAAACTTCTTCATTGGCTTCATCTTGCCATATTCTTTAAGTAATTTCCCATAAATAATCCACTTTTTAATTTTCATTTTATCTCCAAATCTAATTATAGTTTCAAATAATTGCGGGCAACGGTAAAGGTCAAGTGAGAAATTATACTTAAATTAATTTCACCTTTTTTCTTTCTAAAGAAACCCCAAAATTCTTCTTCCATAAGGTCGTTAAGACAAAGATTGAGGAACATACCGATTGTTTTCTTATTATTTTCCCACTCTTCTATACCAAGAGTAGTCATAACTTTTGCCTGGCATTTGCTCATAAATGCATCAGTACAAAACTTATTAACGAATGCTTCTTCATTATTTCCCGCAACAACCTTTTTTGTACTCTTCTCTTGGAGATATTCGTCCCGCACAATCTTTGCAATTTGAATGTTTCCCCATTTATCACGGAAATCATAATTTTTGATTACAATTCCTTCGCCCTTGGAACCAGGGGCAAGATTGTAATCAGTATTATCTAGGCACTTTTCAATTTCTTCTCTTGTGGGATTATGGAATTTCCCAATCACGGGAATAAGTTTATTGTAATCACCAAAAGCAGAAGAATAAATGTCATATGGAATATAAGACTCTGTGTCTAAATCATATACGTCAAATACAAAGAAACCTTGATTTAGATATGACTTAATATAACCAGGGAAAGAATTGCCTGGCGCACCTAGCCATTCACCATAGACAATATGATTTGGATGGTCCGCAAGGTATTTCAATACTTGCGGGAATAGCTCCTCGCCTTTTTCAATGAGAGATTTGCGGAAATCAGCGTTATCTTTGCCCTCTTGGAGCTGCCTATGCCTAGAACCAGCATAAATTACACCATCTTTAACAAATAAGCTGGCATTTGTGCCATCTAATTTTGGCATTACAACTACATCACCGTTAAGGATTCCCGCAACTTCATCTTTATCAATTCTAAGAACATGGGTATATGACCTATAAGACACAATTTCTCCAATCTATTTTATATTTATTTCTATTATACAAGATTGCGGTCCAAGTGTCAATAAAAAATTTCCCGCACCAGAAAATTGATGCGGGAAGTCTATTACCACCAAGAATAATACAAAATCTTCTGTGTATTAAAATCCGTAGTATTTTTAATTTTTGTGAACGTCTCTAAAGCTTTATCAATGTTCGCAAAGTACCAATCATCATAACTAATACTACCGAAGAAGAATCGAGAACAAGAAGGAAGCCGCTCAGCAGCAAGAGAATTATCATTCCTTACCTCGCGCAATAAATCAATAAGTTCATCTAGCTTATCCTCTGGAATCTCGATAAACTCACAATTAGTTGACTCTCCATTATTGAGATTTTCCTCTACCCAAATATGAATACAATTAACCTTGCGGAAATAGCCGACATCTTCAAGATTATCATCGGTATATTCTGTATTCTCTTTACCAGTACGGAAAACGAAACTATCAAGACCCATAATTTTTCCTTTCTTTTGAATTTGTAATTATATTATACCAAAGACAATATGCGAGGTCAAGCGAAAATTTTTCCCGCATCAAAAATTTTAAATTGCCAAATTTTGATTTTTATGCTATAATATATTAGTTAGAAAATCAAAGGAGGAAAATATGGCAACATTATATATTATGGTTGGTCTGCCTGGAAGTGGAAAATCTACCAAGGCTAAAGAAATTGCTAATGAGACGGGAGCAATCATTACCTCTTTGGATTCTATGCGTGAAGAGATTGTTGGTAGTAGGAAAAATTGGCATGAGAATCCAGATATTTTTAATAATACCATGTCCCGCAGTATCGCAAATATTCAAAATGCTATGGTAGAATGGCACTTGAAGAATGGTGAAAGCGTCATTGTTGATAATATGAATTTGAAATCTAGATATGTCGCCTTTTTCCAAGAGCTAAGTAAGAAATATGGAGCTAATATTGAATTCGTAAAGATGAAATGCGATTGGGCAACTCTAAAAGAGAGAAATAATACCAGACCATCTGATGAAAGAGTTGACGAGGACTGGCTGTATATGATGTTTAAAGCATATCGCCATAATATTTAGGAGAAGGAATGTCACTTTTAGGAAAGATGCAGGAAAATAAATATGTTAATGTAAAGCTTGTTGATGGAGAGGATAACCTTTATGCCTGTAACTTCACGAGAGATGCTTTTAAGCACGGCATTTGGAATCAGTATACTACTACTGCCCGTGGCTTGTTTCTTTCTTCTGATGATACTGTTTGTGTAAGAGGTTTTAACAAATTCTTTAACATTGGAGAAAACAAGGAGACTTCTCTCGAAGCCATTTTCCGCAAAGTAGAATATCCAGTTTTCTGTGCGGTCAAAGAGAACGGATTCCTTGGTTTGATTGGTCCAAGAGAAGAAAAGGGAAAATTCTATTTCTTCACAAAGGCGGGAAATACTATTTATTCAGTCCTTATTGAGAAAGTCTTTTTAGAAAAGACAAACTCTTCTGACCGTAAGAACATTTGGAACTATCTACATAATTCTAATGCAACTATGGCTGTGGAGGTAATTTGTCCAGAATATGATAAACATATTATTCCTTATAAGAAGAATGAAATGTTTATCTTGGCTTTTATTAAAAACCAAAAGACTTTTGAGATAATCAATGAACCTTTTGTTAATACCTGCGGAAATGGCTATGGTCAATTACAGTTTGCCCGCAACATCTATACTATTTGGGATGAAGAAGAATTAGAGAAAGTTATCTCTATTGGAGAAAACTCTAGGATTCTTGAAGGATTTGTTTTTAGGGACAGCAACAATTATATGTTCAAGCTAAAATCAAATCTTTATAAGAAAACTAAATCTATGCGTCCAGCTATGAACTCTATTTTGTCTGGTAAGAAGAAACTTGAAGATTTTAAGAACAAGCCATATTATGATACTTTAGAGAAAATCTATTTGACCTTTGGTATTCCAACATGGTATAATAATACTACCAAGAGAGTGGAAGCAGATATGACTGCGGTCCATGACATTTTGAAGAATAGTATTTAAGGAGGAAAGAAATATGATATCTGGGGATTTTGTAACATCGGATTGGCACTTCGCCCATCCTTATGTTGCGGCACTCCGTTACTTCCAGAAAGTAAACATGACCGCAAACGACCTTAGAACATATTGTCAGACTCATGGCGTATATATTGGTGAATACGTTGATACAGAAACACATGACAATATTATCATGGATAGACTAAATGCTCTTTATACTGGTGGCGATAATAAAATTATCGTTGCTGGTGACATTAGCTCTGGCAGTACTGGTTCATTAGATAAGGCATTGAAGTTTATTGAGGACAAGTGTGCTTTTCCAAAAGACAAAAGGATTCTTGTATGCGGAAATCACGAGCTTATGCTAACTAAAAAGAATTTCGCCAAGCTATATGATGTATTTGGAGCAGTCTATACTTCACCACTTCAATATAGCGATAATATCGTGATTTCGCATTTTCCTGTGAAACAACGCTTTGAATCTGATGATTATTGGAATGAGGGCAATCGCCGCAAGAAGTTCATAGAATATGCACCAATCAAAGAGGATAATAAAATTTATCTTTATGGTCATACTCATTCTATGGATTGGGAGGAATTTGGCAAGGGTATCAGCGAATTTAATATTGGTATTGATGCTTGCCGATTGACCGCAGCTCCAATTCAATATTTTGTGGACCTTAACAAAGAAAGAAAATCTGAAAACCTCTAATTTCTCCCTTGCCCCACTATAATATTTATGGTATAATATTATAAGAAAGTGAGAGAGAGAGGATATTCTGATGGCAAAGTACGTTTTATACAATGGAGCTGTTTATTTTGTCAATGAAGAGACAGAAGATTATTATCTTATTGTCAACACAGAAGATGAAGCTGATAGTCTTTGGGTTTCCAAGGGAAGTGTAGAGGAGTTCTAAAATGGCAGTCTTTTATAAGGGTCATGCTTTTATTGCTCAACTCGTTTTTTCTGATTCAGTACTTATCCAATCTCTCGATGGCAAGAAAAATATGTGGGTATTTCCCGCAGATGTATCATTTATCTAATTGATTATTGATAATTGAATACCAGTGCTAATTAGTAGTGCTGGTATTTTTTATTAGAAATGGAGATTTTGAAATGGCAAATGAGATTTGGGAGAAAATCAAAAGTGATGTTCTTCATGATGCAAAGCAGTATATTGATGACGATGTAGAATATTATGCAGACGAAGATTTTGATGAAGATAATCTTTATGATGACTTGTTTATGACTGACCAGGTGTGCGGAAATGGCAGTTATCGCCACCAGCCTATGTTCAGTGATGAATTTTTAGCCAAGTGCTTGTTTGATGAAGATGTAATTGATATTCTCCACGACCTTTTTAGTACTACTGATACTGAAATTTGCGAGAGAATCATCGGACAGGGTATTGGTGGTAAGGAGTATCTGGACACTTCTCTTCGCTGTGTAGCTCTCGGATGTGTTATGGATGATGTCATTGAGCATTTCCATAAAGTAGTAAAAGCAAATAAGGAGAATGAGGAGTAGGAATGGTAGCAACTGTTAGACTTGATTTCTTTGATGCTTTTGGCACATTCCAAAAGACAAATATGAAACAGATTCATTTTAATGATTTGAAGGAAATTGAAAATTATTGCCAAAAGCAAATGAATAAGGCAGAATCCAAGGGTCGTTCAATCAGTTGGTATGTAATGGAGGTCAAATAAATGGCTGTAAATTATGGAATTAAACATGAGTGGACTGATTCTGAGGAACTCATGGCTGATTTTTATGATTCATTATATCGTGAGCTTCTTTTAAATTCTTTTCATCATAGAGAAGAGATTATTGAGGACAATGGTGTAAAGAATGATGCGGTTGATACTATTAAGAATCTTGTGAATCGTGGTATGGTCGGATATTTGCGAGATTTTTTAGTTGCTCAACTTATAAAACAATACGCGGGCGATGGCGTAGCAATTCCCGCAAAAGTAGCAGATGAAATCAATGAATTCTTTGGCTATAGGGAAAGTGATGGGGACTATATTCATGGAACAAAATAACAACAATGGAGCATCCAAGGGTACGCAGTATCTTTGGATGGCTCAACTTATGCAAAAGGTTTATAAGAGCGCGCAAAAAGACCTGGAAGAAAAAGAAAAATCAGCCTTCAAAGACGGCTATCAGCGAGGATATGAAGAAGGCTTTGAAGCTGGAATAAGAAAGAGGATTGAAATTGAAAAACATTCAAATGGGTGACATTTTATATGTTGTCAATGAACACAACATTAGATATAATCATAAGGTTTGCGCATTGTCCGCAAGCGAAGATAATACGGTAAAAGTATTTGACCCTATTGATGGCAAAATTTTTGTCACTCGTGTTAAGAATTTGGCAGAGTCCAAGGGCAAAAAGGTTGTATAGTGTATAATTATATTTGGATGCCTAATCATGAATATATTATTGGAACAGAAAATGAGTTGCGGGAAATGGACCTCGAAGATTGTCTAGTCTTGCATATTACTACTGATTTCAATAGGGAAGCTCATTATTCAGATGTATTTATTAAAAATGGTATGATTAAAGTTCATACCTACCTTCGACCCAATCAATCTAAGAGCTATTTATTTAATTGCTTGCGGCACATCGTTAAGACGCTAACAAAAGTTAGCTGCCATACTATCATTATCACTTGTGAAGAAGAAATAGAAATTAAAAAATTATATAGTATCTGTTTCTTAGCTATGGCACTAAATGAAAAGAAGGTTGACCCGCAATCTTTTCTTTCTTCTATTGGACAAAGACTAATTCCTAATACCCGAGCATTGAATACTGGATTACACATCGCTTTCCCGCAATCAAAATATGATGCTAAATTGAATCAAGTTTGCCGAATTTTAGCGGGAGAAGATTACTAAAATTTAACAAAGATTTAACAATTTTTCCCGCAAATTGGCTGGGCATTTTTGCGTAATTTCGTTCTACCTGCCCAGACTTTAGATACTGATAGGAAAATTATACGGTTAGGAGGATAGTTTTGGGAAACAATTTTATATTTTCTACACTTTTGCCGCAACCGAAATGTTTTTATATCCTAGCCGTTTGGGAGGATATGTAATATGTTTCATGGATTTAATTTAGAAGATGCGGCAGAGACAGCAGTATTTTATAGGTCATTCTATGAAGAAGTCGCAGAATGGTATGAGGATGACCCAGAAGTAGCTGGGGAATTAGCTATCGCCATGCTACAAATTATGTTTACCGGTGACACAACATCAGATAATAAGTGGATTAAGAGAAGGAATGATTTAAAGGATATCGCTTACAAGAATAGACAAAAATATCTTGTGAAACAGGAAGTTGATTTTATTGATAAGCAATACCAAGAGATAGCAGATATGACTAATGCGGGAAAGACTCAACAAGTAATTGGAGATACTCTAGGGATTCCCCGCAGGACTGTTAGCTATAGACTTAATCATATTCGTACTCGCTATCCATATTTACTAAAAGGTAGAGAAGATACTGATACCCAGTCTGAATAAGGCTGGGTATTTTTTTATTTATTTTGTTAACTATAGTTGATGAAATATTTTTTTCATCCATGAAATATTTTTTTCATCCATGAAATATTTCTTTCATAAATGTTGAAAACTTGTTGAAAAGATGTTGAAAACTTTTGAAATCAATGTGATATCACTTTGGTATCACTACAAAAATTTTTTGTGTCACCTGTAAGAATTTTTTGTGTCATCACAATAACGAAAATTAGTTAAATGTTTTACTAAAAAAAATTTTGTTTAAGCGCAACGAGAATTTATGTTTTTTTGTAAATTTTTTTACTGTTTAATTTGTTTAATTTTTTGTTTAATTTGTTTACTAAAAATTGAGCGGAAAAAAATTGCGGCTCTGACCTGCGGATGGCAATAATGTTGCCAAAAACACCCCTTCTGACCTGCGGATGGCAGTTTTGGCAATTTTGGCAACATACTAATGTAAATATATAATATATAATATAAATATATAATACTAATACTAATGTAAATTAAAAATATATAATACTAATACTAATTAAAAATATATAATACCTAATAAACACGTATATATAATATAAATACTATACTTTAAAATATTAAAACTCAATATAGTTAACCTAAATTAAATAATTATAATAGAATTCTCTTTCTTTCTTTCTTTTGCTTCTTTTCTTTCTTTCTTTCTCTTAAATCTGTTGCACACTATCCCGCAAACAGTTTTGACAATTAAAAATTAGAGTGAGTATATAGGTTAAATTTGCGGCTGAAAAGTCCTGAGAACCTTTCTAAGCCGTTTAGAATCCAAGAGTCGAATAGTTGTTCAGAAAAAATTTTTGATGGCTAAAATCGCCCTCAAAATGGCTTAGAATGGATTTGTGCTGGTAGATTGGGCAAAATTTCCCGCGGAATCATAGTTGACAAGAGGAAAAAAGAAGAGTATAATTGGTAGTAACCTCGCGGGAACCCCCGCTCGGTCACTACCTAAGCGTCACCACCTGCTCTGCAGGCGTTGCCGCTGATAAAAGCGTGTTTATTGTTGAAAATTACTATTCTTTCTTTTGCTATTGGCCCACTACGTTCACCTGCCTTGCTGGACAAAATAGCAGAAAAAGAGGAAGAATATTTTTATATTAAGTGTAAGTTTGATGCGGAAATTGGTAATTTGATTTTGTTTTTTGGGTAGGATTACTTTAATTTATATGGGAATATATTGAAGTGCTATTGCCTTTTGCCGCGGAATATTTTTATATTAAATGTAATGTAAGTGTAGATATGGCAATAGTGTATTGGACTTTTGGAATATAGAGTGATAAGATTATTGCTATATGGTGTTTTGGAGGAAGTTATGGCACGAGCTGGGCAGAAAACAGAGGGATTCAGAGTAAACATTACTATGGAGCAGAAACTAAGATGGGAAGATGCAGCTAGAAAACGTGATATGACTATGAGTCAAATGATAAGAGAAGCTGTAGAAATGTATATTGCGGTTATGAAAAGGCAACAAGAATTGGATAAAAGTAAGATTTAACTGCCTGTTTCTTTATGTGAACAAATATTGTACACAACAGTCGAGTTGTAGTTGAAAAATAGTGGTGATTAGCCGTATTTTGTACATATAATCGGTAATAATTAGCGAAAAACCGCACATAAAAGCCTATGTTTCATATGGGAGTATAAAAATGCCCAATTAACTGCGGAAATGTACTAATTATTAAGAAGAAGGACTATTACTAAATGGAATTTAAGTCCTTTCAAATCCGAGCATCTATATACAACATTTTCCCATATAGTCTCGTCAATATCTCTATTAACACGGACCCTGTATTTATGCAGGGTTCTTTTTTTTTACCTTTTTATCTTGCCATATTCAATCTAAGCCGTCTCTAAGCCTTTCTAAGCGATTCTAAATTCTATATAGACTAATTTATCTTTCTATACCTTAATCACGTCTTAAAATGGCTCTGGTGAGTCTACAGACGCTAATTCAAGCCATATACTCTACCTAAAATCATTCGGACCCTACTCCCGCACCCTACTTACCTATTATTCCTCTTTGCTTTTGGACATAGTCATTTAACTGGTCATATCCATTTTAAGCCTATTCTAAGCCTTTTTAAGACGCACTAATTTTATATTCGACTCCTTATTAGGTTAGAGCCGGAGTGCCGCGCCAGAATGGCTTACAGAGCTTCTGGCTCGCCTTTGCTCGCCTATGGCAGACGTATTTTATACTAATATACTCTATCTAATTTTGCTTATCCTTATCAACTACTCTACTCTTGGCTTTTACCTGCGGGAATAGATTAAACACACGCTTTTAACTGGGGATGGCAATGTTTTGGCAAACATATTGCCAAACCTTTTTCACTTAATCCGCAGTTGGCAATTCAAATACACGTCTTGACCTGCGGATGGCAAGTATTCTTGCCAAAGTTGCCATTGGACTTTCAACAAAATGCCTGTTGGCCAAATAAAAAGACGAGCTGACCTGCGGATGGCAACTTTTTGGCAAAGTGTTGCCAAACCTTTTTCACCAAAACCGCAGATAGCATACTTCTAAAAGAATCAAATTTGCCCGTTGACCTGCGGATGGCAATATTAAAACTGCCAAGGTTGCCACACTGCCAAAGTTGTTAACAAAAGTTAGTAAACAAATTAAACACTTTGCGCAATTTTGTTTAAAATTTTGTCCAGATTTGTTAAAATTTTGTCTAATTTTTGACTCATCCTCAAAAAAAGTTAACCAAGGCTAACACCACTCATTTTCCCGTGTTTAACTGCGGAAATAGACCTTAAAAAAAATCAAGATTTTTTATTGAAAAATGCCCGGGACATTTTTGGATAAAAATTTAACTGGGCAAACGATGAAAGTATAAAGTAAGTCAAGGCTAACTTTTGCGCAAATTTTAGTAAAATGTTTAACTAAATTACATAAAAATTTTAACTAAATTATATAAAAAATTTAACTAATTATTTTTTCTAGTGATTTGTCCTGCAATTTTTGCCCAAAAATTCAGCAAAATATCAAAAAATAAAGTTCTAGAGGGGTCAATTTATTCTATTTTGCCCAAGAAATTTTGCGGCCAATGTTGAAAACTTGTTGAAAACTTTTTCTGCGGACTAAATTATTGATTTTTGACCTAGTGAAAAGTATGAAATTTTATGAAAAGTTTTGAAAGAAATATTTCATAGATTTCATTAGGGCAAAATTGAATAATAATTCCTAGTTTAGAATTTCAATTTTGAATTAAGAAATGAAATTTCAATTCTATTTTCAATTTTGATTTCAAATTTCATTTTCATTTCCAAGAGTCAAATAATGAATTTCATTTTCAATTCGACCATATATAAATATAGAGACTATCGTATCCTGCCCTTTTCCTGCAAAAGGTTTGGCCATGGCTCGCAATAATTTCTCACTTGACTTTTGGACTTCATTCATGCTATAATATATACGTCAAGAGGGAAGGAGATGGTCCTCCTTCCGCCAACTAACTAGCCTTGGAAAGGGGCAACCATTATGACCAACGCAGAGATGATTGAGAAGATTCAGACCCTCGCAGCAGAGACTGAGCCAGAGATTGCAAAGTGGGCAGAGGGTGTTCTCGCAGTTGGTTGCGTGAACGACAATCTTGCAGATGCAGTCAAGACTTACACCCAGGAGAAGGAGGAGAAGGCTGTTATGAACGTCATCGTCCGTGAGTACACCTCCGATGACCTCGCAGCTACTTCCAAGGGTATCGGCAAGGCTCTCGGCATTACCCCATCCAAAGCATCCGCTATCCTTCGCCGTCTCGTCAAGAAGGGTCGTCTGTCCGAGAAGAAGGCTGGCGGTCTGAAGATGTACTGGTTCGAGGGCTAAAGCCAAGCAGAGGGGCAGTGGAGCGGCGTTCCGCCGTCCCTGCCCTAGCGACCTTCGGTCGCGTCCAATGGCAAAGAGATTGGAATGGTAAAAGTCTAACCCTCAAGTAGAGGTTGAGGGTTTGCTAACTAAATAATAAACTAATTGATTTCCCGTATCTAAGAGATTAGGTGCGGGAAATTTGCTTTAGCACTCTAATAAAAGTCCTGTTGACGATTCCCGCAACTGCTGTTTTATTCAATTTCATTTACCATGGCCCGCGTAATTCTTTTTTGCTCTTGGCTCTCTTCGTTCGCCTATTCTATCTAATCCTTCGCTTTTGGCCCACTACGTATTTATTTTGCCCCAAATTTTATACAATATTTGGTGCAACCTATACTACCTGTTCATATAGAACCTTTTTGCTCTTGGCGGCCAACATCCGATTCCGCGGCAAATGATAATAGTAACTATTACTATTTAGCGGGACTTTACCTCACAAAACATAAGGAATTCCCGCAAGCAATATTCATTTTTATTTGATGCCTGGCTAACTATAGTGAACCGTCCAAGAGAACAGAAGAAACAGAAGATAGGATGCGGCCAAAGTGTATTGGACTTGCTTTATACGCCTAATAAATTTAGTATGACCTGCGGAAATGCCATGTTAACTATAGTGAACTCCCGCACCTTATTCTTTGCTCTTGGTCTATATATTATCCGTTGGCCCGCACGATTTTCATTTTCAAATATGATAAATGATTTTCATTTTTGACTCTTGGATAATTAACTTTAGTTTTAGGATTTGGCTTCGCCTTTGGTCACGCGAATAAAAAATATGGTCGAGGTTTTAGGATTTTATATGGGAGTTTAATTTTCCTTGCAAATTCTGTAAAAATTTTCTATATACGCGAGGGTGGAAAAGTGGTACGACCGTAAACGGTCGAAAACCGCCCAACCCGTGCCCTGACCTGCGGAAATCTGGACTCAAAATAATACCGATTAGAAGCAATAAGAGCCATTCTAAAGCCTTAAAATTAAAATTAAGTACTAGAATACAATAGAATAATTTTAAGGCTTTAGAACGACTTAAAACAAGCCATTTACCAGCAGAAACACAAAAATTTTTACGAAACAATTTCCGCAACAAAAAAAAGACGGGGTAGGGCTTACCCCGTCTAAATTAAGAGCTTGACAAAACTAGATACCAAAGAAACACACCAACCGCAAACAAAACAAAAATATCAAAGTTGCCCCAACCTACACCAAAAATCAAGATTGCCCGCAAGATACAAAACGAACCCAAAACGCCCGCAACAAGTTTTTTCATAGTCGCCCCTTAAAAATTTGCCTTGGTGTAAAAATACACGGTAATGTTTTCAACGTCTACGCTATCGTCGTCTGTGAGAACTTTTATGATTTTGTTCTCACAATTATGCCATGTAGAATAAAATAGAACATTAATGTAAGAATATTTACTGTCAATGTTCATAATATCAAAATCAATTTCATATTCTGAACAGTCATAAAAGAAAAATAGTTGACATTCTTTAATACTATTGTTTTTCATATCCTTGGCAATTTTTGCGCAAACTTCGGCAAAATAAAAATTGATATTTTCCTCACCGATTTCAAAAGTAGTATATAAAGTATCGCCAACATAAAGACGTATTTCGGTATCTTCCCGCATGGTATTACTTCGCTTTTTTGAATAGCGGGGGACTGGTAACAGTCCCCCTGGTCGGCTTATTACTGATTGATAAAATTGCGGTCGGACTCTGTAACAAACTCTGCAAGCTTGTAAACGTTACCGTGCATAGTTGGAATTTTTACCAGCTCACCAGCACGAACGCCCGCATTTACAAGAGAAGCCCCTGCAAACTTGTAACCCTTAAGTTTAGCAATTTCGTTCATCTGTGCAAGCTTGACGGACTGTACGCCATTATCACGCAACGCCTGCATAACTTCGCCGATTACTCCGTCGGCTGCTACGCTCTTCTTTGTGACTTTTGGTGTTGTGTAGGTCGTTGCCATAACCTTCGCCCAGTCCTCACGAGAAGCCTTAACGCCTTCGTGAGTTGCGGCGTCCTCATACTTCATGCCATCGCCAATTACCAGTGCGGCAATGTTGCGGGCGGCTGCTTTGCTCATTACTGTCTTAGCCATAATACTAACTCCGTTTCTGCACTCACTTGCGTTTGTGCGATTGTGGGAAACTTTTCTTTTTTTCGTTTCCCTTTGACAACTAATACTTTACGCCTTTTAGTGTACAAGTCAACGGTAAACCTAGCATTCACAATTTCTCCACATTTGCGGGAAACCGCAGGTAAATGCCCTAGTTTTTCCCGCAAGTCCAGGGAAATAATTAAAAACTTGATATTTCCCGCATAAAAGTTTTAACTACTTTTCTGCTCTTGGACTTAAAAAAAATACCCCGCCAAAAAATGACGGGGTAAAAAAGTCTGTTCTACTTACTTCTCAATTCTTGCGCCTTACTTGCAGCCTTGCGCCAACCTTGTCCCGCTGTTGTCGGCTGTTTTGCGTGACGCTTGCGCAAGCGGTCTAAAATGTAACCTTCGATATAACAATCTTGTACTGCTGTATGCTTTTCCTCAAACGTCTGCTCTGTTTTTAGATAGCGATAGACTGTCTCGGCGTTCGTTACTGGGTTTCCCTTAACAGTTAGATAGTTGTTATCAATGCAATAGTTCACGTACTTGTTTGTACTTGTTACCGCTTGCGCATAGTCCCAGATATCGCAAGTCTTTACGTTGTAAGGGAAAAAGTAACGGGCGTATCCGTTGGATAGATACCTTAATGTATGGTTGAGTGCTGTTCTGTCAAAGTTTACATTAAACGCCCAGATTTTATGAACATTGTATAGTTTGCAATCGTTCTTAAAAGTGTTCCAAGCGTTCAAAAAACTATCAACGTTCCAATCTTTTGAACCGTCCAAACCTGCACCGTTGCGATATTTTGGTAGTTTTTCCGCATAATATGCAGAATTCATTCTATCGTTCATGAAAAATGTTTCGCTGATTATGAACGAACGTTCATTTAATACGTTACCCTTAGCGTCATAAATAACATATCCCAGGTCGTAAACTAATGCCGTTTCGGGGTGTGCCTGGTTGTCCTTGTAGTTAACTAGGTTTGTCGTTTCTGTGTCAATTACCAAATAGTTACGAGTAGTCATATTCTTTTCTCCGTTTCTGTTGGCTACTTCTTACTCTTTAAGTTTAAGGCTGTTCTACTCACTAGCAAGTGAGAATAGACAACTCCATAAATTCTCCACATTTAAGATGTTGTAAAAATTGTTAGCGTCTACTAACTTCTCAACATTCCAACGTTGCAACTCATCATCTATTAGTACACCTGTTCTATTTTTTGCGGCCCTGTTCTTTGGTGTGCCGTATCTAACGATATGCAATTCGTCAAAGTATTCAAGTAGGTTATTTTTCTTGAGCCATGCAACTTTTGCCCGTCTGATAGCTTTTTGGTAGTCTTTGCTTGCGTTTTTTGCGCCCCAACTGATTACACCAAACAGAACGCCCGCAGCCTTGCCCGCTGCTAGGAAATTGCGAAGCTGCTCACCGTCAACCAACAACCCCGCTTCTGCGTAGGGCGTAGTCTGTTCATTCTGTAGATACTCTAACCAACCATTGAACCCGTAAAGGTCGGCTATTGTCCCGTCTAAGTCGAAATAAATAGTTGCGTTGCTGTTGGTGCTGTTCATTGTGTTCACGTCCTTAATCATGGTGCGGTAACCCCGCTAAGTTGCCCCGGTCGTTGTACCGGGCTATCTATTCTTTAAGTGTACTACTATTAGACGTTCAGCACAATAGAGAACGCTATTTTTTTTTGTGCAATTTTTTAGAACGGGCGGGGTAGTTACGGGAAAATACGAGAGAAAGGTGAAAAAATGGTCTTCTCACCTCACTATTACCGCCACAATCACTTTTTTCTCCTAATTATATCTCGAATATCCGCAAGCATCCAACTATCCAACCTCACTCCACAAAAAATTTCTTAATTTCCCAAAATTTTTTCAAAATAAGTGTTTACAAATTCTAAAAGTGTGGTATAATATATTTAGGACGAATAGAAAAGTCCATTACAATTAAATAGTCCCCAATATGACATTAAAAGGTTGCGCCTGCCTACGGGGTATGGTGATAAACATAATTCATACAGAATCTCCTCGTTCAAACCGATTATTTATAGTCGGGGCGATTGGTGAAGAACAAGCCAGGATTCTGTCGGTTGTGCCTAAGTAAAAACCTAATAAGAAAGCCGTTCCTGGTCGGCAGCTATTAACTATGTTTCCAAGAGAATCAGCGAAGCACTCTATAGTTAGTTTAGCAAAAAGATACCTCCCAATAGGGTTGAGTTGAATAACCTTGTCCAAGAGAGTAGGATAGTCATGTCTATTTTGGCTATCTGATATTGCGGCGCATGGGACCAGCCATATCTCATGCTTGCACCGACAATAACTACTCTTCCACTATTTTATCCTTATAGTTTTCCCCATACCAAGCAACGCTCTATACGCCAAAACGTGAGTGGCCTTGTGCGGGAAAGCGAACGAAGTGAGTCAGACGAACGTTAGTGAGTCAGGCGATAGGCGGTAGGTAAGGGGTTTGGAATTAGATTAGGCTAATAATCCCTGGGTGTCCTCGCCCAGAGTGGAAATGAGGGGTTGGAACACGTAAAGATACAGCCAATTAATCATTTAATAGTGATTACGCAAGCGAATATGGCTCACTATCGTTCGCCTATTCCCGCAAGAGTGAATTAAATAAATAAATGAATGAATCATTAAAAGAATGAATATACTATAATTAACTTATCAACCTTTATGCTCTTGGATTACGAACGAGTTACGCGAAGCGGAACGAAGTGAGTTAAGCAGGGAACGACGCATAGCGGAGTTCACTGCCTATTGTAATAATATTGACGTGCTGCCGATTTGCGGGCTATGGACGAACAAAGTGAATCATAGTGACCGTAGATTATTGGTTCTACAAGGGGTCGTTGAGTAGTAAATGTATCACAACTATAAAAGCTAGAACAATTTAATTATTTGATTGTTCTATTTTTTTTAGTTACCCGATTAGGGTGTACTATATTTAAATTAGGAGTTAACTAAAAGAGATTAACGAAAAATAAACTATAAGTAATTGAATATTTTATCAAAAATAGTTGACAAAATCCTATTATTATGTTACACTAAAAATGTAAGTTAAGTAGACCGTCAAAGAAGTTAGTACAACAAGCCTAACAGACGAATAAGTAAAGTCAGAAGGTGTTATCTATTTGTTAGATTTTAATGTTAAGGATAGTGCGGGCAGGGTCAAAGAAGCTATTAAAGAATTGCAGCAAGCGCCCTACACTACCTCGAATTATCTCGAAAATATGTCAGACTACATCCTTAAAACAAAAGAGAGTGGCCAAACAAAATACGAACGTACCCAAGAGTACCAAATTATCACCCACAATAGAGAAATGACTATTTCTAAACGTCAACAGTCTCTAGACGAAATTACATCTAATCCAGAAATCGGTGAAGATAAACTCTACGTGCGGATAAACAATGACAAGAATCAATTACTAGACCCAAAGGAAGAGATTTCCGCAGATGACATAGATAATATACCAATGCTAGGAGAATACTTTGCTCTCTTGGAAAAACTAAATAAATCTTTAGCTAAAGCAGATGGACCAAATAAATATGCTATCAAGAAACAAATTATTGAGACATGGCAACAAATCTATCTCATCAAATCTAGTCGTAAGCCATCTTATTTGCGGGAAAAGGTAGCGTCACCTGTTAAAATTTTATCCCATGTAGCATTAGATGAACATATTACCTTGAATGATAGTACTCTTATGCCGCAATCAGATGCCATAATCTCTCTATTCGATAAAGACCATATCAGATTCCTATTAAAGTATTATCAACAACTAAAGCAAGAATGTTACGAAGATTTGAATAGTGATATGCGGTGGTTGCTTATTGACTTTGAGAATATTTGTGACAAGGCTATTGGAACAAGTGGTTTACTATTCGACTTAGTAGTCTATAAAGTAGACGGACTATCCAATGAAGCATTAACAGAAAAACTAAATAGTACCTATAGAACAGACCATAGTGAACAATATTATTCTACTCTATGGACTCAACGTATTCCTAAACTTATTGTAGAAGAAGCTATGAAACATTATCTTTTATGGCATTACTTACAGAAAGACCCTACTAAATCTAATAGGTACTATTGGCAGAAGTGCGGGAAATGCGGAGAACTTAAACCAGTACATCCTTTCTTCTACGGTCCAAATGGAAAGAATAAATACTACTCCATTTGCCGCACCTGTAGAGTAAAATAATTTGAAAGGAGGTATCCTTGGGCAAACCAAAAGGTTATCATAACAAAGAAAAAATAGTATGCCAAAAGTGCGGACGCCCGCAATGGGACCAACAATACTATTTCATGAAAAAAGATGGTACACGCTATCCTATTTGTAAAGACTGTATTACCGCCAACATTGACAACCGTGACCCCAACACTTTCCTTTGGATTCTAAAAGAATTTGATGTACCATATGTAGAAACGTTATGGAATCAAATCTTTAATAAGCAATATATGAAAGACCCAGCTAAATTTAATGGTAAGTCAGTCCTTGGTATGTATCTACGAAGTATGCGGGTATCCCAATACAAAGATTACGGTTTCGAGGATACAGGCAAATTTAAGGACAATAGAGATAAGGCAGCCGAGGAAATTAGTAAAAAAACTGGAATGACAGTTGAAGAATATGAAGAAGATTTGCGGAAAAAGTTGATGAATGGGGAAATTTCACAAGCTGAATACAATACTCTCAGTCCTACTAAAAGCGTATTTATGCGCGATGATAGCGTAGTCACCCACCCAACAAAATTTACAGTAATTGAACCGCCAAAAGAGACTGCCCCGCAAACCACCAGTATGTCTATTGCCAATGGCTCTCTTGGAAACGTACCATCAACACATCAATTACAACCTACTATGACCACTAACCCTGCTCTTGGACTTATTCCAGATGTGGTTGGTGTAAATGAATCAAAAATTCAATCAGAGTTAACCCCAGATGATATTCAATACCTCAGTCTTAAATGGGGTATTCATTATAAGCCATCAGAATGGGTAGCTCTAGAAGATTTATTCCAAAAGTATGCTGCGGAATATGACCTCTCGATTGACCGTGAACAAGTATTAAAGAACATTTGCCGCACATCACTCAAAATGGACCAAGCCTTAGACGTAGGAGATATTAAATCCTATCGTGATTTAGCTGCGGTCTTTGAGCAGATGCGAAAATCTGGTAAATTTACAGAAGCGCAAGTCAAAGAAGAAGAAGTCAAGAGAGACATTGATTCTATTGGTGAATTAGTTGCCTTTGTAGAACAAGAGGGTGGAACAATCCCTGCCTACAAGAATCCAATCGACTATCCGCAAGATAAGGTGGATTTCTGTATCAAAGACATTAAAAACTATGTAGATAATCTAGTTAAAGAGGACCTCGGTCTAAGTGGACTTATTGAATCCTATCTGATGAAAGCTGATAATAATAAGGCTCAAAGTGTTGATGATATTATTTCCAACAGCTTCAAGACTAAAGAAGAGCTTGACATCGAAGATATGGATAGAAAGAAAACATTCGAGGAGCTATTTGAGGAAGAAGCTATGCGGGTATTCTCTATGCCTTATTATGAGAGGAGTCCGTATGCCTCTATGTGATATTCTTGCTAGAATTGATAAAAAATCTAAGAAAGAGCCAGAAGTCCAAGAGATTGATAAAGAAAAAGTAAAAGAAAACTTAGAATACTACCGCAACATCATTAGCTATTGGAGGGTTTACCCAGATAAATTTATTGATTATCTTTGTTCTCTCAACCCAGAGAATAAATTTAAATTCTATTTTATCCAGCGTATGACTCTCCGCATCATGTTGCGGTATAAAACTATTTATTTTGTTTTTTCTCGTGGTTTTTCTAAATCATTTATTGCGGTCATGGCTCTCATGATTAAAGCAATCCTCTATCCTGGGGCATCTATTGCGGCTGCGGCAGATGGTAAGGCACAGTCCGCAGCTATCGTTGGTTCTAAGATGGAAGAAATCTGCAAACTCATTCCTGCTCTTGGAAATGAAATTATTTGGGATACGCGAGGGCAAATTGCAACTACTTCTCAAACACGAGATTCAGTGCGGTATGCCTTCAAAAATGGTAGTTCCCTATGTAATGCGGCAATGGCAGAAACAACCCGAGGTCAACGTTTCCAATCTCTCTTGGTAGAAGAATCTGCGAAAGTGGACCAAGAGAAACTAACAGAAATTATTATGCCTACCCTAGTTGTTTCTAGGAAAATTGCGGGCGGTCTACCAGACCCGAATGAGGTATTAAATCAAAGTTCTATGTTTGTTACTTCCGCGGGATATAAAAATACATTTGCCTATGATAAACTTATCGACACCCTTTGCCGCATGGTTAGCGACAGAGATAATAATGATGGATTTATTTTAGGCGGCGATTGGAAGATTCCAGTCGTAGAAGGTCTACAGCCAGCAGACTTCATCAAATCACAAGAAATGGATAATTCTATGGATGAAGCAGGCTTTAGACGAGAGTATAAACTTGTTATGTACTCTATAAATATGGTTAATTGCTGGAAACTCCTAAAGCTCTTTTGACTACAACATAACTCGAAAGAGTAAGTGTGAATGTTTAAAAACAAAAGAGATAAATGGACAATCAGCAGCCAAGTTCCTGTAAAATGGAAAAGGTTCAACGACTAGTCGTAAGACGTAGATAATAAGCATTATCGAAACGCCATACTAGAAGATATAGTCTAATCTTTATGGAAACATAAAGCAGCTTTTAAATAAGCGGTTGCGGTCTAGCGAACCGTAACGAATATAAATGAACAGCCTGTGGGAAGGACAAGTAGAAGGAGCTTTCTTCAATCCTACTGCTTTTGATACAGCTCGTGTAATTGAATATCCAGACAATGAATATGACAAGCGTTCTGGCGACCATGCTCAATACATTCTTGGAGTTGACGTGGGCCGCAAGAATGACTTAACCGAAGTCGTAGTCATTAAAGAAACACCCACCAGTAAGAATAGTCGTGAAACAATCAAGAAAGTTGTTAACATTTTCACCATTCCATCTGGACATTTTGAGATGCAAGCAATCCAAATCAAAGAAATCTTTAAGAAATTCCATTGTAGTATGTGCGTACTCGACGCTAATGGTCTTGGTATCGGTTTAGTCGATTTCATGGTACGTGACCAAGTGAATCCTAAAACTGGTGAGACGCTTTACAATTTTGGCATTGTAAATGATGATGACAAAATCTACAAATCTTTTGAGACAGATGACACAATTAAAAATGCTCTCTATCTCATGAAAGCAAACAACGTCATCAATTCAGCTCTATTTGCTTATTGCCAAATCCTCATGAAGAATGGTAGATTGCATTTCTTACTTGATGATGGCATTGCCCGCAACAAACTTATGGGTACTGCCAATGGCAAGAGTATGTCCGCATCAGAACGTGAAGATTATTTGCGGCCATACGTAGAAACATCTATTCTAAAAAGCCAGATGATGAATCTTATTTCCTGCAACGATGGTGCATTAATCAAGTTGAAGCAGGCTACCCGCAGGATTAAAAAGGATAAGGTATCTGCTTTATTGTATGGACTCTTTTGGTGTCGCTATAAAGAAGAAAAAAGAGAGAAACGCTCTCGCCGCAATCTTACTGACCTCATTCTTTACACAAAACATAACTAAATTTTTTGAAATTAATAGGGCAAAATGGAAAAACTACTTTTGCCCTATTCTTATATATATTAGTTATGAGAGTTCAAAGGAGATTTTATGCGGGATTCGCGCCTGGAGGTTAAAATTTACAATATTCTCTTGGATGCGGGACTACCTTTTGAAGAAGAATATGAGTTTCCTGGACTTATTGGTAAGAGTGGTAGAGCATTGCGTTTTGACTTTTGTGTTTTTGATGAAGAAGGAAACATTGATTTCTTGATTGAAGCACAAGGGCGGCAGCATTATGTACCAGTTGCCCATTTTGGTGGACAACGTGCGCTTTATGCCCAAAAACAAAATGATATTAAGAAACGTCAATATTGTATAGACCATAATTTAATGCTTGTCACAATTCCATATTATGACGAGCCAAAGATTAATTATGATTATATTATGCAAGCTGCGGGATATTAAAAGGAGGTAGGATTTGGCTTCTTATCGCAATAAAGCGGATAGAGATTTCCGCATAGTTACTTCTGCGCAAAAACCACAATCTCTTTCTTTTAATAAGATTATGGTCGGTAATAAAAAATTAGCCAATGATGTTACTATTGACACAGACCATTTTGCTGTAGCCAATAGTTATGGCGGTCGTAGAGTAGTAAAAAAGGAAGATGTAGAGAAAGCTTTACAAACTTCTAATATTACTAATCTTCGCTCTTATTCAAATCTATTTTTCAATTCTAATGGTATTTATAGCCGCCTTTGTCGCTACATGGCATATCTTTACAAATATGATTGGTATGTCACTCCGCTTATTTATGCGGAAAATGACAACGACAAAGCCAAAGAGAAGATTAAGAAAAATTGGTATAAAGCAATTTCTTATCTCGACAGTTCACAACTAAAAAAGAACTTTGGGGAAATTGCCTTGAAAGTTATTAAGGATGGTTGCTATTATGGCTATCGTCTTGACGGTCAGACCGCGACATTCCTACAAGATTTGCCAACTTCTTACTGTAGAAGTCGCTATGAATTAAATGGGCGATTCGCAGTAGAGTTTAATATTAAGTATTTTGATGATGCTTTTTCCGACATTGAGTATCGGACAAGAGTGTTAAAAATGTGGCCCAAGGAATTCCAGAAAGCCTACTTAGCTTTTAAGAATGGAAACCTAGTTACTGATTTTAATGGAGATTCCGCAGGCTGGTTTTTGTTAGACACAACTAAAGCAGTTAAGTTTAATCTTAGCAATAATGACGCACCATTGTTCGCAACGGTTATTCCTAAGCTGATTGACTTGTCTGATGCCCAAGATTTAGATAAGAAAAAGATGCTTCAACAAATATTGAAGATTATTATCCAGACTATGCCAATAGACAAAAATGGAGATTTAATTTTTGATATTCAAGAAGCGCAACAGCTCCACGCAAATGCAGTCAATATGCTGTCAGATGCTATTGGGGTAGATGTTTTAACCACTTTCGCAGATGTTAAGGTTGCTGACATGGCGGACCATAGTGCAGTAAGTTCTGTGGACCAACTAGAAAAGATTGAAAGAACCGTATTCAACGAAGCAGGTACAGGTCAAAACTTGTTCAACGCAGAAGGAAATTTGGCTCTTGAAAAGTCTATTCTTAATGACGAAGCAACTCTTAATAATCTAATCCTTCAATTTGAGGATTTCGCACAAAGGTTAATTTCTACCTTCAATAAAAGTCCAAATAGAGTTTTTTACAAGGTTCAAATTTTGCCAACTACCGTATACAATTATAAGGATTTGGCGGCAAAGTATAAGGAATTAGCTACTCTTGGATATTCCAAGGTACTTCCTCTTGTTGCTCTTGGACAATCTCAGAGTATGGTCATTATGTCCTCTTACTTTGAGAATAATGTGTTAAAACTTAATGATGTTTTTGTTCCACTCCAATCTTCAAATACTTTGAGTGCGGACAATTCAAAAGAGGTCACTTCCGCTGGCGAAACTAATCCACAAGGCGGTCGCCCCAGCTTGGCTGACGATGAAAAAAGTGACAAGACGATTCAAAATGAAGAATCGGAGGGATAAATGCTAAGAAATACTTCTGTTGCTACTATTGCAGCACCAGAGTTTGTAAATCTGGCGGAAGATGCTCTCAATCCTGGAATTTCTAAAGCAGACGTAAAGGTTCTTTATCTTGGGGAAAACCGCAACGGTTCTTTTATCAACAAAGAAACCGCCATGAAAATGTCCGAGACTTTACGTGCTTGCCCAATTGTGGGTGCTTATCGTAAGGATATTGATAATTTTGGCGACCACGGTGAAATCATTCATATTGAAAACGGTGAAATCACTTTTGACTGTGCGACAGTTCCTTATGGTTTTGTTGCCCCAGATGCTAAAGTTTGGTTTAAAGAATTCACGGACTATGATGAATTCGGCAACACCGTTAATCGTGAGTACCTAATGACTACTGCTTACCTTTGGACTGGTCAGTACCCAGAAATTGAACGTTGTGTCAAAGAGGGTATGGGTCAATCCATGGAGCTAGATGGCGCATCTATTGATGGCCATTGGGCAGAAAATTCTGAGAGCGGAATTGAATTCTTTATTATCAATGATGCTAGTTTTACAAAGTTATGTGTTCTAGGCGATGGCGTAGAACCATGTTTTGAAGGTGCATCTGTTGAAGCACCTAATATTAGTGACAAATTCTCTAAAGAAGGATTTACCACTACTCTTTACAATATGATGAATGAGTTGAAGTTTGCTCTTGCGGAAAATGCTAACGCTGAAAATGCTAACGCTGAAAATGCTAACGCTGAAAATGCCGAGAAAACTGATGAATCTGAATCTGTCGTAGAAGAAACTACTGATTTTGCGGAAAAAGCTGAAGAAGTAGAAGAAATTGCTGATTCTGCGGAAAAGGCAGAAGAATTTACCGAATCTACTGAAACCGTTGAAGTAGTTGAAGAAAATCTTGACCAGGAATCGGACTTCTCTGCGAACACCGAAGAAGAGAAGGAATCAGAAGAAGTGGTTGAAAATACCGAAGAATCTGCCGACAATGAATTTGCGGAAAAAGATTCGGAAATTGAGACTCTTAAATCTGAAATCGCTTCTCTACAAGAAAAATATTCTCTTCTCGAAACAGAAGCAGAAGAATTACGTTCTTACAAGGCTTCCCGCATTTCTGCGGACAAAGACGCTCTTATCAATAAGTACAATATGCTTTCTGATGATGACAAAGCAGAAATTATTGCAAACAAAGATTCTTATTCTTATGAAGAAATTGAATCTAAACTTGCTCTTCTGTATGTAAAGAAAAATGTTGATTTTGATGACCAAGAGGAAGAAATTCATGTTCCTAATGAAGCAACTCTTACCTTTGGTCTTTCTACTGCAAATGGCGATGCGGAAATTGACCCAATTATTGAGCTTCTCCGTGACGCTGCAAATAAATAAACAATTAAGGGGGAATTAGATGGCAATTACCATTAAACGTACTGGAATTCCAGGTCACGGCCTTTATCCAGTTGTTGAGCCAAATCACCTTTCTGCTCCTCGAAGTGGCGGCGTTTATGCACAGCTTCCTCTTCCTGCTTCCGTTAACACTGCTTTTCAAGGTCAATTCTTCAAATATGACCTTGCCGGAGGTGCGTTAAGCTTCACTGGCGATGCTCCTTGGGTTATGGTATACAATGAGGAAAAACTTTATGACCCAGCTCGTCAAATGCACCGCGATTATGCTATGGTTAATCTTAGCAATGACCCAAGTGTAAAGCTCGTTCCACGAGTTTTCCGTCTATATGTTGGTGATATTTATACTACTAACTGTGTCAAAGATGGTGACCCTTATACCGTTGGCGACAAGCTTGTTCCTGGTGCTACTGGCCTTCTTGAAAAGAAAACTGCTATCACCGAAAACGATACTCTTGTCTGCAAGGTTGTGAAAGAAACAACTCTTCCAGATGGTCAACCTGCCGTTAAACTACAAGTTATTAAATCTAACTAAGAGAGGAGATAAAATAATATGGAACTTACTTTAAATGACCTTAAAAAGCTCGCTAAAGCTACTTTAAGCAAAACTCCTCTAACTTATTCTATTAATGGTAAAGAGGAAACTTTTACCACTGAAACCGCAAATGAAGCACTTCGTGCTGCACTTGCTCCTTTAACCAAGGATTATTACACCTTTAAACGCAATGAGAATACCATCTTTGAACTTATTTCAGAAGTCATTGATGAAGTTACTCCTAAGCGTGTAATGGCTCAATATGAACGCTTTGCTGACGTTAAGACTGTCGCACAAGGCGAAAAGCCAGTTTTCACCACTCGTATTACTGAAGCTGCTCGAAAACGTGCAAAAGGCTTCGTAACTCTTGTTGGTCTTGCTGGTCGTTATGAGACTTGTATTCTTGATGGTCGTCAAGTCACTGTTCCTACCTCTGCTTATGGTTATGCTATTCGCTTAGGTTTTGAGGAATTCCTTGACGGTCGTTACAGCTTTGCTGATTTTACTGACATTATGCTTGAAGGTCTTGACGACGCAATTTACGCTGAAATCGCAAAGGCTCTTGATAATGCAGTTGCAACTCTTCCAACTGTAAACAAAGCTACCAATGCTGGCTTTGATGCTGCTATGTTTGACAAGCTTCTAGCTATTTCCGATTCTTATGGTAATGGTAACTCCACTATCTATTGTACTCGTGAATTTGCTGCTTCCCTCATTCCAGCAGACGCAGCTTGGGCATCTGATTCTATCAAGGACGAGCTTTTCCGCAAAGGCTTCCTTGGTGCTTATAAGGGTCACGACGTAGTTATTCTTCAGCAATCCGTTGTTGATGCAAATAATTCTACTAAGGCTATTGACCCATCTAAGGCTTACATCATGGCTTCCGTTGGCGAAAAGCCAGTCAAGGTTGTCTTTGAAGGTCAAACCGCTGTCCGTATGGTAGAGGATAATGATGATTGGTCCCGCGATATGCAAACCTACAAGAAAGTTGGCGTTGCTGTTCTTACCAATCCATCTATTTGCCAGTTTGTTAATACTTCACTAACTAAAACTTTTTAGTTTTTAATTTTTTAGCAACGAAAGGGGTACTTAATTTAATTATTGAGTACCCCTTATTTTCATAGGAGAAAAAAGGAGAAAATATATGTCCGAAGATATTAAAAATGTTCCTGGTGACGAATTAGTAACAGTTACTAACATTACCCGTTCACCTATTGGCTACACTCTTTCATCTAATAATGTGCGCCGCATTATTGCGGGAGGGGCCACAGTAAAGGTTACTGCCGATGAATTACGTAATCTTAATTTGGAATCTGGCGGTAATGTTTTGATTAAAGATTATCTTCGTGTAAATAATCGCAATTTAGCTTTAGAATTTGGCATTTCCGAAGATTTATTTGACCACGAGTATAATTGGGGTAGAGAAAAAATTGATGACGTACTACTCAACGGTAGTATGGATGAATTCCTAGACGCTTTGGACTTTGCTCCCCATCGTGTTATTGATATGCTTGTTGAACGTGCGGTCGAGCTTGAAGCACCAGACAATAACAAGCTCAATGCTCTATCCAAGAGAACCGCTCTAAATATTTCAAGCATGATTGAAAACAAACACGCTTATGACGAAAACAAAGAAGAAAATACAGAAGAAGCTCCAAAGACTCGTAGAGCTGCGGAAAATGAACCAGAAAAGGTTGCCCGTAGAGCTAAATAATAAATGACGGAGGTTTAGAATGGAAGAACCAACAACCTTCCAAGAAGTTTATGATTTTTTCTTATCGGGAATTACTGATGATATGTTTTTGGAAATGACAAAAGAAGATACGGAAGAAATGCTGCAAGAGATTTTAGTTGCGGCATTTCCGCACTACGAATTCCCGCAATGGAAGAATCCTTTTGGTTTAGATATGGTAAAAAAGGAATTTACCGCAAAGCTAACCTTAGAAGATATGAGAATTCTTCGCTCCTACATGATTGTACAATGGATTGGATTCCAGCTTGCTAATGTTGATTTAGTGCGCCAAAAGTATAGTGGTAGTGATTTTAGTTTCACTTCGCAAGCCGCACACATGAAACAACTTATTGCAATGAAACAAGAATATGAGCGAGAAGGATTCCATTTACAAAGGCTTCAAGGTCGTAGATATGTAGATGCAGAAGGACACATTCGTTCTTCTCTTGGTAAGATAATGGAGCCGCTATAATGGCTTTATTCGTAGTAAGTGACGAGTTATTACAATTGGAAAATCAATCAATCAAAGAAAATCTTTCCCGCATTGTTGGTCAGATTTTTAAACTTCTTCCTATGCGGGAAGAGGATAAAGATTGGGAGAAACCGTTGGATACTCTATTAATCGAAGTTAGTGGATTAACTCTTTTTATCCCTGGTCAGCCTAAATTGATTTCACTAATTAGTAAATTGGCTGGTATTAAAAAGCATCCAGAAGATTTTGACCTGTTCCGCAGGACAATCTTTGAAGCTTGCGGACTAGCCAATGATTTAAAAGATTTAGTTGAGCCTTAAAACTCTTTCTGCTCGTATTGATTATCTAGGCGGTGACCAACTTAGCAGAATCAATAAACAAAAGCTACAGTCTTTTCGAGCAGCTTTAAAAAATGATTATAATTCTCGTTTAATCAAAACTGATAAACACGCTTCCGTTCCTTGTATTATCAAAAATAATGCGTATGGACTGAAAGCAGACTATGATAAGAAATATATTTCTGTTGAATTTTCCGCAGGATTAGAAGCAGGAGACGTGTTCCAATGTCTTGATGATAATTCAAGATGGATGATTTACCTACCAATCTTAACAGAAACTGCTTATTTGCGTTCAGAAATTATTAGATGTGACCATTCTTTGAACATTAATGGAAAAGAATACTTTGTGTATTTCCAGGGACCAGTTGAAACAGATATTCGTTGGTTTATTAAAAATGGTATCAATGCTAATGAATTAAACAAATCTGGCACTGTCTACATTAAAAAGGACGATAATACCCTTAGTTTCTTCCATCGTTTTACTAAAATTAAAATTAATGGTCATATGTGGGAAGTACAAGTAACCGACCCGATTTCCGTTCCTGGTATTCTAGAACTAGAATTACAAGAATACTATGATAACAAGGAAGCCGACCTCCCGCAAGTTAAGCCATCAGACAAAAACCAGCTCATTAAGGGTGAGAAAATTGTTAAACAGAATACTAGCGTTGGTTACATGGTCGATGATAGTATTTATAACCCTTCTACCCCTTGGACGATTGCGGGAAATGATAGAGTCAAAATTGAAGAAGTTTTGAACAATGGTCAAATTTGCAAAGTTAAAATACATGAAGGAGCTGTTGGTAAATTTACCTTAATGTATGGAACGAACGGCATGGAAATTACTATTGATACATCTGATAGTTTTATTAGTGGTCCAATAGAAGTATTCCCATACAGTACAAATAGATATTCTATTGCTTTGCTGCAAGGAAAAGAAGCCTTATTCAGAACAGACAATCCAAGCGCAAAAGTTGTTGCTGTTGGTGATGATTATTGTGATGTAGAGATTGTCTCCGGTAAGAGCGGAAAATTCAAAGTCATGGTAAAAATTGACGAGGATATTTACGAATTGCCAGTTAAAATAAAGTCTTTATAAAAAGGAGGTGGATTTTGAGAATAGCTACAAGCAAAGTAATTGAAGAAAATTATAAATCCTCCTTTATGTCTTGCGAAAAAGACCAAGAGACTATTTGGAAAAAACTCTTTATTGACACAAAAGATTATTCAAATAAACTAAAAAAGCTGTTAGTAATCAATTCTCCGCACTGTTTAGACCCAGAGCATGAAGAATTTAATGAAGAGATTAAAAAATATGATTTGCGGAAATTGAGAGAAGGTCAATACATTAAGGTTGTTCCTAAACTAATGTTCTCTGACCATGAAAATGTTAAATCTTACATTCTTCTTGAGTTTGATAATTTTATTCCTACCGATAATCCGCAATACAGAGATTGTTTAATCAGCTTTTCTATTATTTGTCATTTGGACTCTTGGGAACTTGACGATTATAAATTAAGGCCAATTCAGATTGCTTCTTATATTGATGGCATTATGAATGAAGCTCATTTGTCTGGAATTGGGAAATTAGAGTTTATTGGGGCAAAGCAAGTCATTCTTAATGAATTTTTGGGTGGAATTGTTTTACAATACCGTGCTACCCATTCTGATGCGGACGATGCGGAAAAAGTTAACAATGCTATTCCCGCATACACCCAGACGACAAATTTATAAGCAAATTTGTAAGAGTTGATTTAAGATGGCTATAAAAGGAGATTATGCACAAATACTAGCGGGATTGCCTATTTCTATTTTTGGAGCGAATGTGGCAGTCACGCAACCAACGGTAAAAGATATTTGTGCTTTTGGGGAAGATAAGTTTTTATCGCAAGTTAGTATCTTCCTCAATTTAGACAGTTTTACTGAAAAAATTAAAGAGGGCAATTCTCAATTAGAAATGCTCTCAGACTTTCAAATTTTTATGACGGTTTTGAATGAAGATGAAACATTTTCACAAGAAATTCTTAATTTTTTTGAGTTAATCTTCCCAAATTATCATGTCGTTTTGGATAGTGGTTGTATTCAATTTCAGCTTGCGGAAGATGGGCCATTTATTGGTCAGATAAATCCAATGAATTTTGAGACTTTTTGTGATGTTTTAAAAGAATTATTTATCCCTTTTAATGCTGATGAAGTCGAGTATAATCCCGCAAACGATAAAGCAAAAGAGATTGCGGAAAAAATTAAACAAGGTAGAAAGAAAAGACAAAAACAAAAAAGTGACGGAGAAAATTTCTCGATGTATGGGACTTATGTTTCTTGTCTTGCTATTGGACTTCCAATGGATATGAACACCTTGCTAAATTATACTCCGTTCCAATTACATGATTCATTTGTAAGGTATAATGCGAAACTTTCTTTTGATTTGTATCAGAGAGTTGCCACTATGCCGATGATGGACACATCTTCGATGAAAGAACCGCCTAGCTGGCTTGATGATATTTATAAGTCAGGTTAAAAATGGTATAACCGCCTAGTGCGTTTATATATTTTGAGGTTTAAAAACTTGGTGCGTCAAGTAATTAAATCATCAAGGAAAAATTGTATACAGTATTTCTTTATTCCAAAAAAAGAAAGGAGAACTATTATATGAATCGTTTTGGTGTTCGCGAAGTTGCTGACGTAACTTTCAAACCACTCAAATCTGTTGACATTGGCGGTCAACACTTTGACGCTTTTCAACCAGTTCTCACCCTTGATACCGCAAAGACCTCTTCTCTTGAGCAAGCAGTAACTACCGTTTATGCTAATGGTGGTAAGGGTAATCCTACTCTTGTCTCTTGGGACGGCGAAAAGAAACTAACTCTTAACGTCCAAGACGCTCTTATGAGTCCTGTTTCTTTCTCTGTTCTTTCTGGTGCTGGTGTCGTTAAGGGTCGCACTCCCGCTGGACAAGACAAAAAGGGTAAACCAATTTATGTACACAGTACTTTCGATGCTCCTATCGAAAAAGTTGGTGCTGAATATGTCGTTAAGCTTTCTGTCGCAGACCGCAAGGGCGCAAAGATTGTTGTTTCTAAAGAAGCTCCAATTTATCCAGTCGTTCTAGATTCTGCTGGCGCACAATCTCGCTTCCTTTCTGCCGTAACTGACAAAGAAGTTAAGGTTGTTAATGCCGCTGCTCCTGCTGGAACTCCTGGCGCAATTACTCTTAAACTTGCAGAATTCAATGATGACTGCACCATTAAAGATGTTGCTGATAAAGATGTCTACTTCGTCCTTGGTAAGGAAACTCCTGGCGATGACCGCCTAGATGCTAACCTTACTGTTGGTAGTGTTGTTCGTCTTGACTGCTACACTCTTCACTATGAAGATGCTATTGAAATGACGATTGAAGCTAAGAACTTCGGTGGATATTACTACATTGAAGCTTCTACTCTCTTCCGCGATGAAGCTACTGGCGAGGACCTCCCAGCAGAATTCATTATTCCTCGTGGTAAGATTGAATCTAACTTCACTTTCCAGATGAACAACTCTGGCGACCCATCCGCATTTGACTTTAAGATTGATTGTATGCCAGCATACACCAAGTTCGATAAGTCTAAGAAAGTTCTTGCAACTCTCCAAGTTATCGATACTGCTGCTGGTGGTCACGATTACACCGATGAAGCTGTCCTTGGTCACAAGGGCCGCACGAAAGACGAAGAAGCCGCTGGTTGGTATTCTAAGTCCATCTTCGGAGCTTAATTTATTAAGTAAAAAGAATGAGGGGTATCTTCGGATGCCCCTCTATTTTTGAATAGAGGAAAAATGATTTTAGCAGATAATTATTTGCACTTTAAATTTGCGGATATGGTTGACGATAGGAATTCTTATGACCCGCTTAGCCAATTCGCATATGCTAAAAATGGAATACAAAATTTAGCTTTACAGGGCGAACAATTACCTGCTGAATCCTATGTTGCGGAAAATTTAACTGAATACGAAAATTTGCTGGACTTTTTCCGCAGACCAGAATATAAAATCACCAAAAGAACAAAGCAAACAAATCCACAAAATACTGAATACTCTTGGGATTCTAAATTTAGTGATGAAATTACAGGCAGGTCAGAAGATTTAGCTAATGATATTTCTTTGTTTGTCAATATGTTAAAAGCTATTACAGGTGAAATTTGTAAACAACTTGGGGTAAATTTTCAAGAGTACGCGGCACAGCTTGTTGCGGAATATGCTAAAAACAATAGCTATTCTAGTCATGCTTCTTTAATTGGTTATGATATACTTTCATCTTTCTTGTCAACAGATGGCTTTAAAAAGATACATACTTCTCAAGTTGCCAACGGTGGACTTGGTAAATTCATTGAATCAGCAGCACTTTTAATAGAAACATTACCATCTTACACAGGCGATGCGGAAATTGGTACAATTAAATATCAAGCTTCTGATGGCAGTACTCAAGAGACGAAAAGTGGTAAAGAAACAATCTTTAGGCTCTTGGAAAAAATTCAAGGATTATATGAAACCGCTGTAGATGATGGCGCGGAAATTGCATGGGAAAAAATAAAAGAAAATTTGTTCGTAACCTATGTTGAAGCTTTAGATAAATTAAATAAAGAAGTAGCTCTAAGAGGTCAATACGGTAACAGCGGAAAATCAAATTTACAAATTACTGCAAACACTATTTTCAATAATACCAAGAAAAGCGATACCAATAGGACTCTTGTTAATTTAACAAAACCAGGTGTGAACATAGTTGTAACAAATGATTTAGTTAGAATTACTTATGAAACATCTATTAAAGAATACCGTGGTTCTAAGAGCATTAAATATTCTAATCTAGGTATGGCATCTAGCGTGTCATTTTTAATGGGTGTCCAGATGGCTTATCCTAATATTACCACAAGTAAATTAGTAAACTTAGCGGCTGCAAGACCTGGTTATGGTATTTCAAGCCATGAAAAATACGATGAAGAAGAAATTAGTAAAACTTGGGGAAATGTCGTTCAAAATACTGTCACAGCTAGTTTGTTAAGCAGTATCTCTACTTTAATTGGTCTTGAAGGATATAAAAATACCTATCTAACATTAGGCGGAAAAGCTATCCCTATATCAGAGGTTATTTTGAGTTTGCGGACCTCTATGCAGACAGGATTTGCGGAAAATGCTTTCTTTTCAAATAATTTTTCTCGTGATAATTTTACCGCAAGCAATGAATGGATTTGGCAGAACGAAAAGAGTAAAGACTATTACAGTGACCGCAATTTAAACAAGGCTTTAGAGAGGTCAAAGAAGCTTTATCACCCAGTTCTTGAAAAATTAAATCAAGCCAAAATGGATATTTCTTTAAGAAATTTAGAAAGTTTGCTTTAACTTTTTCTAATTTTGTGATATAATATAAGAGTAGAGTTTTGAGTAAAAAGGAGAAAAGATGATTGATATTTCTTTCGAGAAAGAGCGTTCCATCAAAACACAAGATATGTATGACATTATCTCATTTGCGATTGAAAGTGCAAATGAAGGCGGCTTTATTAATACCTTTGTCCTAGAGAGGGCAATCTATGTATACACCGCACTTATTTTAAATGAGGAAAAGCGTAAAGAAATCCAAGAGAAAAATGCAATTTCTCCATTAGCCGCATGGGATTTTATTGTGGAAGAAGGAATTGTTGAGGAGCTTGCAGAAAATCATGCTGCACTTTTAGAGAATCTTGCTGAGTATGCCGCTGTTTGGGCAGATGACCGCATGGAATATGAACATTCTGTAAGAGGACTCTTGGACACAATTCAAACTGTCTCTGGTGATATTGTGGAGAATATGCGCAAGTCTCTTTCCGAAACGGTTGAAAATGGAGACGTAAAAGAGGTTCTCAAAATTGCGAATGACTGGGGTCTAAATAGAGACATCAAAGAGGATGAAACTGAAGAAGAATCTCTTTTCCACGTTGTTGAGGGTCAAAAATAAATAAAAATAATTAGCCTACTTTCAAAATAAGTAGGCTATTTTTTTATGCCTATAAATGAGAAGAAAAAGGAAGCCTGTAAGATACTTGCTGGCTAAAAGATAGAGAAGGTGGTTTTATTGGCTAAATACTCACAAACAGTTGAGTACAATCTACGTACTTCCTTAGACGCTAGTGGTATCACCAAACTACAGACTGAATTAAATAAAGTTAGAGCTACCATTCAAGAAATGGGCAGCGGAAAAGAAGAATTATTTGGTTTTGATATTGCATTAAAGAATATCACAAAAATTCAATCACTTCTTAATAGAAGTTACAATTCCCGCATCGGTATGCTTGATTTATCAGCCTTTAATAAAGGCTTAAAAGAATCTAATCTCAGCCTTGTAGACATGAGGGCATCTTTTAAGCTTGCGGGAAATCAAGGTCAGCAAGCCTTTACCCAAATGCTCGGTAGACTTGGACAACTTGATACAGGTTTAAAAGCTACCAGCAGCACAATGGATAAAATCTTCAATACCGTTGGCAATACTGTTCGCTGGGGTATCGTCGCTAGCGGCTTTAATATGATTAAAGCTTCAATGCAAGATTCTATTAAATATGTTAAAGAATTAGATAACTCTCTTACTCAAATCATGCTTGTTACGGACTATTCCCGCAAGCAAATGAATGATTATGCTAAATCCGCGAATGAAGCTGCTAAGGCTGTCGGTTTAACTACAACTCCAATGACAAATGGTACTCTTGTTTTCGCGCAGCAAGGTTTTAACCTTAAAGATTCTGCTCAATTAGCAACTTTATCAGCTAAATTAGCTAATGCTTCTGAGCAAGATACGAAAGATACATCAGACCAAATTACCGCAATTATGAACGCCTATAATCTTTCTGGTGATGTTGAAAAACTTCATGCAGCTCTTGACTCTTGGGCAAAAGTCGCTAACGTTTCTGCTGCGGACGTTGCGGAAATTGCGGGTGCGGCTCAAAGAGTTGCGTCTACTGCTGCTGCAACAAACGTAACAATGGACCAGTTAAATGCTCAAATCGCAACTATTGAAACTGTTACGCGAGAAGCACCAGAACAAATTGGTAATGGTCTTAAAACTTTGTATGGTCGTTTCTCTGATATTAAACTTGGTAAAACACTTGAAGATGGTGTAGACCTTGGTAAGGTAACTAAGGTACTTGATAAAGTTGGCGTACAAGTCTTAAATGGCGATGGAAAACTTCGTGGTGTTGGTGACATCATGGAGGACCTCATGGCGGTATGGAAGTCTATTGACTCTACCCAAAAGGCAGCTATCGCACAAACCGTTGCGGGCAAATTCCAGCTTTCACGTTTTGAAGCTTTAATGAACCGTGGAGATTTATACGGTCAATATAAAAATGCGTCTGAAACCGCAAGTGGTACTCTTGACCAAATGAACGAAGAAGCTGTTAACTCATTAGCAGGCAAGAGTAAGCAGATTATGAATAATGTCGAGGGAATTACCGCGGCATTATTTAATACCGATGATGTTTATCCAGTTCTTGATGGCGTAAGAGATTTACTAGGCTTGACCAAAGATTTCATTGATACTCTTGGTGGCGGAAAAACGATTATGCTTGGTGCTTATTCCCTCATGACAAAGATGTTTAGTTCTCAAATGTCTGCGGGAATTGCTAATGTAATTAAGAATATGAATCTTGCGCAAACAATTCAAAACAATAACCGCATGGCTTTGCAGCAAGCGCAAGAAATGGGTTTATTAAGTCCTGACCTCAATTCTTCTGATTATGAAAATTTCTATGATAATTTAGATAATCCTCACTTGGAAAAAGTGCTTGACTTTATGCGCTTTGGCGTTAAAAACAGAAGCACTTTCTCAACAGAAGAAATGGAAAATTATACAGCGGAATTAAACAAAACAGTTGCTCTTGAACAAGAACGACTTCAAATTCTAGAAAAGATGTCCACCTTAAAAGATGTTAGTAACCTTATTTATGGTGGAGATATTGTCACTAGAGACAAAGAAAGCGGAAACCTCAAATTCTCTGATACGTATGACCAGGTAGGTGACATTTTCGGTCCTAGTCTGTTATATGATAATTCTGCTGTTGAAATGCAAAGAAGTAATTCTACAGCGGCTTACAATTCTATTGCAAATATCCGTGAGAGTATGGCTGAAATTTTCAGTAATATGCGAGTTGCGGGCGATTTAGATGCCGAAGCACTTCAACTTCAAGAGGGCGAACTCCAAAAAATTGAAAAGAACTATCAAAACATTCTCCATCTAGTATCCGCGATTGACGATGAATACTCTGATAATCATTATTTAACATTAGCAGAACAAGAAACTGATGAATTAGCTGAAAGTGTTTCTCAAACAGAGGACCCTCTAGACCGTTTGATTATCCGCATTAATCAATTAAAAGACCTCTTTGAAGATATGAAAACAGAGGGTCTTGAATTCTTTGACGGACAATATGCGGAACAAATTATTGCAGATTCTATTGGTCAATCTGATGTTCTTCTCAAGGGATTGCAACAAGCTAAAGAGGATAGTAAGGTTATCTTTGCCCGCAGGAATAGCGATTTAACTGGCTTAAATGACCGCAATCTTCATAACGAAGCTGGTCGCATTTCCCAAGAGGGCGTTAATGAAGGACTAGAAGAAGAAACGGCGTTAAGGCATAGAATCCAATCTACTATTCAGCTTTCTAGTGCTATTGGACAGCTTGGATTTGCTTGGTCTGCTTTCCAAAACCTCGGTTCTTTATGGGCAAATGATAATACAACTGATGGCGAAAAGGTATTGCAAACGGTAATTAATCTCTCGATGGCAGTACCTAATATGATTAGTGCCTTTAGAGGATTTAATACCAAGAGTCTAAAAGATGCACAACAAACATTTGCGTCTATTGGTGAGTTTGTTAAGGGTAAAGCTGTTGCTGGTTTCTCTAGCATGGTAGATGGCGCAAAAGAATTTATTTCTAATTTTTCTAAAGCACCAGAGCAATTTAGAAATGCTCAAAGAGCAGCTACTCTTTTCTCCGAGTCTATGGAATCATCTAGAGTTGCGACTGCGGGAATTGCTTTAAGTCTAAATACTATTTTACCTGGATTATTTATTATTGCGGCAGTTGGTTCTGTCATTGCTAATACGATAAGAGAGCAGCAAGAAGCTGTTTCTCGTGCAACTATTCAAGCTGGCGAAACCGCAACTGGCGATTTTAATAAGATTCGTGAAGCTAAACAGGCTTACATTGAAATGTACCAAAAGTACAAAGAGGGCAAGGCTAGTTCAGACGAACTTAAAAAGGCTTCTGAGAGTCTTAATAAGGCTCTTGGGAATCAAGCAGATACCCTTTCCGCAGCCAATGGTCAATGGGAAACTTACAATAGAAATATTGAACGTGCGTCAGAAGTAAAACTTGACGAAGTTATCCGCACACAAAACACGGCTTTAAACGAAGCTGGTAGAAAGTTTGCAGAATCTGCTGGTGCTTTTAACCCTTTTTCCACACAATTTGCGCCAGATAGTAAGTTCGCTGGCGGAAATCAAGCTGTTACTGAAGCTTACAAGAACTCTTCTTCTTTGACCATGAGTAGTATTACAGGAGACTGGGGATTTGTCAACGGTACTTCTGCGGCTCAAAGAGTCCAAGATATTCAACGAGTTGATGAAGCGTTTAACAAAGCGATTGAATCTGAACGTGCGCTTGGCCATGATGTTGAAGTTCTTGTCGAGGAGCAAAAGAAACTCCATGCTTTAAGAGATTCTCATTCAGAAGAACTTAATCAATATCAGACAGCCAGTCAAAACTTGACCGTATCGCTTACTGACAAATATAGCTCAGATAATGCTCCCGTTCAATATCAAAAAGGTGAAACGATTGAGCAATATCGTAATCGCCTTGTCGAAGATTTACAGAAAAAAGGTTATGTAACTGGGCAAGACGAAGCCGAAGCGATGGCAGATGGAATTGTTGAGGGTACTTCAAAAGTCGTTTCCAATACTCAATGGCTGAAAGATTTAGCGAAGCAACGAGCTTTTGAAGATGCTAATAAGAAATACGATAATCTTTCTGATGAACAAAAAGCCGCAGTCGCTAAAGGTTTCAATAATTTTGCTCCTGGATATGATAAAGATAAATATGCTCAACTTATGGCATCTATTGATGAAGATTCCTCTGTTGAGAATATTCAAAATCAATTAAAGCGAATTAAGAGTTTAATTCCAGAAGAAGATAAAACAATCCAATTAAAGACTGATTATAAAGACGCATACAAGGAAACAAATGGTGCGGTCAATCAGTTAGATTCTATTTGGTCACAATATGACAAAGATGAATCTGGTGGTTTTGATAATCAAGAAGCCGCAAAGTTACTTGCGGAACATCCCGAATATGCTGGCTATTTAACAAAAGTTGGTGACCAGTATAAACTTAATCAGCAAGCTTTAGATGACTGGAATGAGTCAATCAAAGAACAAAATCAGCTTGTTGATGATAATATGGGCGGTACGCAATCATTTGAGAATTATAGGGATATTCTCGCATCCGTCCAAAGCAAAAATTCTCATCAAAATACACACGATTACGGTATTGGAAATTCTACCGAAGGTGTTGTAGAAGAACAAACTAATTTCCAAAACATAGATTCTCAGCTAGACGCTCTTGTTAACAAGAATGAAGAATTGAATCAAAGTCTTGCGGAAGGTAGCATTAGTACGCAAGAATACTTTGCTTCAATGAGTTCTAGTATCGAATCTAGTGGATTATATGATGCCTTAGATTCTCTTAACGGCAAATTTGATACAACTACAGATTATGCGGAAGAAATGGTATCTGTACTTGGTGCGGAAGTTTCTGATGCTCTTATCCAATCCAATAAACGCTTTGTACAAGGAAAAGAATCTGTTAGCGATTATATCAAAGACCTACAAGGCGGAATTGAAATTCAAAAGAGGTTAACAGCTTCCACCTATGATTTACAAGAATCAGAAGATGGCTTATACGAAGCTGTAGATAAAAATAACCAAGCTGCGGTCAATGCGGCTGATTCTCTCAATGCTCTGACCCGCACACAAAAAGAACTATCAGCAGCCTTAGAAATCTCTGATACTCTTGGACAAAATGCGGAAATGCTAGAACAATACACAGATGCCGCAGGTCAGCTCACCGATGGTATTCTCGATGATTCTAGATTTACAGATTATATGAATAGCCTTACTCAGAGCTTAGTTGATTTTGCGGCGACTTCGCAAGACAATTTTGCTGCTATCAGTGAAAGCCTAGCTAATATTGCAAATGTTTCTGTCGATGAAATGAACTCCCTGCTCACTGCTGCAATTAATGGTAGCGCAGAAGAATCCGCTGCGGCCATGGCTCAAATCGTTGACATGACTGGTATGAGCGCAGACCAAGTTTCTCAAATGACACAACTCGCAATGAATAGTACTTCTGGTGCATTAATGAATGCGCAGCAGGCTATTGGTCAAGTCCTTACTGCACTTGGCAACATGATTAAGTCTTTTAATTACACCATTGAATTTGAACCATTTATTAAAGGTCCTGCCAATGGTAAATGGATTGATATTGAAAATGGTAAAATTAATCTTCCTACCTTTGGTTTTAATGCTAAAGGCAAGGGCGGCGGTAATGTAGCTTCATTTGCTGCTGCTTTGACTAATGCTGGTAGTTACTTTACCAATGCGGGAAATACCGCAGCTAGAGCGCAAGCTATCAGTGCATACAAGCCTGTTGGAAACAACGCCGTAGGTCAAGGTGCTAGAGGTGCTGGCTACGGCGGTTCTGGCAAGGGTAAAGGCGGAGGTGGTGGAGGAAAAGGCGGCGGTTCTGGAAAATCTTACGAACCAAAAACCAAAGACCTCGAAAAAGATGAAGTAGATAGATACGAAAGAGTAAATGCCTTACTATCTGCTGTTGGAGAAGATTTATCAGTTATCCAGAAAGAAGAAAAGCGACTAACTGGCAAAGAACTTCTTAAAAATCTTGAATCGCAAATTCCGCTGTTACAAAAACAGATTCTTCTTTATCGTGAAAAGCTAAAAATCCAAAAGCAAGAAGCAAGTGAACTTAGGGACCAATTACAATCTCAATATGGACTTGCTTTTGACACAGAAGGATTTATTGCCAATTATCAGCAGGTTCATGATGAACTACTTAATCGTGTCAATAACCTTATCGGTCAGTACAATGCTACTACAACCGAAGAAGGACAAAAAGACCTCGATAAACAAATTCAATCTGCTAAAAAAGAACTTGATGATTTTAACAAGACCTACAAGCGATATGACACGCTCTGGTCAAAAGATTTAAAAGATACCCAAAAGCAGATAGAAGATATTACTGATTCTATTGAGGATTTACAAATTGAAGCTTTCAACAAATCTGTTAAAGCTTTAGATAATATTAAAGATATTCAAAAGACGCTAGAGACATTCCAGCATAATATGAATCGTGGACTTGATAAGAATCCATTTGAAGAACTTGCGGAATCTGGCGCAAAATTACAGAAATACTTTGATATTAAAACTGCTGATAAATACTTTGATGAAATGATTAAAAATTATAGCCGACTACAGCAAAAAGCTACTGAACAGTCCGCAAAAGACTTCTATCAGAGAAAGATTGATGAAGTTAAGGCTGGAAGGTCCGCACAAGGTAATGGTAGTATGGAAGCTGGCGGAACTGGCTATTTTGATATGGCGTGGCAAAATGGCTCTGAAATTCTCAATCAACTTAAACAATATGAAGAGACTGGTCAATCTGAAATCTTTGGAGAAAATGGCAAAGGTTTATATGATTCTGCAAAAGATATATTTAACCAAATGTCTAAACTCCTAGAGGACTATTGGAGCGACATTGATGATGTTCACAATAAGATTATCGAAGCAATTTCAGACATTTCTGACCGCATCGAAAAGCGCAAGAATCAGTATTCCGCAATCGCAGACGAACTAGAACACATTGCGGATATTTCTGAACTTCTTCATGGCGACAAAGCTTATGAGGAGCAAAATAGAATCCTAGCTGCTCAACAAACAAATTATCGTGCGCAACTTGCGGAATACCAGCAACAACTTACCATCTGGAAAGAAATGCAATCTCATATGCGCCAAGGTTCAGAAGAGTGGAATACGGTTCAAGAGAAGATTACTGCTGCGACAAAAGATATTGATGATTTAATCAAGACTAGCCTTGAAAATCTGCATAAACAGTATTCTAATACTATTAGCAAGATTACTGACTCTTGGAGCGGTAATGCTATGGGCAATGACCTCGAATGGATTAAAACCGAATGGGAACTCATTAACCGCAATGCAGACTACTATTTAGACGCAACTAACAAGGCTTATAATATCCAAAAGCTACAAGGTAAATATCTTGATTTACTTGACGGTACAAATGACCTTAAAGTACAACAAATGATTACCGACCAGATGAAAGACCAATTAGGATATTTGCGGAACAAGACAAACCTTTCTTCTTATGATGTTCAATATGCGCAAGCACAATTAGAGATTTTACAAAAACGTATTGCTCTCGAAGATGCGCAAAATAACAAAACTCAAATGAAGCTCCGTAGAGATTCACAAGGTAATTATAGTTATGTTTATACTGCGAATCAAAATAATACAAGGGCCGCACAAGGCGATTTGCTAGACGCACAAAATAATGCTTATAATTTATCAAAAGAACAGATGAAACAAACTCAATCTGACTCTTTGTCCGCGCTCACCGAAGCTAAATCCCAAGTAGACGACATTTGGAATAATGCAAATCTTTCACTCGATGAAAAGAAAAAGAGAACTCAAACTATCATTGATTCTCTTAAAGAATATCTTGCTTCTACTGGCGAACAATTAAGTACATCTGAAAAGAATATTATTAATGATTATATTGGTATGTTCAATGCCATGACAGAAGAAAATCGTTCTGGTATGAAAGATGTATATGACCAAATTGTACAAGGTAACAATGACGCATTTGACCAGATTGATACCCGTTGGGCAACTTCTATTACAAACTGGTTACAAAATCTAGCTGATTTTAATGCTAATACTGATGGAATGTTTAATAGTCTGATTGATACCGCGGAAAATTATAAAGAGCAAACAGAAGATGTAGCTAATGCAGTCGGTAGGAATTTTGATAACATTACTCAAAGCCTTAATAATTGCGTTGATTCTACAAAAGAATTGTCCAATAGCACCGCTGATTTTATTCAGCAGCTAAAGAATGATTCTGGTGTAGTCCAGGATTACGAGCATAGGATTGAAAGTATGGCTGGTAAAGTAGTCGATGCAAACAATTCTATGAGAGCTTATAACCAGCAAGTAAATGACCTTGGCAATAAGCTTACGGCAAAAGAGCAAGAAAATGCTAATTTGTTGTCTCAAAATCAAAACCTCCAAGGGCAAATTGATGAATGGACTCGTCAACAAAATGGCGGAGGTGCTGGTGGAGCTGGTGGAAGCGGTGCAGGCGGCTCTGGTGGAGCTGGTTCTGGCAATGATGCTACGGCTTGGGGTATTGCACAAGCTATTTGGACTTATGGCTGGCAATCTGGCTGGGGCAATGACCCAATCCGTTCTGGTAAGCTAAAAGGTGCTTACGGTTCTGACTTTGCCCGCAAGGTTCAAGATTATATTAATCAATACTGGCAGAGTGGTAAGCTAGTCAACTACAATTCACTTGGCTATAGTTCTTACAATTTAATAGGCTATGATACTGGTGGTTACACTGGTTCATGGAATAATTCTTCTGATGGTAGGGTTGCTTTACTACATCAAAAGGAACTTGTCTTAAATGCTGATGATACTAAGAATATTTTAGGTGCGGTCCAGGCTGTCCGCAGCTTTGCTAATGCAATGAAAGTGGATGCAATCAATAATATTCTTGGAGCTTTTGGAAACGCTATTAATGGAATGACTTCTGTTGGTGTTGATAATAATATTAAACAAGACGTACACATTACTGCGGAATTCCCAAATGCTACATCAACTAAAGAAATTGAAGATGCTATTCTCGGTCTTAATGACCGTTCTTGGCAATATGCTTTTGGTAAATAGGTCAAAAATGAATAAAGTTTTACTGCTAATTTTGATTTTAAATTAGAGTAAACGAGATTGAGCGTAGGGTAATTTTACTCTACGCTCTTTTTTATTAGAGAAAAAAGGAGGTAATGTTTTGAATAGTCTAGAATTGCAGGATGCCATTCTAAAAGCGGTAGATACGTTAACTCAAAAAAGAATGGAAAGAATTCAAGCTGATAGAACCATTACCGCACAAGTCTTAAAATGTACAAATGCTTTAACGAAGGAATATAGTCTTGAATATAATGGCGGAAATATCCTTGCTTATGCGGCAGATGGCAAGACTTATTCCAATGGCGAAGTGGTTTATGTCCTTGTCCCGCAAGGCGATTTTTCCGCAAATAAAGTTATTTTAGACAAAGGGCAGGCTAAAAAAGATAGTTCTCAATTTGTTAGCTCCGCTTTAAATAATTATAATATTATCGGTCGTAATCTAATTAATGATGCTTTTAATAGTTTACCTCTTGGACTACATTCTTATTTAAATCATGAGTACGCTTTACTTTACAAGTATGGTATAAAAAGTGATGCTGCTAATAAGATGTTTTTAGTTGACGGTGATGAATTATCCAACAGCATAAAAGAGTCTGATGGATTCCTTATTAGTGCCGATTTTCTTTCCAGGTTGCCAAGGGCACATAGAATTAGCTCTAATGGTACTTTTGGATTAGAATTTATTTTAGCTTACAAGGACCAGAGTAAAGAAAACGGAATTAAGCTAGTACCTTATATTATTGACACTAATAATATGGTAGGCAATCCCTTGAACAATGGCTCTTGGACCACTCAACAACAAATTTATGCGGTCGATAAAGAAAATTTTCTGTATATTGATACAATCCTTTTCTATGAAAGAGATTTTGTTGTAGAAGATGACTTAGTAAATGCTGATGATAAACTCGGGCATGGAAAAGATATTTTTATCAAAAATATTCAATTCATGGGATTAAAGAAAATTGCTGCAACAAGTGGAAATTATCGTTTACAAATTTCCGCAACAAAAGGTAATACTTTTAAAACCTTAAATAATTCTTCTAGTCTTGACATTTCTGCCAAGTTCTATATGAAAAACACTAATCTTACTGACCAAGTTAACTTCTATTGGTTTAAAGAGGATAATAGAATTACTGCCCTATCAAAAGGTTATCAAATGTATGGCGGTCCTGGTTGGAAGCTATTAGAAGATAAAGGACATAATAATCTCGTGTCATTTTCCGCAACAGAAAACTTAGCACATGAAAATAAATATTTATTAGTTGCGGTATATAAAGAGCAAATTATTCTTAAAGAACATTTTATACTTTTTAATGAAGCAGCAAAAAGAGAGATTTCTATCAACTCTTCTCTTGGTGTAAAATTTAATTTTGATTTAGGTGTTCCTACTTTAACCTGCTTGATTAATGGCAAGGAAAATAATTTTGATGCGGGAATTGCTAACGAACATCCAGATAAGTTTTTCACTTTTGTTTGGTCTAAGGTAGATAAATTTGGAAATGTTACAATCTTTAATCAAACAAAACAAGAGGTAGAAGAAAAATATAATAAGCTGATTCAGTCTGGTAATTTTTCCTATGCGGAATTGACAGCATTAAAGAATTTAGCTAATAGTCTTGATGGTATCTCTTGGAATAAAAATAAACTTATTTTCCCAGTAAATAAAATTGATGATTTGGTAACAATCAAATGTTCTGTTTATTTGCAAGATAGAGAACTTATTGGAGAAGAAAATCTCGAAAATCTGCAATATAACATCGGTTCTTCTTCTATCGTTTTACAAAACGAGAAAAGTCCTGTTAAAAAAGATTATCAAATTGTAATTGAGAATGGTAATCAAGTATTCCAATATAGCGAATCGGGAGTCTCTCCCGCAAATGAAAGGAATCAGTCTCCAACTTTAGTAAAGCCTTTAATTGCACATCTTTATGACCCAAATGGGTTAGAGGTGAACAGCTCTACTTTTGAGATTGAGTGGTTAGTTCCTGTTTCTAATTCTTTAATTGAATTACCGTCTCTTTTACAAATTAATCCTGCTTCTGGGGTTAAGGAAATTTTTAATGGAAAACAATTCCCTCTAAAAATTAAAGATATTTTTGATTCTCTTTCTTATAACAATCAGATTCAAGCAATTGTTAAGTATCAAGGGCAAATTTACAGGCAATTAACTGACCTTACCTTTACCAAAGTTGGTGAAAATGGAACCAATGGTACAGATATTGTCGCTAAGTTATCTCCTTCATTTGTCTTTGGCACAGATAAAAAACTCTGCCTTGAAATTGAAAATGGAAAGGCTGCCTTAAATTCTGGTCAAACTTTAGATGATGAAATTTTTGATTTTAACCTTTTCCAAAAGAATGAAAAACTTATTATTGAAAAAGACAAGATTCAATGGAATATCCTTGGCGGAAATAAAAAACTATCTAAAGTCTTTGATTTTGCGGGAAATAAATTAACCTATACTTCACCAATTTCCGCAAACAATTTTAGGAATCAGATTATTAAGACTTCTTATAAGTTAGAAGATAAAGAATACTCTGCTTGTTATCCATTGGCAATAATTGATTATAGGATAAAGAAAAATTATCAAGTTGATATTGTAGCTAGTAAAACGCTTGATTATATTCTTTACAATAGAGAAGGACGCAATCCTCTTTATAATCATAATCTTGGTGTTTTTATTAACATTGAATCTAAAGACAAGAAATATATTGTTTGGAGCGCAGAAGGTGGAGAGCCAGATTTTGATGGCAGAAATTATGCGGACCATCCAAAAAATTCAGATTTAAATCTTTCTTATGATAAAGATTCTAATTCTACTAGCAAAAATCTAATTCCTAGAGTTACTTATGACGAACATGGAAATGCTACAGGCTTTGAACAATTAACTCAAATTTACATTTTCCCGAATATTGCTTATAGTGGAAAATATTCAAACAACCTAGTATATGGTAGAATCTATAACTCAAAAGAAGATTTTGATAATTCCCGCAATCCAGAAGTTGAAATTTATATTCCAATACATCTTTCCTTTAACACTTTTGGTCTAGCATCTTTGAATGGATGGGATGGCAATCGTCTAGAAATTAATCAGAATGAAAATTATATCCTTGCTCCGCAAATGGGTGCAGGATATAAAGATGCTAATAATAGATTTACTGGTCTAGTGATGGGTTCTTCGTCTTTTTATGATAAAAAAGGCGGCAATACCTTGACTGGACTCTTGGGTTTTTCAAAAGGTAAACAATCTATTTTCTTGGATGCGGAAACTGGCTCTGCTATTTTTGGATTGCCAGAAGAACAAAGCGATGAAAATAAAAATTATGAAAGCGGCCAAATTAAGCTTATTCCTGGTGAGGAATCTTCGATTGGCAACTGGCATATTGGCTCTACTTCTCTTTACAATATAGAGCCAAACAAATATCGCAATGGTAGTGTTTTAGATAAACCATATGCGGATTTAGCAAAAGTCATTGATAAAAAGACAAAAAAGCCACGATATAAAGCCTCTATCCCGCACGATGCAGAAGGTATTATGCTTTCTTCCGCGCCAGCTTATATCACAATTAAAGGTCGCTCTCTAATTGATAATGATAAAGATGCTAATTTTAGTGGGTCAAATACAATTATTCAACCTAAAGATTCTTTTGAATTGCAACTAGACCCAAATAATCCGTCTATTTTTACAATTTATAGACACACAAATGCTGCGGAATATCAAAATTTTATTGTACATGAAAATGCCATTTATACGGAAGAAGATGCGGACCATAGTAATCCCCTTTCTTCTGCTTTGTTAAATGTCAACGGACAAATCATAGGTTGGGAGACTAAAGAAAAATTTGATGGTAGTTATGTAATCGCACATCAACTTCTCAACCCAGACTTAAATACTTTTTCTGGTGACTTCTATTTTAGTCTTGTAAAAGATAAAGATATTTATTACCTTCCAGAGCAAATTTCTTCTCCTGCGGAAAAAGATGCGGCTGCCCGCAAGTTGGCAAATGCTTATAAATGGCATAGAGAGTTAAAAGTTGGTATTAACAGCCAAGGTCGTTTCTTTACTAATGCTTTAAAGGACAATGCAACTGCTTTAGCCATTGGCGACATCGGTGCCTTTGGAGAAGCTGCTGCAAAACATAAATATATTGGTGCGACTTTTAATGTTGGTACTGGTACAAATGATAATGGATTAATTAAATTCTTTACTGAGAGTAAATCAGTTAACAAGAAAAGTGGCACTTTGTATATGACGGGTGGTACAAGTCTTGATAATGAATATCAGCGTGACTTCGTATCAGCCTTTTCTTCTATTGGTTTATATGCTTCTAATACCAAGAGTATTAACAAAACTTCTCATGATAGAATTATAATTAGTTCAGATTCAGCAGAAATCGGACACGAAAACACATTCTTGTCACTTCCAGCTACAGAAAAATCTTTATTGGTTGCGGAAAATGGTTTAGACATTACAACCAGCCTTAATAAAGCGGTAAATATTGTTTCTGGACAACTTTTAATAAACTTGAATAGCAATTCTTCACAATTAGGTGGACTGATTGTAAATGCTAGTGGTAATACCTCTTTGAATACGGGTAAAAAATTAAGCATTAATGTTGGCTCTAAAGATTTTGTTTTAAATACCCTTAATACTGAAATTAAAACTTCTAATGAGGGATATACCGCAAGGCAAAATGAAAATGGAGTTTCAAGAGCGGGATTAGACTTTAAGTATGGACCTGGATTAATTTCAAATATCTGGGGAGAAGGTTTACTTGTTAAGTCTAATCGTGGTATTTTACATTTAGAAAGTCACGGCTCACCAGATGGCGTACAAATTGACGCTTATTCTCCATCTTCTAATTCTATTGATGATGGCGTTTATTTACGACTTTTGCCGCAAACTGGTGGTAGTGCTTCTTCATGGATATTATCAAGTCCAAATGGAACTATGAAATCTACAAATGAGCTATATCACGGTTTTAGTGGTATTAGTACATCTGGTATTTTTAACCCTAATTCAATTTATGTTCCAGGAGTTATCAATTCACATGATTCTACCAAGGGAGTAGACTATTGGACCAGTATTATGGCTGGTTGGGATATTCGTTCTGCTAATGGTAGTTTTATTGCGGGAAATGACTTCAAGTTTGCAAAGACTTATGCTTTTAGTGGTTATAGCGGCTATGATAGTGTATATAATCACCTTAAAGCTATTTATGCGGAATTAGCTAATTTTTATAATAAAATTAACAATCTGCGCACAGACGTTAACAATCATTGGGCAGTTACCGCTACAGAGAGATATGCAGATAATGCGGCTAATCGAGCATACAATAATGCGACTACTTGGACCACGAATCAGAATTATGCTACTCAAAACTGGGTATACAGTAATTACACTCCATGGAATACTTATAGGGCACACACTCACAAGGCTGTCAATGTTTCTAACACTTATGGTCTTGTTGATTGGGATACTTACAATAGTGCTGTTGGAGATATTACTCACATTAAGAGAACTACTAAACTTAGCGACCTCTACACAGGCGGTCCAGCTTAGAATAGTAAAAAGGAGATAAAATGAATGATTTAGAGCTACAAATTAGAGTTTTGGCTACAGTAAAAAATTATATTGGAAATCTAATGGGGCAGAATCAAATTCCTGCTTCGTTGATGGAAAATGTTTTGAATTCTGTTATGTTAGATGTTAAGGATGCGGCAAGGCAGGAACTTGCTGCATCCCTCCTTGCTTCCGCTGCCCCGCAAGAAGTAGAGGAAAAGACGGAGGAAGATAAGGAGATTAATAATGGCTAGAAAAAATCTTGTTAAACAAATATCTGTAAAGCAAGATGACAATACTCTTGGAACATTTTATGATTTTGGAGCTTCTTTCGCTGATGTTGTTGATACGAGAATTGGTATGGGGAATTTTTCTCTAGAACAATTTTTTGACAACTATATGTCTTTTATGAAAGAAAATACTTTTGTTTCTGTTGGAGTAGACCAACCGACAAATAAACACATTGGCTTATGGATTGACACGGGCCACACAAACCACGATACCTACGGAGAGAAATAGGAGGAATATAAATGGCAACTGCTGTAAATACATTATATCCTCCTGTTCTCCCCACTTTCTCAAATGCTTTTATTTATAATCAAGATGCTGTAATATATTTCACTATTTCTTCTTATAATTCTTCTTCTGATGTAAAAAGAGTTCATATCTCAGTAGTAAATCAAAATACTAATGAGAATGTTTTGAGCGATTCTAGCGGAATTATTTTTTCAGACTTAAAATTTGATTCTAAGAAGAATATGTATTATGTTGTAATTCCTGTTGCGGCAATCCAGTCTAAGCAATTTGAAATTAATCAATTCTATAAAGTTCAATTACGATTTGATAATTTTGATGGCGATTCTAGTTTTTCTTTCTTTGCTATGTCCGCAAATGAGAAAAATAATTATTTGTTAAATTATCAAGGGTATTTTTCTGAGTGGAGTTCTGTCTGTTTAATCAAACCTATTCTTGAACCGCATTTGAGAATCAAAACTTTAGATAATTCTAGTGCGGAAAAGGCTACGGCTTTTAACAAAGGTATTATCCCTATTATTGGTGGTATGTACTTTGGAGATATGAGTATTTTAGAAACAGAAACTTTGCAATCTTATAAAGCGCAAGTTTTTTCTGAAGATAAGTCCACTATGGTCCAAGATAATCCTACTATTTATACAAATAATACTCTTGACCCGAATGATATAAATTACAATATTGATTTGCAAACTATTGATACTACAGAAAATTCTAAATTCATCATTAGAATTACTGCAACTACTAAAAATCAATATGTCTTAATTAAAGATTATTCAATCGTATTAAACGACTTCTTGAATGATGTTGGCTTTGCTCCAGTATTCCAAGAAGAAGTTGACAACGAGCTGGGAATTGTAAATATTAGAATTAAGAATTCTTCCAGTATTGTTGGCGGAATTATTTACATAAAAAGATTATCAAGTGTAGACAATTTCAAGAAGGCTGAACTAATTCACTCTGAAAAAGTTAACGGCACAATTGACATTTCTATTAAAGACAATACGGCTTCTAGCTTGGTTTGGTATAAATATTCTGCGCAATACGCAAATACCGCGGGTGCGATTACTCAAGTTTTCTATTCCCGCATCATTATGCCAAATTTTGAAGATGCTATTTTGTCATCTGGACAACATCAATATAATATTAAATACAATTACAATATTTCTTCAATGAAACCTGTAGTTAATAGAGTTAAGATTGATACTCTTGGTGGCAAATTCCCAAAGTTTACAGAAAATGCTGTCTTAAATTATAAACAATTCTCCATTTCTGGCACTCTTTCCGCAGAAGCAGATGCTTATCAAAAGTTTATTTCTAAGAAGTCTGTTTTTAACACGAATGAATTAGAAGAATATTATAAGCATTATAAAGAGCATCCTAGTAAGTCTATTTTAGCAGACGCGGGCAAGGGTGATAAAGTAGAGACTACCCCAGATGATGATAGAATTGATGAATTAGTCAGAAATGATTTTAAGAATTATAAGAAATATGCGGACTTTACTCAGCATACAGACAAAGATACAAGCATTACCGAAAACAATTATCTGACCACTACATACAATGACTATTTGTGGGAAAGAGAATTTAGGGAATCTTTGCTCTCTTGGTTAAATAATGGCGAGCCAAAGTTATATCGTTCTTCTACCGAGGGCGCAATGGTTGTTATGATTGCGGACGTTTCTCTGCAACCTACCCAAAAGCGCAATAGAATCACATATGATTTTTCCGCAACGATGTACGAAATTGAAGATGGAAATTCTTTACAAAAATTAGACGAACTTAATATTTATCCAGTCCAAAAGACCAATCTTAATAACATTAATGGTATTTCTACAGGTGGCGATGATGAATCATTAAAAGTTGTTAAACTTGGTCAGATGTATAATTTTGTTGTTGAAAATAAAAATGACATTAGGAATCTTCTTTTCTCTGACTTACAAATTAAATATGGAAAGTCAAATCTGAATGGCGAGACTGGTCTTTATGATAAAAAGAATATTCTTTCTAGAAAAAAGCCAGATGACCTGTACATTAAAAACGTAAAATTGTATTTCCAGAGTAAACCAAATCTTTATTATTTTGATTCAGACGGTACGCCGCAATGGGTGAATAATAATAATTTAGATGCGGGAATTGTGGACCCAAAACAGGTAGTCTCTGGTTATACCTTTAACATTGCAAATGCCGAATCTCAAACAACTATTTTTGTAAATGAGCAAGGATATTATCAGATTCCAGATAGTTTTGATGTTTACTCTTTATCTTTTAATCATATTGGTGATGTTGTGACTTTGGAATATACTCTTTGCTACAATGAAAAGAATAATGCAAACACGGTTATTTCTGGCAGCTCCATCGACCGTATCATCCTTGGACAATATGCTGGTATTTTTGCACCTGGAAAATATCTTAGTAAAGATATTAAATCAAAATACAATTTTGTGAGTTCTCGTGGGCATATTCAATATATGCAGTATTGGAAAGGTATTTCCTTAGAAGTCATTCCATACGCACTTTGTAAGATTACTTATAAAGACAACGAGGAAAAGCAATATTTGATTGGTGAAACTGGGATTTTGCACTTGCTCAAGAATTTTGAGATTTCTAATATCGCTTTCGAGGGTGTAAGAGTTTCTATTAAGCCATTGGAAAGACAAATGTATTTAGGTGAAAATGAAGTTTGCTTAGATACTGCTACGAATTATGAGACTGTAGCAGATATTCAAAATCCTATGAGGAATACTGTTTATAAAGTTGACGGTGCTTTTATGGTTTACTTTGAAGATGGAAAATGGTATCAGTTCAAAGAATTGAATATAGATGAAACTAATGTTGCGCCTAATACTTCTACGGAAAAAGTTGGTTTAGCTTGCGTTCCTGTACAAGGGCAAATTAATTATTATGGCTCTGTTATTCAATCTAGCTATCTATAAGGAGGATATTATATGAGAAAATTTTATCCTTACCTATTGGGCGAAAGTGACGAGAGCCTAAATGATAAGCAGTCTAAATTAAATTTCTTATCTGAAATTGACGACTTTTTAAACAAAAAACAATATACAAGAATCACTTTGTTAAACTGGAATGAGGACCCCTTGAAGGAAATTCAAGGGGAACTCACCTCTGGAACTTTTACTAGCGATGGCTCTTCTTCTGTAAGGAATTCTTGTTCATTACAAGCAAGCTTAAATAGTGGTGAGTACAATTCCGATGATTTTAAGAATGATTTTGCTATTAATAAGAAAGTTTTTTTAGAGATTGGTGTTAAAAACTACAGTAAGTTTTATGAAGATTATCCTATCTTGTGGTTTCCAAAAGGTGTATTCTATATTTCATCTGCTGCGGTGAATTCTAGTGTTAGTTCTGGTCTTTCAATTAGTTTAACTTTGAAAGACAAGATGTGCGGACTAAACGGTGAAATTGGCGGGAAATTCCCCTCTACGGTTATTTTGGACTCTGTAGACACTCAATCTGCTTCTGGTGATTATATTTCTGAAAAAGTTTTAATTTTTAATATTATTCAAGAGTTAGTCCATCATTATGGCGGAGAACCGCTTAATAATATTGTCATTGAAGATGTCCCTTTGAGAATTAGGAAAATTCAAAAATGGATGGGTGAAGAGCCACTTTACTTAAAGCGACAAGGAAATGATACTGGTTATATCTACTTTGAAGCGATGACAGAAAAACCCGCAAACATGAATGGTATTTTGACTTATCCAACAAATGCGGATATTGGATACATTTATAGCGATTTCGTTTTTGACCAAGACTTGACGATGAATGCCAATCAAACTATTGTAGACGCTTTAGAAAAAATTAAGAATTACCTCGGCAATTATGAATACTTCTATGACGAATATGGCATTTTCCATTTTAGAGAAATTAAAAATTATCTAAATACTACTCAGGCAAAAATTGTTTTAGATGATATGAAAAGGTTTGACTATTTAGTGGATAATACCGTCCAAAAAAGCTCATACACTTTTTCAAACAAGAAAAACTTGATTGCCGTTTCTTCTACCCCTCAATATCAGAACATTAGAAATGATTATGTTATCCAAGGGACAAGAGAAGGTACAGGAAATAATCAGAAAATTAATGTAATGTATCATCTTGCGATTGATAAAAAACCGATTGCGGGAAATGCTTACAAAGATTTACTCGTATACAAAGAAGAATTGTCTGGATTAACTCGGCTCGCTTTCCCGCAAGTTGTTCCAACAAAAGCAGCTTTGCCAAATCCAGGTAATTTTAATTTGATTTACAGAACCGCAGATACTAACTCTTTCTTCTTTTGGAATAATAATGCTTATAAAGAGATTACTCCTATTAAGTATTATCCTGTTGGCGGACCAGGTTATATTACAAAAGACTGGCGAACAGAAATGTATTTACAAGGACTCTTGGCAAAGAATAAAGGTACAGACCAAGGCAGATTTTTCACTAATCTTGTGCGTTCTGATGTTACAAATACCGATTGGATAGAACCAATTTATAATCAGAACAAGCAGCTAAAAATTGATGTAGATTTTTACTTTGAAGAATTAGATGCCTTTTGGCCGCAGATTTATGACTTAGAAAATCAAAAATTCTATGGGCAAGAAGAGGAACAAACCTTACATCCACAAACTCTAGCTGATGGAAATTATTATCTTGACTTTATTGAGCCTAGCACGTCTGGTCTTGGGCAATATTCAGTTCAGAATATCGGCAGGAGAACAGAAGTATTAGTAAATCAAGACATAAATTGCCTATTTCAACCAGAAATTCCAAATGTAATCTGGTTAAATGCAGATGATGATAAAATTGTAGAAAATCGTCAAGAAGCTATTAAAATGGGACAACCTTATTCACAAGTAAGAGGAGATATTTATTCTAATTTCTGGACAGGTGGATATAAGAATAGTGCTTTTGATGCGGTCAAAACGCAGCTTTGGACGTATACAACCTATCAAAAAGTATTATCTTTAACTACTGTTCCAATTTTTTACTTAACTCCTAATACAAGAATTACGGTTAACGATTCAACTACTAACACTTATGGAGATTATGTTATAAAATCTTTCTCTTTCTCTTTTGGCGCGAGTGGTCAAATGAATATATCTTGCAATCAATGTATAGATAAAATATAAATTTATAATGGGCAAAGTCGTAAAAAGGCTTTGCTCATTTTTTTATATTTAAATAGATAAAAAGAGAAAAAAGGAGGGGTAATGTCTTTCCAAGTAGGACAGTTACGCTACACAGGGCGAAATTGCATTTCAGAACTAACCCCTGTTTTAAGCTATCAATCAACTAATTTAACAAATAATGAAACCAGCATTGCTACTAACTTTAAAGATGTGCTGGTTACTCCTTCGCAAGGAGCTTTTGAAAAAGATAAAAGCTATTATTTTTATATCGCTATCCCGCAAGATATGAATTATGATTTTAATTTAAACATTAAACTTGTAAAAAAACAAAACAATCAAATTCAGTATTATCAATTTTTGAGACAAATGTCTATTTCGCGGGGCGGTACTGCGGAGAATGTCTTTAATATTGCACTGTATGAAACAATCAATGGAGAAATTCTATCAATGATTCCATTGGAATATAGAGCAGGAGTAGTTACTGAACAGGATAAACTCTACATTCAAAAATTAGACAACAATCAAGTGAAATTTTATTTAGGTACTGGCACTCAAACCTATATTCCAACAGATAAAGTTAATTTATCTCAAATCGTTGCTTCTTGGCGACAAGGAGAAAATACTAATTATAGTGACTTTGAAATTGTTTTTACCCCACTAGAAGATGGCTTTACAAGTATTCTGATTGAACTCGAACGTTCCGCAGAGGACTATTCTATTCAGCATACAACTGTTTCTGGCGTTGAATACGGACGATACATTGACATTTCAAAAATCTCTAAGGATAATGGTCAAATTAAACTTTATTCTATCAACAATCTCATTGATACTATTAGAACAGGTGTTACCTTGTCCCGCATCGGCGTGAATAGTCACCCAGGTTTACTTATGGCAATTAATGGAGAAGAAATTAGAATTGGTCCAAGTGGATATTATGAATGTGATGTAATTCCAATCACTTCTATTGGAATAGTTGCGGAAAATAATCATTACGAAGATAATTGGACGCTTGATTATACTTATGATAATGAACAGATTTAAAGGAGGAAATCATGGATAGTCTTTATGGCGGGAAACCAGGTGTTTCCTTTGTTTTAAAAGGGCGTTTTAGCTCTGTCGCAGACATGGTTGCTTCTTTTAAACAAGGCTCTGCTTACAAAGATGTTTGGTATAATGAATATTGCTTGATTGATACACCAAACAAAAATGACAAAGATAATGGTAAATTGTATCGCCGTGGTATGGATTCTCAAAATGCTAATGGCGGAGCGATTTATCTCGGCCAAATCGTAGGTGCTTCTTCTGGCACACCTTATACTCAGCTAGATAGTGTTGCTTCAGTCCAAAAGAAAGGACAGGAAGCACTTCCCGCAAATTCAACTCGCAAATTCCCTACTGGAAAAGATAGCGATGGAAACTATGTTGTATCAGAAGGAACTGGTACTCCTGCGGTTTTTGATTTAGAAGATAAAGTCAATCATGGCATTGTCCCTGGTAAATACATTGACAATGGTATCACCAAATACAATGATACTATTAAGTACACTTGGGTTAATATCAGAAAAGATAATACGACTTCTGACAGTTGGTTTTATGTTGGAATGTCTTTTCCATACACAGTTATTGATTATGCGGTCCATCAAGTTTCACAATATGATGAAGCTGGCAACTTAAAACAAGATGCAACTAATATAAAAAGAGTTGATGATTTAACGCATCCTTATTACGAAAAATGGGATTTCGGTATTCCAAAAGGCATTAAGGGTGATACGCTGCGGAAAATGCGTGTAATCGTTCCAACCGCACTTGACACTATTTATGCTCCAGAAGCACTTACTGTAGATAGACAAACTGGTAAAGTGACTTTCGGTAATGCGGGATATACTGGTATGCAAGATGATATTGCCAATTCCCGCAAGATTGTTGTTTTTGACTATTATTCTTATGATGACATAATTAATCCAGAGCCAAAAATGATTTATCTTGGCGATTTCAATATTATTGATGATGTTGAAATTGCGGAAGATGGTACTCTTACTATTGGATATACCCACGATTCTGATTCGGTATTTACTAATAAAGTAAAATGGATTAAACAAGTTACCTTAACTACTGGTAATGGCAACCAGGGTGGTCGTTTTACTGTAAAGTATAATAATCATGATGATGATGCCGTGTTTGATTTGACATGGATTAAAGATATTCAAATTGATAAAACAGATGGCACAATTACTTATACATACGCTGGTACTAATGGCGGCACTTTGCCCGAAAATGGCGTTGTAACAGACCCCAAAAGAGTTAAATGGGTTAAAGACGTTGCTCTAAATACTGAAACTGGTCATTTTGAATTTAATTTCAATGATTCAACAAAATATGAAAAGACGCTAGACTGGGTAAAAGATATTACCATTAATGAGCAAACTGGCGACATTACGGTTAATCACACTACTGGCGAGATTGCTTCTTCCGCTAAATTAAAGATTATTACCTCTGCGGAAACTAGCGTAGATGGTACAGTATCTTTTAGATTCAATACGGGCGAAGTTCTAACGGTAAAGAATCTGGGTAAAGAAACTGCTTATAAACTTAAAACTATCGAGTCAGTACAACTAGCTTCTGACATTACACAAGATAAGCATATTAGAGTTAAGTATAATACAGAAACTCAATCTACACCTATTGGCGATTCTATTAATCATATCCAAGATATGTGTGTTCGCCCAAGTGATTTCCATCTATTAGTGCTATTTAGCGCACCAGACCATAGACCTATTACAAATCAAGGTGTAGTTACATATCCAACAGGAACTAATGCAAGCAATTGGATAAATAATAATATTGTCCGTGGCTTCAATCCAAGTGTTCCCGATTATGGCTCTACTGTCTATTGGCGTGATTATGGTACGGTGAAAGACCAACACGGTATTCTTATTGGCTTTAATGTTACTCAATCAGATGTCACGGCTTCTGGTAAAAGTACCATTTTGGATTATTTGAATTTTAAATATCCAAATGGTTTAACAGGAGAAGCTAATATTCCTGGCGGCGAAAACACTAAGCATAAGATTATTACCTTTAGTCCTAATGGCGGAGAGAAAAGCGCAAAAGAATTTTATGCCTTTGATTATAATAAGGAAAAATGGTTCTTCCTTGGCACTATTGCGGACACAGGTAGTCGAGAGGTAATGCTTCTGAATAAAGACGAAGTAAGTCAAGAAAGCACAAAATTACTTAGTCCTAAAGGTATGCTTTTTAAATATGAGCAAACAGAAGTCGCGGAAAATGCTATGCCAAAATTTTGGTCTTTGAATTACACACTCTGGAACTAGAGGTGTCTGATGAAATTAATTCAGCAAAAAGGACCATTTTCCGCAGGCTGTTCTTTTAAGGTCGGCGGTAGTGCAAATGAATATGTTCACATTGGAATACAGATTCCTAAAAAACCGCCTATTGCAATTATAAAAACAGAATTATCCCCAGATGTAAAAATCACAACTAATACAGGGGTTTCCACTTTTTGCGTACCAGATACAGGAATTTTAGAATTTGATTCAAATGTCGGTACATCTGTAATAGTAAATATTCTTAAAGATTTGCCGCAAGAGACGATTATAGATTTAGTGTGTAAAGCACTAGGAGAATAAAGGAGGATAGCGTTTATGCCAAAAGGTAATCCTAATAGTAGAGCAAAATTGCTTAATTTTGTAGCTAAGGTTTATGACCCAACTACTCAAACCTATAAACCTATCTATGAAGCACCAGACGCTACTTCCACGGTATATGGTGATGTTCTTCTTTCTGATACGATTGATGAAACTTTAGATGCGGCGACAGGTGTTACCGCATCTACCCCAAAAGCATTATCTGTTTTAGACAAGAAGAAATTAGATTTAGACAGCACGAAGAAACAAGTGGTAACTGGTCCTATACACTTTAATGATAGAGTCACTTTTGGACAAGCATTAGAGGGTAATCTTATTGGCAATTTACAAGGTGTAGCCACTAGCGCGAGAAAACTAGAAACAGCTAGAATGATTAGCGTAAAAGCAGGAGAAAATGCCGCTCCTGGAAAAGCTAATTTTAATGGTGAGAGTGATATTACAATTACTTTGCCGCAAATTGATGCTTCTGCGGTGACTGGTATCCTTCCATTGTCCGCAATTCCTAAATCTGCGGTTGAAAATATGATTACAGTTGTTAATAAGGAACAGCGACTAAAACTCACAAAAGATAAAGCTCAAAATGGCGATACTATTTTCCAAGCTGATACAAAGGTCATGTATTTAGTCGTCAATGAAAATAAATTAAATACAGAAGATGGCTATCAAGAGTATCGTGCGGGAACTGCTGCGAAACTTGGTACTACTACTGTAGGTGCAGATGGCAGACCAATTTATTTGAAAGACGGTGAAGCAACTCCTTTCACTCTTACTGTTGGAGCGTCTAATCGTCCTGCTTATATTCAAAATGGTGTAATTACTGCTTGCAATTTTACTATTGATAAAAGTGTTCCTGCTGATGCAAAATTTACAGATAGCTTCGCTCCTGCCATGGAAGGTGCTACCGTTTCGCAAGACGGTAAGGCTGGCATTGTCCCGCAACCAAGAGTCGCAGATAGACTTAAATTCTTACGTGGTGACGGCACTTGGCAGGTTGCGGGAGAAGTTACGGGAGTTAAAGGGTTACAAGAAACCTCTTATAGAACTGGTCAAGTAAATATTACCCCAGACAATATTGGAGCGTTAGCTCTGACTGGTGGTACTATGCTTGGAACGTTTAATTCTACTAACATTGAGCCAACTGTTAATAATGTTTGGAACTTGGGAACTGCCGCAAAACAATATAAGAACGTTTATGCGACCAATTTTACTGGTAATTTAATTGGTAGTGCAACACAAGCTACTTTAGCAGAGAAACTTAATAAAACTATTTCTGTTGTTGGTAATGTTACTGGTTCTGTTTCTCTTAATACAACTCAAACTAATGTAGCTTTAAGCTTGAGTTTACAAAATAATACAGTATCAAATAGTCATTTAGTCGATAAAGCGGTAACTTTTGAAAAACTGGATGATTCCGTTGGTACTGTTTACGTAGGTCCAAATGAGCCTACTCAGAATAGTGTTAAAATTTGGGTTAAGGTATAGGTGGTGGGGATAATGTCAAGATGGGTTAATCTTTTAGATGCGGCATATCCCGTAGGAAGTATCTATCTTTCAATGAATGAAACAAGTACTCCCGCACAGCTCATTGGCGGCACTTGGATTCAAATTAAAGATAGATTTTTATATGCTACAGAAGGACAAACTCTTGTAACTGGCGGTGAAAATGAACATAAACTAACAGTTGAGGAAATGCCTTCCCACACTCACCATATCAGCTATCCTTGGGGTTCTGACTGGGGTGGTGCGTATAACTTTACTGCAAGGTCAACTAATATGTACCCCGATTATGTAAAAGAAACCAATCCAAGCGGCGGTGATAAACCTCACAATAATATGCCACCTTATATTACTTGTCACGCATGGTATAGGACAGCATAATTATGGCAGCATATAAATTAAATGAGTATTTACGTCCCGTTGGTAGTTTTTATTTATGCGTCAATTCAATCAATCCAGCTTCGGTTTTTGGTGGCAACTGGGTAAAAATTAAAGAAAGTTTTTTTTATTGTACCGATGGTGAAACAAAGGTTAAGGGCGGAGAAGCTGAACACACTTTAACAGTTGAAGAATTACCCGCTCACAAACACACTTTGAATTTTGGATGCGGCACAAACTGGGTTGATAGTAGTTATAATTGGTCCACTAGGTCAGCTAACAGTTATACATGGGAAACAGATAATTTATCTACAGCGGGCGGTAGCAAACCGCATAACAATATGCCTGCTTATATAACGGTTAATGTTTGGTATCGAGTATCTTAGGAGGGATTAGTATCCAATGGCGCAAATTGATTTTTTATTGAATAATTTTTCTCTCCCAACTCTATTATTAATACTTTTTACTTTTGTTTTTGCGGCAAAAGCTATTAGCGAAGTAATTGATTACTTTAAAGATAAATTAAAGAAATATTTTAGAGTTGAAGATGAAAAAGAGAAAAACCAAAGAGAGCTTGATTTATTGCAAAAAAGTATTGATGAATTAAAAAATTCTATTGATACTAGGTTTGATGAAATTAATTTCAAACTAGACCGCCAAGAGCAAAATATCAAACAACTTCAGGCTACAGATTCAATTACTTTAGCACGACTTCAAGATGAAGCAAGAAGTCAAATTATTGACAAGCATCATTATTTTTGCTATAAAATAAAAGCAATAGACGATTTAAGTTTACAGTCGCTAGAGAGAGCTTATATGTATTATACTAATGCTGGCGGCAATACTTTTATCGAAGGACTAATGAAAGAATTAAGGCAGCTCCCGAGAGCTATCTTAACCAAGCCAGAAGAGGTGAATTAATCATGAAAGACCGCAATTTGAAATCAACCATAATTCACCTTAAATCTCTTGACCAGCACTTTGATGAACCTATAGTAGCGGGTGCGGGCAACGTGAACGGTCGTTCAATTATTGTCAAGCTAGAGCAAGAAACGCTTAAACAAATGGCAACAGGCATTATGCTTTACCTTAATTGGAAGCATCTGCAAACTAATATTAGAGGGTATAATGTATTCATTCCACTTAATGAAGAAAAAACTGAGTGGGAATTCAAATATCCAAAAGCCATGTTAGTTGAAGGCGACGTCATTTGCTGTATTGACCTTGTAGATGATATTTCAGTTTGTTCTACTTCTAGCTTTAATGTAAAGGTCCTTAGCAACCCCAATGAGGGATTTGATTATACCAAGTATAGTGAATTTAATGATTTTCAAAAGAGCCTTTTGGAGTTAGCCAGATTAAATGGAGAATTGCAAATTCAGTTAGACCAAGCTAAGCTTAATTTTCAAAAGTTAGAAGAAAAATTAAAGAAGATAGAAGAGAAGCTTGCTATTGAACCATAGATTAAAATGATGGGCAAATTAGATAAAATCTAGTTTGCCCTCTTTTATTTTATATAGAGAAAAAAGGAGGTGGATATGTCATTAGGTGCTAGATTACATTATTCCTTTGAGAATTTTGATTATTGGGGAATTTTTACTTACAATATTGAACTTACAGAGAACGCTACAAAATTTACAGTCTCTCAAAAAGTGCTTGTCTCAAAAAATAATAAGCCTTCCCGAGAAGTAGAATTTATGCTTGCCCCTGTTGATTCACAGCAAAAAGTTTTTAACTCAAATTCCGCATTAAATTTTCAAAAGCTCACTTGCTCAATCCCAGCAGGAAACTATGAAGAACCTTATGTGTGCGGTGAAGCGGGTCCAAATACTTTTTATATCCCCAGGGAAAATGTTGATAAAAAAATTACTTTTCGAAACACTCTTGTAGAAGCAGCAACAAGAGATTTTCCCGTAACACAAAATTTTGAAATTACCGTTCCTGCTATTGGGGCAGTATTACCCCCTATTAATCCTGTTACAAATTTAACTAGACAAGATGTTCCAGAAAAAGATGGATTGAGATTTACTTTTCAAGATTCTAATTCTTTTGGTCCTATTCCTACTTATTTTGTAGAAATTACCACTAATGCGGCCAATTCCTCTTTTACCTCTCTTCCAGATTATCTTACAAATGATATTAAGATTCCAATTGAAACGATTGTTGGAGTAATATCAGGGGATGCCTATAATCTACCTGGTAGAATCAGAGTTGCGGTTAAAGGAAAATACGGTGAAGCTGGTCCATGGACTTATAGCGAACCTTTTATTATGCCTTCTAAAGATTTGACCGCAAAAGAAGAAAAAACTTCTTTATCCGTCATAAATGCGGACAATCCTTATGCTTATATAGAATTTGATAAAGTCCCTAATCATTTTTTCCAAATGCAGTATGGAATTAGTCCAACTTCTTCTGATGATTATTATGGGGTAAGTCATTCAAAACAAGCTTATTTTGAAAACAATAATGACGAATCCTTTATTTATTCTAACATCAAAAATGAATCTGAATTAGTTGATAAACTTAAAAGATTTGATAATAATACTAAAATTATCATGAGGTATAGGACTCTCAATAAAGATAAAAAATTAGCGAGAAAATGGCATTATCAACCAGTTAAAGCTGACAATGTTAGGCTTTTCCCGCAATTTTTTGTTAGACTTGAGGATAATCAATCTATGAAAGCAATTTACCTTCGAGAGGAATAAAAAAAATGAGGATTTTGGATTTAAAGGGAAAAGAATTAAAAGAATCAGAAGTTGACCTAGAAAAAGGAAAACTTCAAGAAGATAAAATTTTATTGAAGCATCATGAAGCTGTTGCTTCTAAACCTCAAAAATTCCATTATGAGGTTGTGGTATTCCATTTTGAAGATGACACGGAATTCCGACCAGAATACAAAGATGGAAAATCTGATTATGTAAAAGTAATTGATGACCAAAATGGCGTTTTTGAATTTATTGATAAAGATAAGACGGGAAAAGAAGTAAAGGGAATTGAGCTTCGTTTCGTCTTAGACGAAGAAGGCGTTCAAGGGCATGATGAATATGATGAATATGAAAAGATTATGCGCTATATTCCTTTTACAAAACAAGAATTAGAGCAATTTGCCGCAGAAAAGCAAAAAGCTCTTGATAGACAAGATTTTGCAGAAAATGGCTATCTAAAACTTAGAGATTTAGAAAATAAACTCGACAATCTACAAAAAGAGTTTAATGAATCTCAAATTTTCTATATGAATAAAATTTCTGAACTAAATGAAACTATTGCGAAATATCTTCCTAAAGATAAAGCCTAAAGAAAAGGAGAAAATATGTTTGACTTATCTATTGTTTCTACTTACCTAGCACCTAGCATTGTCATTATTTGCCTTTGTGTTGGTTACATTATTAAGAATCTAATTCCCGCAGAAACCGTTAATCGTTTCATCCCTCTTATCGTTGCGGTTCTTGGTGTGGTTTGCGCCATTATCGCAGCTATGACCGCAGGACAAGCAGTAACTCTTGAAACTGTTGTCACTGGTCTTATGAGCGGTCTTACTTCTACTGGTATGTACGAAGCATTTAAAAACATTATCGGTTCTGCTGCTAAAGAATAAAGGAGGTTTTATGGATTGGTCTGGTAATATTACAGCCGATGAATATATTCCTACTTCTGCCTATTCAAGCGGTCGTGATGGACATAGTGTCCGTTACATTGTAGTTCATCACGAAGCTGCTATTGGATTAACTGGTGCTGCTATTACCCGTATGTGGGATAATATGCAAGCTCAATCTGCGCATTATTCAGTTGATGCCAATGGTACAGTTACCCAGCACGTATTAGAATCTAATACTGCATGGGCGTGTGGACGATGGACCGCAAATTGCGAATCTATCTCTATTGAACACGCTAATAATAACTCTAACCCTTGGACTATTGCGGAAGCAACTCTAGAGAGCGGCGCGCATCTTGTTGCTGCTCTCTTGATTAAATATAATCTTGGTTATCCAAACTGGGGCGGCAATGTTCGTCCGCACAAACAGATTGTTGCAACTGCTTGCCCAGGTGAAATTGCTGGCTCTCAAAATGCTCACTATATGGAGAGAGTTTGCTATTGGTACGAGGTCATGACTGGCTCACGCTCAACTTCTCAAGTTGGTTGGCATACAGATGGCAAAGGCTCTTGGTGGTATCAAACAGGAGAATCCGCAAGTGAATATGCTGTTGGCTGGTATCGTGTAGGTACAAAGTGGTATTACTTTAATGAATCTGGTTGGATGCTTACTGGTTGGGTTCATGCTGCGTGGGAAGGTTCTGAAAAATACTGGTGGTATTTTGATGAAACTGGCGCATTAGTTTATGACAAGTGGATTTCCTATAACAGTGGTTGGTATCTATTAAAATCAGATGGTCGTATGGCTACTGGCTGGGTAGATTACAATGGTAAAAGCTATTTCCTTGATGAAACTGGTCGCATGGTCATAGGCTGGTATCACGACAATGGAGACGGTAGAGACGCTTGGTATTACTTCAATAGTGATGGAACACGTTTACAAAATGGCTTGTATGAAGTCGGAGCAGATAAAATTTGTGCTTTCGATGAAGAAGGCAAACTTTTAACTGGTAACATCACCGTTGCCACAGATGATAACGGGTATATTACTCAAATTAAATAAAAAGAACCCCTCTATTTTTTAGAGGGGCATTTTTTTATAACATCTTGACTTTGAAAGCTAAAAGTGGTATAATATTTTTAAGAAAAAGATTTCAAAGAAAAGAGAATATAATGAATGTAATTACAACCACAGAAGAAAATGGAACAACTGTAGTTGAAATTTCAAATAAAGATGAAATTAAAAACTCGGCTTATTGGTCTAGTGAAAAAGGTTTTAATATTGCTTTCGATTCCAATGGCAACAAGGTTTGTAATTTTAATTTAGTGGGGAATCATTCTATCGCTATGATTAATAAGCTTGCGGGAATTGAGGTAAGAAGAGACAATGACCCGGCTTTTTGGTGGGATATTCCGTTAGGGACTAAAACGATGTTTGTTTTTTCGTATGACGGAAACGATTATTACAAGTTTATTAAATGAGGTTAAGATGACATACACAACAGAAGAAATTCAAGAACTTTATAACGGCTTTTCCGCAGAAGAAAAAGAACAGCTAGAGCTTGCGGTCCAGACTAGGAATGAGCGCAAAGGAATTGCGGAAAATAAAGACCCCTTAACCGAATTAATTGATTATTCAGAAGATTATGGGATTGAATTGACCGCAAATCCTTTTGATGTATTTTTAGGTATTATTACAGGATAAAAAAATAAGGCTTCTCTCTTACGAGGGAAGCCTTTTTCTTGTTAAAAAGCAGATTTAGTTTTATTTTGTTCGATGGTTGCGGCTAAAGCTAAACAATAAGCGTCCGCACTATCAGATGACATTTTTGTGTTGGCATGATTTTCCGCGAAAGCTAATGCAATATCTTTTTGCTCTTGGCGTTTTCTACCAAAAGAAATTCCAAAATTTTCTTTAATAATTTTACGCCAATGAGATGGAGCTAAAATCATATAAGGAATTTTGTTTTTTCCGCAATAGTCCAAAATCATAGCTTGACAATAGGCTAATTTTTTAAAGGTGTCTACGTTGCCAAGTTGTAATTGAATATCCTCAAAAGCAATCCAATCGCAATTAAATTTTTTATATTTATTTTTTATTTGCTCTTGGAAATCAATTAATCTTTTTTCAATGTCCTTGTGGCCGTCTACGGTCCATTCTCCGCTCTCAATTAATTTATTATCGTCTAATAAGACATATCCGGTCGTTTTCATCGCCTGGTCAAGTCCTAGTAATCTCAAAAGTAACTCTTTTCTCTAATAAAAACCCCTCTAAAAAGAGGGGTCTTTTTTTTATTTAATTTTTATCTTCCAGTAGTGCCGAACCCGCCACGATTATTATCTCCTAGATGGACAACTTCAACGAACTCTAGAGCTGGTTGGTGCTTTTGGATTCTAAATTGACAAAGGCGTGTTCCTTTTAAGATTGTAATATCCCTAGTGGCATAAACAGGCATTTTCCATTGGTCGTCGTCTCCGCAATATGTTTCATCAATTACACCAATACTATTAGTTTGAAGTAGTCCATATCGTTTAAAGGTAGATGAACGAGGAACGATAATTGCTTCGTAACCTTCTGGCAGCTTTGCCGCAATCCCAAGTGGAATATAAGTAAAATCAAATTTCTTTAGAGTAATATCCTCATAAGTATAAAGGTCAATAAAATCACCCTTATTTGTTTTAACCAGCTTTGGCGCACCTGGGAAATATTTAATCTGAATTTTTTCCAATTTATGCCCAATCGTCAGTATCTTCTTCTACTTCATTTTCAGTTTCAAACTTTTTAGCTTTTGAAAAAGCGACTTCTGACCAAGCCTTATCTGGCTCTTTGAGGTCATTGAATTGGAAAGTTGCCTTTACCTGGAAGTAGCTGCCAATAATCTCTTTACTTTCCTTAATAAACTTTTCAGTCCAAGAGAAGTTGGTTAGGAAATAGCCTTCTGCTTCTGCTTGTTCAAGTAACTTTTGATGGAACTTTTTAACATCTTCGATAGTTTCAATACGATACTCTGCTGTGTTTTTAATTAGAAAATGAACCATAGTTTAGACTGCTTCCTCTTCGACTGTAACCTGCGGGAATTCGTATGCAAGTTTTTTGGATACTTGCGGAATATAGGCTTGCGGACCAATGACAATCATTTTACCAATTTCTCGCCCATCAATAAAATCATTTAGAGTTTCTACCAGAGTTGGAAAAAAAGCAAGGCAAAAATCTTCTGCTTCTAAAACATCTTCATTGCTAGTCATCCAAATTTTAAATTGCGATTCTGGAAAAGCAAAAATAATAATATTACTCAACTTCTACCACCATCTTTTCACTTTCAAAGAGATAGAATACATTAGGTTTTCCATCGTCTTTTGTACGTACCCAGCACTTGTAGGCATTTCCCGCATGGTCGTAAACAATATCGAGAATTCTTCCTCTGCTTTGCAAAACCTCTTTTACTTCTTCTACCCCTTGGGCATAGTGCATATTATTAAAATGGAAAATTGTTACATCGGGAATTTTCTTATCACGACACATGAGACAATAATATTTTGAAAAAAGATGGGTGCTGAACCATGCCCCAATAGAAGAAAATCCTTCTACGATTCTTGTTTCATCAATTTTGGCTTTGTCATAAAGTTGCTGGTCAATTTCAAATTGAGATAATTCCATTTTTCACCTACCTTTCTATTCAAAAATATTATATCATACTTTTTATTTTTTGTAAAGAAAAAAGGGGAACTATTTTTAAAAAATAGCTCCCCAACAAAATTAAAACGATGCGTACACAATCGCTTTTTTCTGTATGCTTTGCCGCATATCATAAATTTTTTGATTCTTGCTGCCACGATATTTTAATGATAAATCTTTTTGCTCTTGGATAAATCTGCCATCAATTAAATAGTCAATATTATTTAGTAATTCAACTAATTCTTTAATTGATTGCCCATCCCATTTTTGATTTTCAAAGATTTTATCTTCACAATCTTCAAATCTGCATAAAAGAAGAAGGTCCTTTAAAGTAGTACCAGTCCATACCCAAATTTTAATATCTGGTCTTTCTTCTTTTATCTGCAAAACAATTTTTAATAAAGTGGCAATATTTTCTGGTAGTAAAGGTTCACCGCCCAAAATAGAAAAGCGAGAAATGTAAGGTTTATTAATATAGATAAACATATTCTCTATATCTTGGTCAGTTAGTTCTTTACCTCCATTCCTATCCCATTGGTCTTGGTTATGGCATCCCGCACAATGATACGGACAACCTTGTGTCCATAGGGAAACACCAATTCCCTCTCCATTGGAAATATCGCTTTTTCTAATTTGAGCGTATTTCATCTTATTTATTCCTCTATATCATGGTCATCTAAATGCACATAACGATTAGCAATATCACTTAATCTTCCCTCATTTGGTACTGTAGTAGAAATATACCCGCAAACTCTTCGCGCTATGTTCATTTTATCTGTATCTAGATTTCCGCAATTAGGGCATTGGTAATAATGCTTATCATTTTCCGCATCATATTTTAATTCAATTTCTCCATCATATCCACACTCTTGGCAATAATCACTCTTGCAATTAATTTCCGCGTACATGGTGTTTTGATAGATATGTTGCATTACTTTCTCAAGTGCAGGAATATTATCGTGCATATCTGCGCTCTCTACGTAGACAATGCACCCGCCTGGGGATAATGCCTGGAATTCACCCTCTAAACTAATCTTATCAAAAGCATTAATTTTTTCAAAGACGGGAACGTGGCAACTATTTGTAATAAAGCTACGGTCTGTGATACCCTCGATTTTACCGAAACGTTTTTGTAAACATTTGGCAAACTTAAAAGTTGTTGACTCGATTGGACTCCCGTAGAGTGAATAATCAATGTTTTCTGCTTGTTTCCACTTATCGCATTGGTCATTAAGATATTGCATGACTTTCAATGCAAATTCCTTACCATTTGGGTGAGTATGGCTTTCACCTGTAATAGCTTTTACACATTCATAAAGACCAGCATATCCAAGACTTGACGTCGCATATCCATTGTGGACCAACCTGTCAAGTGTTTCGTCTTTATCTAGTCTTGCTAATGCTCCGTGCATCCAAAGGATAGGAGCAACTTCTGCTTTTGTTGCGGACAAGCGTTCCGCACGAATTTTTTGTACAGTATGGCAAAGTTCTGTACGTTCATCCATTAATTTCCAGAAATGTTTTTCAATTTCCTTTTGGTCTTTGCTATCAGATTCTTTAATTGCGGACAATGCTGCATCAACTAAATTGATAGTACAGACACCAACGTTGACATTTTTGTCTCATATTACTATGAGGATTAGACTATTTCTTCTATGCTTTAACATAGCCGTGCGCTTCGGTCAGCGATAAATTTCTGACCTACTCGCTTACATTCATCAGCGATAGTCGTTACATCTTTCGTATTTTTTACTAACCTATATTCAATAACATCAAAACGTTTTTTAAACCAGTTTCTTGTCATGCATCTACTTACTCCACCGTTAATTTGAGTGTGTCCCGCATAAGTAATAATTTCTTTGGCTGAGAAAAAAGTTACAACTTCTAGTTTTTCTTTGTCGTAAACTGTTAAAATTTTTGACGGACCAATATTATGATTATTTTTAACTCTGTCATTAGCATTTTCTCTTTGCGTTCCATAATATAAATTATTGGCAGAATTATTTTTTTTATCATCATTGATATGATTAACTTGTAGTCCTTCTGGACATGGACCTAACCATGTTTCCGCAACCATTCTATGAATAGGTACGTGTTTTTGTCCTTGACCAGGTGCGAAAATAATATCAATATACAAGTATCCATTTGGTCGCATTAACGGCTTTAGAATTTTTTGAGAAGCGACAGAGAAAACCTCTCCATCAAATGATACAAAATATTTTGTATTTTTAAAACGTTTAAAGACTTTTTGTTTTAAATAGATTGTTTTATTCATATATGTACTCCAATTTAGGTAGTTATATATGTACGACTTGACACGGCGTTGTCCTGTAAGGATTTCGCCGTTAGCAGCTTTATAGCCACACCGTTTTATCATACGTTCACACGGTTTATATGGTCGGCTCAACGATTTTGGTTAACCGACCCCAGTATTTAGGTTTGCCATCATAATCTAATGCTTTGGCAATATTATCCCAGCCATTTCCAGAACGGTCTGGGGTTAAGAACGACCTACACGTTTTTACCTTATGTTACCATAAGAACTGACTATATCTTCTACTCTATAAGAGTAGTCTCCCGCTTCGGAATAGTGCCTATCTCTATTCCTACTCACTTACATTCATCAGTGATAGTCGATACAGGTTTCTAATAAAATTAGACTTCCCACGGTCTACTCTGCTTCCACAGACTTAACCGTTAGCAGATATTTCTAATATCCACACCCTCGGGCGAGGTTCAAGAGATTTTACATGAGCTGTAGCTTTTGCTTACCCATGCAGCCGTAGACAGAACCATTTCCTTTGGTTTGTCCTTTTGCTAATTTTAGGTCCTTCATAACTTTTTCTGAAATGTAATCAGGGACCATTCTTTTTGCGGTGCATTTTGCCGCAAGTTCGGTCAAATACCAGTATTTAGTTCCTTCTTTGCAATTATCTTCCTCTATCGTGAACAATAATTTAGGGAACGCAACTGTAACATATACGCCTATGGAATTTTTCATTCCCAAAATACGTTGCTTTAGCACTTCTTCAATCAGCATAGCCAATTCTTTTTTATACTCTTCTGTTTCTCCCATATACATAAAGATAGAAACAAAAGGTGCTTGACCATTAGTAGTAGTCAAAGAATTAAGCTGATAATTTAAAGTCTGGACCGCATCAGCGACTTCTTTCTTCAAGTCCTCTTCCGCAAATACTAAAGCTTCTTCCTCGGAAAATCCCCAATCGAGATACTTGTTATAGAATCTTATCTGGCTAGCTCTGACAAATGGTGCTAAATGCGTGAGTGTAATTGTACAACCGCCGAATTCGCTGGAAGCTGCGGCGCTAATCACCTGCGTTGCAATAGTCATTGCGGTAGATAGGCGATGTGGCTTGTCAATTTGTACACCATTAACCACTGTGCCATTTTGTAACATATCATTTAAATTGAGTAATGAGCAATTATGGAGCGTTTTCTGGGCGGCGTAATCCATATCGTGAATATGAATAATTCCCGCATCATGAGCCTTAATTGTCTCTTTTGGGAAAATATAGTTGCGAGCAAGGTCCTTACTTACAATACCAGCCATATAATCTCGTTGAACTGTGACCCACTTACTATTTTTATTACTATTCTCTGTCGCCCAATAGCTATTTGTACCGCCAACCATTGTCATTAATTCATCATCAGTCTTTTTCTTGCGGGCAAGCTGACGTTCGTACCTATATCGAATGTAGGCTTTTGCAACAGGTAAATCTTCGCTTTTGATAAGCCAATCTTCTACAGTGTCTTGAATTTCTTCTACTGTTACATCTTTGTCCGCATATTTAGCTTTTAAATTATCGGTTACATAATGAGCAATAGAATTTCCCAAGTGGCCATCAGAGTTACCGTGTACTTCTGAGTAAGCCTTATTTACCGCATTAGAAATTTTTTGTTCATCAAAAGCAACAATTTTTCCATCACGTTTAATAACTTGCATTTATCTCCTTTCTATTTTTGATTACTAATATAAAATAAAATTCGTTCTTTTTATTTTATAGAAAAATGTCACCAGAATCTTTAGTTAGGCACAATTTACAGTATCTTGATACCGTAAGGAATACCATATCTAGTGGTATTTTCGTATCTAAAACGAGAGGAGGGATTTTAAACGCAGGTTTCAATCTTGCGGACAAGTCCTTAAAATCATAATGGTCCACAACCATTCTCCGCAGCATTTCTTTTGTTAGCTTCTTTTCTCTTTTAATTGACCTAAATAATCGAGTAAAGCAATTAGCCTTTAGATAAATTGGTACAATAACAAATTCATCTTTCATCTTCGCCAGGGATTCCATTCCCGCAGGATTGAAAACCCCAATATTTAGATGATTTTCGAGCGCGGAAAACTTGCCCGTGCCATAATACCATCTATTAAAACAAGTTGACTCAATAAAAGAACCATTCTTTTGAAGAACTTTAAAAATATCATCAGAAACAAAACAGTAGTCCAGTCCTTCTTTTTCTCCTGCTCTTGGAGGTCTAGTGGTAAAACTGACCATATGATGTACTTTAATTCCCAATTCTTTAAAATAATAGTACAAATCATTTGCCAAAGTAGTTTTACCGCTAGAGGATTTCCCGCAAATTGCAATAATAACTTTCTTATTCAGTTTCGTCACCCCATCTTGCGTTAGTAAAATTAATTCTTCCATCGTCAAAAACTTCTGTAATCTTAAAGAGTTGATGCGTCTTTAATCTCTTGTATGCTTTTGGAACAAAATTATCTTCTCGTCTAAAACCAGTTATTAAAAGAAGAGTGCCTTTTTTGAAGAAGCTTTCTTCTCGGACTTTCTTTGTCCCGTCCCGCATTTGTTCGCTTATGCGCTTATTGTATCTAGCATAATAATCTTTAGAGAAACGAATAACTACTACTTGTTCATCTGGTGTTAGTAAATAAATAGTAGAATGTAAATCGTCTTTCGCAATAACTGTTCCCATAATTTTTGTAATCTTAAAAATAGGAATTGTTCTTCCTTGCCATTGGCAGGTAAAATCAATAGTAGGGACTTTCGGCAGCGCAGAAAAATCAGAAATCTCATACATTTCTTTATCTACATTTGCTAGTTCATGCGGATGTTCATACGTTCCAATGCTTTCCATTTCTCCTGCGGCATATCCTCTGCCCGCATATTTATTCCATTCTTGTTTGAATAAGAAGTCATTTAATTGCTGTAATAGAGTTTCTTTGTTCTCTTGGAGATACTCTTTTACAGTGAGAATTTCCGCGTCATATTGCTCTTTCATAGTTTTCTGATTGATGCAAATTTTATTATTGACATTCTCTGTCAAATCAATATTGAAATATTTCTCATAGAATTTGTAGTAAGGAGAATTAAGTGGTAATTCAAAATATGTTTTATACTTACAATTCTTTTTTAATTCTTTATAGAAATTAAAGGTTTGTTTCTCATGCTTGAAGTCATTAAGTAATCCAGTTTCAAATAAAGCATTAAGATTTTGTAAAGTGATTTTTTGTTTTTGACCGCTAATAGACTTAATGTAATCTATCATAACTTTTTCTCTATCATTAAAGCAGTCAAAAGCTCCACTTTTAATAAGAATTACCATAGCTGTCTTATTTACATTGACTTTCTCTTGAAAATCTTGGACCGATGAATATGGTCTATTAGAAATAATTTCTTTGCAGGTATCAATGCCTACGCTTTGCAATCCCGCAAGACCAAAATAAATAATATTATTTTCTGCATCTGGCGTAAAAGAATAATCAGATTTATTAATATTAATCAAAGCAACTTTAGTATCTGTCAATGTTTTAATCTTATTAACAGCAATCGCAATTTTGCCATAATTAGATGTTTTTTCATCTAGTCCTTCGATAGCACCAGATTCAACAATGAGGTTTGCGCAGTTCCAAAAAATTGTAGGGTAGAAATAAGCAAGGTTCATTTCCTGTAAGCCAATTAGCGAGTAGAGCGCAGTATGCGATGAGTTAAATGAGTACCCTCTAGAGACACATACTTGTTTCCACACATAATTACAAAAATTCCTGCTTAAATGATGTTCTTCCATTCTACTAAAGAACTCTTCCTCGCATTTAATAAACCCTTCTGGGTTTTTCTTAGCAATAGATTTTCTTAATGAGTCTGCATAGTTTAGGTCAAAACCGCCACACTCTGGTATCTGGACCAACATCATAATTTTTTCTTGTGATTCACAAATACCATAAGAAATACCAAGAATAGGCTCTAGCAATTTTTGTTCATGCTCTGTCAATCCCGCATTTTGCATTTCTTTATACCAAAGACTAATATCATTCTTAAATCTAGCATATTTATCAATAGGTTGTTCGCCATTTTTTTCTTGCGCCATAAGACGAATGACTGAATTCAAAACAGACAAATCTTCTACTGAATGAGGTTTTGTTTTATCAATTCCCTGGATTCCGCTTGCTTGCTCCATTTGAAACATAGATTGAATTTTATGTTCTTGAAGCATTTTCCACATTCCAGGATTATCCCTGTTGATATTATAGATTCCAAGAGCCTTCTCATAAGTTTCTTGTAAGGTGGGATATTCTTTAATATATCCATATTTTGCAAGTAATTCTAGACAAACTTGAATCTTGTCCAATGCTTCAATACTAAGCAAGTCATATTTAATTAGGCTAACTTTTTCCGCATCATGCAAATCGAATTGAGTAACTACCGTGCCGTCTGGCGTTCTCATTAAAGCAGTAGATTCTGTAAATGGTTCATCTACGAAAATCAATCCGCCTGCGTGACTTCCAACTCTACAAATCAAGCCTTCGATTCTACTTGCGACTTTCCATAATTCTGGATATTGATTCATTTCTGTCACAAATGGTGTAACTGGCTGCATATCATTTTCTTTGTCGCCATAGTAACATTGCTTTAACGTGCGGATAATGCCACGGTCACTAGGAATTAAAGAAGCGATGTATTGAGCAATATCATTGTTGATTCCTAGACCTCTTGCAGCAGTTAGAATAGCAGACTTAGCTTTTTCAGTTCCAAGAGTAAGAACATTACTAACCCTGTCTTGACCATAGACTTTGCGGAACTGATTGAGGACTTGTTCTCTTTTAAGCCCTGAAATATCTATATCGACCTTTTATACCCTCGGTTTCCCGATATTTATTAGGGGAATAGACTATACCATTAACCGTTCTGGTTACTCCTTGGTAGTCGTTGCGGGCTTCTCTTGTGCTTTTGCATTTAGAGCTATCCCACAGGATTATCCAATCTTTTACCTTTTTACCATACTGTAATGATTAGTTACACTATATACAAATTTCTTCGCATATTTGGTAGTAAAAGCTCTAAGGACTTTCCCTGTTATTCAGAGTTTTTCCTTACATCTTCCAATGTAAGGGGACTGTTAAAACTTCTTTTAGCTATTTCAAATTTTCTTTTTAAATAAACGGGTGCATTTTTATACAATCTTTTTTCCAGATATTCGCTTTCCTTCACATTATATGCTAAGCTATATATGGTTTTATCTGGAATAATGTGATAAGGTATTCCAAAATAAAGCGCAATATCTTCTAAGAACTCTTTGTTACCGCAAATTCTAAAATTCGGATATGCCGACCTTAAACTTCCGTCTCCATCTATATATCCTCTTATAAAGTCATCTAGAAATTGAATTTTTGGCAATGCGCATATTTTTTTTGTTTTGTGTTCAACTACGCCCCATTTTTCTAAGTCTGA